TATTATAATTTCTTTCTATACACTTGCCAATAAGATATAGCGTGGCTCTAAAAGCCTCAATTGAATAGTCATTATTGATAACATAATCATACAACTCTTCTGGAATATGCACACGTTCCTTATCACGAGCTATACGTTGTTTGTCAATACCATCTTTATGCTGACGGTTTATTTTGATTGTCACCAGATGAAAGCTGAATGGTGTTTGCTCTTTTGCTTGCAAATCAATCAAGCCTTTTTCATCAATTACATATACATTTACTTTATCGCTTATAAACTGCTCCCACTCAGTCCAATATTGATAGCCACCAAACATTGTGTAAGCGCACATTTTTGACTTATCTGGAACTTCTTTGTCGGTTACAAACCAATGTTCTCTACCATTCACCTCGTCTTCACGTTTCTTGCGAGTTGTGTAAGAAACAATGCTGTTCCAATTAAGAACTTCCTGGAGGTGCAAGGAAGCAAACGTCTTTCCGCTTCCAGAATCCCCGACCAAACAAACTATTGTTGGCTTCATAATACTTCCAATAAACTTCGTTTCATAAACTGTAAGTTGTTCTTTCCAGCATAATCACTATATTTGACTGTTGCTGAGAAAATTATCAATTTGTTTTTTGAATCTATAAGTTGTGGACGCATGGATTTATATTCTTCTGGCCACACAATACATTCACACAAGTCATTATTTTGCTGAAGAAGGAGTTTACAGAAGGTTTCTTCGCCACCAGTTTTTTTGCTTTTGAATTTCTTTTCTTCAACTTCAACGACTGTAGCACATACACCAACTTTTTTGCCATCCATTTCGTTTGGCGTGATACTTTGCAAGTTTGCATACGACACCCTGCCTTTCAGTTGTGGCTTAATAGCAGAATTATCATAAATGCGTTTATAGTCCACAGAACCAATTCCAGACACCTTTACTTGTTGCTGGCTCCAAAAATAATGCTTACCTCGCATATCCACTGGTATGTCTTTCTCTTTTATCTCAAAACCAAGCTGTTCTGCTGCCTTTTCTATGATGGCGTAACGTTCTATTACGGAACCAGCATGTTCCACCTTATCAAAACAACCAGCAAGAATAAGATTCAACACACAACGAGCGTTCACTGGGCATCGTGTAGCCTCTTCTTCATTGTCTGGATCATCCCAATACTCATACTTCTTCAGCTTGTACTTGAATATACGGTCGATGAAGTTGGTGATACTTGTGAACTCGCCATTCTTTTTGCGCTCATCAATAATCCATTGTACAGCTTTTGCACCAAGTTGTTTGATTCTGGAGATTGACCAGAATATTTCGTTGGTGTTATAGTCTGTATGGAATATATCCTCACTAACATTGATGTCTGGCGGTACAACTTTTGCGTTACTGATAGCCTCCATTTCTCCCATAAGAGCAACAAGTTCGTTATCATCTGCCCACTGGAGAGCAACGGTATAGAAAGCTGTCGGATAATGCACTTTCAACCACGCTCCAGCATAGGCGGTTACTGCATAGGCTGTAGCATGGCTTTTATTGAAGCAGTAAGTACCAGCAGCCTCAATCTGCGCCCAAATCTTATCCGCATCCTCTTGTGGACATCCATTCTTCTTAGCTCCAACCATAAATTTGTCTTTCATTGCTCGAATCTTATCCGTCTTTTTCTTGGAAACGAATTTCACGAGCTTCACGCCTTCACCAAGACTGAACCCACCAACCTCACGAGCCATCATTACAATTTGCTCCTGGAACACCACCAGACCAAAGGTGTCTTTCAGTGAATTGTATGTTCCCCAAAGATATACGGGAGCCACAAGTCCTTTCTTACAGTTCACATAATCATCCAAGTTACCCATTGTAGCAGGACGATAGAGCGCATTTGCAGCAATCAAGTCACCAATATTAGTTGGCTTCATTTCTGTCAAAAACTTGGTAATGCCATGCGATGAAAACTGGAATACATTTTGCGTACAGCCATTTGCTAATACTTCATATACCTTCTCGTCATCCAAAGAACCTGTTGCCAGCTTCTCCAAAGTAATGTCTTGATGGTATACAGTATTTACCAAGTCAAGAGTTTGGTGAATTTTAGAAAGCTCCTTGGTTGCAAGACAGTCATTCTTCAGCAAACCAAGTTCATCGAGTTCGTAGCCATCATTCTCGCTAACCAAAATGCCATCAACCTTCTTGATTGGCACATAGTCGAAACATTCCATTGTTTCACCATCTTTTGTATCTGGAGTTATCAGCAATGCAGAAGCGTGAACTGAGCTGGAACGAGGCTGGAACATCAGCGTGCGTACATCCTCAAATAGTTGTGGATGGTCTCCCATAAATTTTGCAACCTTTTTGTTGGTTGCCGCTAACTTAAATAGACCTGTGTAATCACACTTATCATCATCAATGATAGCGGTAATGTAGTTCACGATAGATGTCGGAATACGCATTGTACGAGCCACATCTTTCAAACAGGCTTTAGATTTCAATGTCGTATAAGTTCCAGCTGAAAAAACACGTTGTAATCCGTTTTTATTATACCGCCTCTCAGTATATGCTTTTACTTCTGGACGTTTGTCGCTTTGAAAATCGTTATCCACATCTGGAAGAGAGCCGCCTTCACCTTGCAAATATCCATCATCAACAAAAGTATCTATTGTCTTGACTGGAGTTTCCGATGTTTTTAACGTTGCACTTACAACTTTCATACTCGTCTCATAATCTTACATGTTTCGTTGTCAAAGATGTTATTGTTCAATTTATACGCTTCCGTAAACTTCACCAGTTCCATGTCTGTCAATATGTGTCGTTTGTCAATGAATGTGTCTGACACAATGCCTTCCAATGTTCTACAACGACTCAAAGCAACATATAGCTGCCCAGGAACGAAGCAACCCTTTGTATGGATAACAACATTGTCAAAAGTCAAACCTTGACTCTTATGAATAGTGATTGCCCATGCCAACGCTATTGGGAACTGCGTACAAGAGCCTTTATCAATGGCCTCAATCTTATCGTTCATCATGCGATATTCTTTAGCAGACCAAGTATTTGGCATTACGCCTACAGTACAGCCATTATCAAGTTTTACTGTAACAACTTTATCGTTGAGATTTACAACCTCACCCAACGAACCATTGCAGTATACATGTGCTGGGTCATTTACGAGCATCATAACCCTTGCTCCAACACGAAGTTTTAGCTCTTGTTCACATGGTGCTGAATTGGGTTGGAAATCTCCAGTAACTATTGCTTTATAAACATGCGTAGGCTCTCCAAGCAATTCTGTATTAATTTTCTGTACGTCCTTGCGATAAGCGCATATATGTATGCTGGAGTTGGAGAAATCCTTGCTTTCATTCTTGTTTCTTAATGCAGCCAGATCATCTATATCTTCTTGCATTATACGATATTCTCGTATATTGTTGAGTATTTCGATGAAACGCTTGTCGTTCTGACGGAAGATGTGCGTCAACTCGATAACTTTGAAACCAGCATTGCGCCATACATGAGCATGGAAGAAATATATGCCACGATAGAACTGTGACAATATATGCTGTTCATCAGCTTTCACCACTGGCGGCAACTGGAATAAGTCACCAAACATAATGATTTGTACGCCTCCGAAAGGCTCACTGCTGCCACGATACATCTGTAACTTTCTATCAACGTAGTCAATTACGTCTGGACGTACCATACTTACCTCATCAATGATGATAGCATCAATAGAACGAAGCAGCATCGCCTTCTCTGGCTTATAGCTACTATGCACATTCTCTGATTCCGTAAGCACTCCAAAAGGAATATTAAGCAAACTATGAAGCGTTACGCCTCCAGCATTTACAGCTGCAATTCCTGTAGATGCTGTTACGATAAACTTCTTTTTGATGTTGTTCACAATATACCGCAAGAATGTAGTCTTTCCTGTACCAGCTTTTCCTGTGATATAAAGCGATTGGTTGGTATTCTGTATGATGTCTACAGCTTCAACCATTTCATTTGTCAATTGCATCATAACTAAATTTCGTTTATTGTGAATATTAAATCCTTATTATCGAACAAAATGTCATCATTCGCTTCCAGCTCATCTGCGTATATTATACGAGGTTCTTCTTCGCCTTCACGCTTGATAATCAGTTGGGCATCCTTGTCTATCTTTATTACCTTGCCACAGTCCAATTCTACTTCAATATATTCTTTAGATTCCAAATCCTCACCGATAATGGTTGTTTTGGCTGGATATAGCCCTGCTCGTTCTGGCAGCAAAAAGCGTTCAAAGATAAGGTCGTATCGCATTGGGTCAATTAATGTTATGCCAAGCAGATATAGCAATAAGCATCCAGCAGCAGAACCACGCCCACAACCGACAAGGATGTTGTTTCGTCTTGCCCAATTGCAGGTGTCATACTGTACAAGCAAGTAGTCCACATTGTTAGTTGATTCAATAATGTATCGCTCATATTCCATCTGCTTGCGGTACTTATCGTGCTGCTCTGGCGGTACGAGACGTTGCAATCCTTCCTCTAAGAGTTGAATGAACATGTTGTGTGATGTTCCATATTTTGCTTGTTCTTCTGGAGTCATGTCGTATTTAGGCATGAAGTTTCTATTATTTTCAAACCTTGCATTGGCGTGTTCTAATATATCCATAGAATTGTCGCAACATTCTTGAAATAGACTGTCAATATCCCATTTATCAGCATCAAATGTGTCTGCAAAGAGTTGGTATTGTTCATCAACATCTTTGAAGTATTGCTGATTACTTTGCTCATGCGCTGCACCTTCAGCAACCTTATTGAGGATGATTTTGTTCTTGGCATCATCTTCATCCAGATAATAGGCATCTGTAAGAAGTACTGGGTATACATCCATCTTGCCATATATATTGTCGAAATAATGCTTGGCTGCTTCTAACACTTTGATGTCAATACGTTCTGCCTTATATTCCGACAAATCTACTTGCCAAAAAACACAATCAAAAGCTCCTTGTAAATCCTTTACAATGTCTTGGTTTTCAGTAATCCAGAATGAAGAATACTTGTCAAGTACAATTACATTGCCTTCACCACGATTCAACAATTCTTCCAAAGGAATAATCTTATCTGTACTATCTACCATAATGGCTTTCTGTATGCGTAATAGATTTCGCAAGCCTTTTTGTGACTGGACATATACTTTTGCTCCAACAGTATGCTCACCATCAGAAAAGGTCAACGAATATCCAAATACATATTTCAATCCAGCTGCCTCACATTCTTTTTGCAGATTATAGCAAGCAGCCATAGTATTTTTATCGCAAATACCGATTCCTGGATGTCCCAAATACTTGGCTTTTCTTACCCAATATGTTGGCATAAAACTACCATTAAGCAACTCAAAAGGTGTATGGACACCTAAATTGACGTACTCAAACTTATGATTTGATGGCGTTCTCTTACCCACATATTTAAGGATATTCAACTTGAAGTCCTTATGTAAGTCATAGTAATACCAATTGTCTCCAAACTTGAATACAATATAGTTGATACCTTCTGCCATCAAGACTTCTGGGTCTTCCATACTGTTAAATATTAGCTCATCATCTTTGTTAGTACGGAATATAGATTTCATGTTTTCCGTATCTTCAAAGAACATTTTGCCGAAATCTGGAAGCTCAATAACCTCATTGTCAATTTGGTTATATGTTATTTTATTATCCTCCAGCCATTTTATTAATTCGTTCATAATAATTGCACTAAGTTTAATTTGAACTCTCTTGGTGTCATCAATCTCTCACTGAAAGCATCGTAGATGTCCCAAAAATCCATACTATCAAAGTCGGCTTCGGGGTCTTCGATGAAGGCAATATAGCAATCGAAATACTCGTTTAACATAGCTGCTGCTGTGTTAATTGCCGCCAAAGCATCACCATCATATCCAACCACTACGGTTCTTACGCCTTTACTTTGCAACTTGTAAATCTGCGCCTCTGAAACTTTCTTTCCGAATGTAGCCACTACTGCAATACGATGATTGTCATACAAATCCAGTTTTCTGACAAGTGAGATACAATCAAATACTCCTTCAACCAATATAACAGTATCTGTTACATCTTCTATAACAGCGTCATAGTTGTAAAGCAACTTTGTAAAGTCATTCTCTTGGCTGTTGTTGTATCGTCTAATTTCAAATTTGCCGTTACGTCTGGCTTTCTTATTGTAAGAATCTATCTTATCTTTACTCCATGTATGGCGAGATACATATCCTACAATGTCACCATTATCAATGATGGGAAATACGACATAATCGTCAAATTTGAAATTAAGGCCTCTTGTCGTTCCAACAGGAAAGTAATCGTAATCATCACAGGTATAGCCACGCTTTTTCAAATAAGCGTTACGGTAGCACCTTTTCCATCCTTCTGGCATATCAACAGAAACAAGCTCATCGTCAATCTCATCTTCTTCCAGATTGCAAAACTGCGGTATCTGTAATGGAGCAAAACTGGCAGTGTCTTCCAGCATTAAATCTGGCCTACCAATATCCTCTAAGAGCTGATTGACATCTTTTGTAGTGTGTCCACATGAGAAGCAGTGACTCATAAAGAGTTTCTTCTTCTCTGTTTCTTGCCCTACATAGATGCCGAACTTACCACCTTTTTTACCACAATAAGGACACTCTGGACAAATGAGGTTCTTGCGTGGGCCATCAAGTTTAGCATGAAGCTCTATCTCCAATTCCTTGATGAGAAAATCTTTGTCTTGTTTGCTGATATACATAATTTATGACACTTTACTAATGTTTAGGCTACGTTCTCTGTCGTAGAACTGCTCATTTTCATAATCTGTCGCTATCTTAAATGGCTCACCCTTTTCAAAGAATCGGGATTTTGCCACATTGATACGCATTGTATGCTCTTTACGTTCACGGTCTGACTGATTCAATGTGATGAGGTGCGTTAATGGTCTGGCAAGTCCTTTTGCTTCAGCTGTATTGAACTCTGTCAGTACATTTTTCTCATCATTCAACCAATCACGATTTTCTATCGTAGATTGGTATGTTCCAACCATCCAGACGTTTTCGTCTGCTGCCAAGTCCTTCAAGTCATTTGCTACAGCAATACGCTTGTGACGTTCTCCATTTTCCGAATACTTGCGTCCAGAAGCATCTATCAACAAATCTATGGAGTCTATGATAACAACGTCTGGAGATATTCCATAGCGTTTTTTGAAGTCTTGTATTCCATTCCTTATATCTACAGTAGAAACATGAGAATTGAACTTAGGATATGACTTAACATAAAGCTTTCCAGCCACATTTTTAAGCATTTCTTCCATACGTTCAACTTCCACATCACGAATGGTTCCTGTCTCATAGCGAAATGTACTACATTTCACCAATGAAGCGGAATAAGCATTTACAACCTCATCACGACTACCTTCAAGCTGGAAATGTAACACATTCAAGCCATCAATTTGACAGGCGTTCTTACCTATCCATCGTGCTGCATGTGATTTTCCCACACCTGTTGCTGCTAAGAATACAGAGAGCTGGGTTCGTAAGTCACGTCCATTGTTCATTACGTCCAATTCATCTATGTAGAATCTGGTGATGGGCAATTGCTTGTCTACTGCATTATGTTTCTGTCTGTTTCCTTTAAACCTAATTCCAAATGTACCAATTACATCTACGAACTCTGATTCTCGCAAACTAAAGGTTGACACCCACTCTGCGTACTCTTGCAACTTTAAGCTCGCCTGTTCATGGTCTGCTTTATTGAAAAGTTCGCCAGCTTCTTTGTACGCTTGCTGGAATCTCACTTGTTTAATGTAGTTTTCCAGCTGTTCCAGTGCTTGTTCTGTCCCAAGTTCATTGCCGCTATCATAGATGTCATCCAACAATGCGGCAACGCTTTTTTGACGAGAAACTGACTGTCCTAATATACTATATGTTGGAGCTTTCTTATACTCCTTGTAGTATGCTTTAAGTTGGTTGAAGAGGGAAATAAAATCTCTGTCTGGTAGATAAGATTTCTTTATCTGTTCCATGACCACCGCCAGAACATAATCATTGTTCATACAGGTGAAAAAGAGATCCATCAGAAATTCCTCTGTCAATACATTATTATTCTGTCTTGTTGCCATGTTCTATACGAATACGATACAATTCTGGAAATCTTTTCTGAAGTCCTTGCTTGCAATCTTCAGCCATATTACATTTAGAACATGATTCCGATAATGGACTCCATCCTAAAGTAGATGTCTGGCAGATAAGATACCCCACGGCTGTATTTAACATACGTCTCTTTGTTGGTTCTTCAGAGGCTATATATATAAACTTGGCCTGTGGGTGTACGCTTTTATCTGCTATCATTGCTACAAGGCCAGCACGATTTAACGACACGCTGGAAAGCCATTGGTCTTCGTAATATTTACCACCTTTTGTACGCTCTTTCAGACGTTTGATGGATGATTTACCAAAGACTTGGTTTATCGTCCATTGTGGTCTGTTTCTGAAAGCGTAGGCGGCACATATACAAAAGTCAACCAATCTTTCAGATGTAATCGACCCAAACTCCTTTTCCATAAGGTCAAGAAAGTTATTAAGTGTTCTGGTGGTTGCTCCACCACCAGAAAACTTAAAGGTCGGCTTCATCAGTTTCACTGCTATTGCACTGAAGACTGTCTTCACATTGCGTATCTGTAATTCTTTCGCCATTCCTTGTTAAATTGTTCTTCAGTATCTTTCGTGCAATGAGCAAACGGCTTTTGATTGTCTCAATATTATGCGATGGCAATGTGCCTTTTTTATATTCAATGTCTGCAATTTCTCGAAGCGGATAACCAGCTTCCTGGAGAAGTATTGCATCACGATGAATGGGCTTCATGCTATCAAGTACTTCAAGTATATCGTCATTGTAGAACTGGCGGTAGTTTTCAAGCCCCATGCAGTTTGAACTGACATTCAAATTTGCACTGATTGCACTGCATATTTGAGGATGTAAAATTTCGTCATCGCCACAATCTTCATAACTTTCTATACTTCTGTCATAATTCTTGTTGTCATGTCGTTTGCGCCTTCTTTCCAATTCGGCAACCATTCGTTTGGTAACGATATGAAGCCATGTTCTGATTGGTCTGGAGGTATCGTACGTCTCGATTCTTCTGAAGAAATTTATAAGAACTTCATTGTAATTTTCCTCTACATTCCATGAGTCATAAGTATAGTTCATCACCAACTTATAAATCATGTTCTGAAAAGGCATCACATATTGCTGGAATAATTCATTTCGTCTGCGAGCTACTTCTGGGTCTACTTCTCTGTCGTATTCTTCGGCTTCGCATACCTTTCTCTCCATATTCGTGCCACTTCTTGATTGAACAATAAAGATGCACGAGGTTCAAATTGATGAGATACACAATACTGAATCCAACGTGAGTCGTATGCCTTGAACTTGGCTCTTACCTCATCGTCTGAAGGTTTGTCTTTCTTATCTAAGAAAGTACAAAACTCTTTGATAAGTGAGACAAGGTGTTTCAAGTGTGGGTTAATATCCGCTGGCATAGATAGCTCTTTCTTTGTCTTTCTACGCCTTCTTCTGGCAATACTCATTTACAATTTGAATTTCTTTACATAGTACATAAAGATGTGCGTTGCGTCTGCTTCGTTATCATCAACTGGTTCTGTCTTCCAGCGTAACTTACAGAATCGCATCATTTTGGCTTTATCGGCATTTCCGTCTCCTGTTGCCCAAGCCTTGATTGTTCTTGGGTTAAGGAATACAGGTTCTGGAAGGTCAAGTGTATCGCATACTTCCAGCAAAATGCCTCTAAATTCAGATAGTTTAACAGATGATTTGAACTCTTTGCCGCTTCTTCCACAGCTTACGTCCTCTGCTACAACCTGTTTAATGTTGTATTTCTGGATGAAGTCAATGAGTGTCTGACGGAAAGCTCCGTGTTGTTTGTTGTTGTTGCGTCTCATTGATTCCGTGAAGTTCCATGTACCTCTTTCGTGAACTGAATATAAACCTGTATGGGTAGCTATATCAAGTCCAAGCACTTCGTCAATTTTTAACTTTTCATCGTCTGCATGAGTGACCATTAAATGTATGAAATGTCATTCTTCTTGTTGATTATAAGTTTGTATGGATAGTTTTCAGCTACATTGCCATGACTAACCACCAGTGAAGTAATCTGCAAGTTGTTTAAGGCATTGAACATATTGGCAAGTCCAGCGGCATCACATGCCTCCAGTATCTCATCCAATACCAACAAATCAAGACCTTTTCCATCTTGGCAATTTACATTCGTCAATTTATGTAAAGCAAGAATGTTTGCAAGATTGACTCTTGCCTTTTCTCCTTCTGAAAATTTGTCAAACGAGCCACAATCTACTCCATCACGAATTAGTGAAATAGAGATTTTGTCACGAATTTTTCCAGACTTCAAAACGGTAAAACCACTGAACGATATTCTTATATCACTGTTAATAGCTTCCAGAAACTCGTTGGTCATTTGGCTTAACGCTTCAATTTTAGAGTTCGCAAGATGTGTCTTGAACTCTATGAAAGTAGCTTCTTGTTTCCTATATGCTGCAAGTTTCTGTTCGATTTGTTCCTTATCCTTGATGGCAAGCTCCAGTTCTTTTTCACGCTTGATTTTACTTTCTTTTAGCGTTTCTACAATGTCATTCTCAGCAGCGTGTTCAATGTCTTTGATTGACTCCTCGTATGACTCTATAGCACCTTCAGCATTTGCAATATTTGTTTCGCATTGCTTCTTGTTGTTTTCACACTTGTTGGTCTCATCGTCAACAATATCGTATGCTTCATCGAACATATCATTGCGAGCTGAATCAATTAATTTGTCAAGCTGGGCAATCTGGCTATTTATAGAAGTTATATCACAAGAAAGTTCAGATAACTTGCGAACCAAGCTGTCAACGTTTGACTGTGATTCAGTAATCTTTGCCGACCATTCTGATTTTTTCGCTATCAAGTCATTTTGCTCTTCACGAACTTTCTTACCCTTTGCAGTATCAGCATCAATTTTTTCTTGGTTGCTGGATATTTCCGTGTCAATGTTTCGCAATTCATTATCCTTATCGTTCAATTCTTCACGAAGCAATGATAAATCCGCATTGGGATCAAGGAGAAATTCATGCTGACATTTCGGGCAAGTGATAACGCCACTTAATACATTCTTGATAGCCACTACACGGTCGCTGATTGTGCGATACTGCTTATTCAAAGCATCATTGGCATTACTCAAAGCTTTTACAGAAGCGAGCAAACTGTCTATTCTGGATGTCACCTCTTTCAAATCGCCATCGTATGAAGTGGAAAACTTCTCAAACTCCTTGACAAGCTTATCATGTGCTTTTTTTTGCTTGGCGCAATCTTTGTCGTACCGTTTGACTTCTGCTTCCTCGTCTTTCAATGACTGCTGAAGTGTTGCAAGTTTTTTGTTTGCTTTTGCAATCGTTTCCCGATAGTCACTGATTGGCTTTAGATTAGCTGGAACGAACATGGCAACTATATTGTCACAACAATCATCAAATGGTTTGTTGCTGCCTTCCAAGTCAGAAATGCGGTTATATACTACGTCCAATTTAGAAAGACTTTGCTCCAACTGCATGATTTGCTCTTTTTGCTCACGAATGTAAGCTCGTTTATTAGCAATTGATTGTGTCCACTCCTCAATGCGCTTCGCCTTGGTCGATGTGTTCTCCAAAGACTTATTGACAGCGTTCTGAATTTGTTCTTCCAGCGTATCAATACCGCCTTTGATTCCAGCTACTTTCAATTCTGCTTGGGTCAACTCTTCAGTTATAGGCTCCATGTCATGTTGCAGGGCTTCTATTGACTCATCAACCATAATTCCGTTGCTGAAGCGATTTATCAAGTCTTTCTTGTCACGGTCAGAGCTGGAGAGAAAAGATGAATACTTGTGCTTTGATAAGATGAAATTGGAGAATATATCATCCTTACTTAACCCTAATGTTTCCAGCACATATTTATTGTAATCTGCAACAGATGCTTGCGCTACGCTTTCTGTATTTCTGTCTTTGTCTACAAACTCAACAGATATTACTTGTGGCGATTTCCTGGAGATTGTACGAGAAATAATAAGGCTTTTACCTAATTCAGTATTGTTTAGTTCAAGCTTAACTATAGCCTCGTTTTCAGCATCATTAATAATCTCATCCATCTTAATCTTGCGAAGCGTTTCACCTGTCAGACCGATGGCAATAGCCTCAATTAATGCGGACTTTCCAGAGCCGTTTGAAACCTGGGAGTCGTTGTCCATATTGTTTCCAAACACAAGTGTTGTGTGTTCTTGCTCCAATGCGTAATCAAGCTCTTTGAAGGCGCACAGATTTTTTGCATATATGTTTTTTAACTTCCACATAATCAATGTATTTTATCAAGATACTGCAATCCCATAGAGGAATCAATAACTTTTTCTGAACAAAAACTCTCATACTCTTGTTTGATGCCTGTCTTGTCAAACTTTCTATCAAGACTGTGTGCTTCTATGGATTTTGCTACAGTCTTTTCTGTAACAATTTCCACCTTGGCAGCACCAGCTTCTAATAGCTTTTGCTTGTCAATATTTTGCACATCTGTAGCAGAGCAATTAATGCGAGTCTTGACTTTGTATTTGCCATTAGACTTAATATCATTCAATTCTTCAATCAAATGATTATCAACGTCCTGCAATGCTAAATCTATCACCTTATATCTGGTGTTCGACTCATTCTTAATGAACTCATAGGAACCATCGTCATACAATATGGTGTAACCCTTTTCTTCGTCTTCACCAAAATTATGCTGACGAGAAGCACCAACATATTCGATGTTTGTGCCTTTAATTTTACAGCGATTGTGATAATGCCCCACCAGCACTGCATCAAAATCCTTGAATATCTTTGTCGGCAATTCATCATCACTTGGCATAGCAAGACCTCCTTTTATTCCTTCGTGGATATATAGGATGTTATGTTTGTTTTTGTCAAAATCATTATCAATGATGTCCTGCAATCTGTTAATGAACGAGCCGCTTTCTGGGGCATAACTCATAACATATAGTGTAACATCATCGGAACAATCTATAGACACATAATCGTCTACAACATAAACATGTGGATATTCAGAAAACACATGGCAATAACCCAATATCGCTTCTTGGTCAACAAGGTCATGGTTGCCTTCCGCAATAGTCAACTCTAATCCAGCATTTGTTGCCTTAATGATAGCTTGGCGAACAGCCAACAACACATCAAGAGTCTGATATGATGAACGAGATTGCAACAAGTCACCGCCTATAATGATTTCTGGAATGTCTTGTTTTTTACATATTTCCAACGCTTCATCCCAATTTCTCTGAAACTCTGGGATATTGTCTTTACTGACATGGATGTCATTTATCAGCAGAGCGCACGGTATTCTTTTTTCAGACATAGTTCTAAAGTTAAAAGGGCGGTATTATGGCGAAACCACAACACCGCCCTTGGTTGTTGAATAAAGTTTATCTACGTCTGTGTGGACGAGCTGCACGTCTCTCTGGACGAGCATGGGCCTCTGCTGCTGGCTCGTTTGTATCATCGTTGCGCTCACGTCTACGACTTGCTCGTGCTGGTGCTGGAGTTTCCTCTTCCTCCTCTGTTTCGTCAGAAGACGGTGCTTCTGCTGGAGCATCATTTTCTTCCTCATCAGCAACAGGCTCATCTACAGGCTCGTCCTTTTTAGCGGACTTCTTAGGTGCTGGAGTCTCTTCCTCCTCTGCGCCCTCATCAAGAATATCCTGTATTTCGTTGAGCAGCATTTCATTGGTCTTTTTGCGTGTAATACTTACATCAAGGTCATTTTCTTCGATAAACTCCTTGATAGATGTTCGTAAATCTTGACCTTCTTCACTCTTATCGTCCAAGCCATCTGCACACAGCTGGTCATACATGTCCCAAAGATCGTCAAGAGTATTGGCATCGTTATCATCAGAATCACAGCCATTCTTACCATTGATATTGAAATGAGATTGGTCATTAGCTGGAAGGCACATCTTAATCTGGTCGATACATTCAGCAATCTCAGGCTCCTTCATCACCTGCATCTTATTTACAGCATCAAACTGATTAAGATACTCGATAGTTGCTTCCAGATGAAAACGAGTGTAGCGATACAATACCTCTGGAAGACGTGCCATGTCAAGTAGGCTCTGCAACTCTTCATTGGTCAACTCATCTTTTGGAGACACTGTGTCAATATTAAACGCATAAGTAGTCTTCTTTTGTTCGGTTGTGCGAGTAATTTCTACAGGGTAAGCATCTGCAATTGATGAAATAGGACAGGGGACATTGCCTTTCTTATTGAGTTTTGTCCACGTCTGAAGTTTGCGGCTTTCAAGCTCCTTGTACTGAGAATATGAAAGTTGTAGCATCTGCACACCATCGTTGCGCTTTTCTGTGTCGAAAACATACATGCAACGTTTAGAATCCCACTTTAAGCCGTTATTGAAGCTGGACTCTTTAATTTTCTTACACAGCTTCTCGTTATCTGCATACATGTCAAGGGCAAGCTCTACATACTTGTCAATAAGGTCTGAGTCCAATTTGGGGAAAGCGTACTTAGCGTTACACACTTTAACGGTTATTGGTTTGGGCTTACCGTTCTGAATTTTAAGAGTAAGCTCCTTTACAGGGTATTCATAACCCTTACGTTCCATTGGAAGAGGATTGCCATCTGCGTCAATAACAGGAGCAAGAGGTAATATACGAACTGCGTATGTACCATCTTTACTGGTATTAAGATACTTTACACGGTTTCCACTCTCTGCTGCGCTCTTCTTTTTTGCATCTTCAAAAGATTCCTGGGTAGATGCAAAGATGTCAAGAGCTGACATCTGATTCGTTAATTCACTCATAATTGAGTTGGATATGAATTAGTTTTGAGATAGAAACTTCCACGTCTCAGCGTATGCTTCTGCATAAGGTTCACGAGCTTGTGCTTCTCGTATTTCCTCTCTTGTAGGAATAGTTATTCCCCACTGGTCTGCGGCATGTCGGATAATCATTTCTATGACACTATCCAACTCAATTGATTTTTCGTTCTTTAAGTCGAAGTATTCAAATTCTTCGCCTTGAATATTAGATTTATGAATAGGCGCATAGACCTCTTCAAAATATCTGTATAATGCCCCTGGTGTTGGATGTGAGTCCAATTTTTCTGATATTGTCTTCAATACGACACCGAAGAGGTATTTCAATTGAGGTAATGAACGGTTCTTTGAGTTGTCATATATGAGGAAACCAAATTCCCCATCTGGCAAACTGTCTACAGCACCTTGAAGTTCATTGATGTCGGCACTACCTTCGTAGACATTGATAATGCCCTTTTTCTTAATCATCGCATGATGCTTTGTTTTGTTTTCTGTTTGCAAAGGTACAGTGAAAAACTTAAATATGCAAATGATTTACAAACTTTTTGTCAATCAAAAATCTAACACATTTGTAACGTGTTGATTTTCAGTGGTATTAATATTTCAAATATTTCGTTTGAATAGTAAGTGAAACTATGCTTTTAACTTTTACACTATATTATACACTCGGTTTTACGAAGCAAATCAGTTATATCTTTCACATCATAACCAGCAATCTCATTAAGTGTTATTTTGTATAGCCTTTGATTCGTAGTAGTTTTATCAAGACCTCCATATCTGGGAATATATGGCCCAAGTTTGATATAATCGAATACCACGTTTCCCATGTATAATGGATAAAACCAGCTTGGCAATTTAGGCCTCCCAGAATACCACCCAATCTTTATGTCTGGAAAGTTGCTTCTTACCATGCGAGCTAAATCATATACGGTTTTAGGATCACCGTCACCTCCCATAAAGCATATAGCTGTTACTCCATTGTTACTTTTTATCAGCTTCTCTAAAGCAACATGATTTAACTCTGTACCTACATCACCAGCTAAATAAGGAGAGTGGCAACCCTCACAATGGCAAGGGCAACCACTCAAATTAATAGCTAATGTGATTTCGTCTGGTAGCTCACGAAAAACTACCTTCGTATCAACATACTTTAGCATATCTAAACCTCTTTACTATATACACGCTTTCTTGCTTCAATTTGGCGTTCAATACCAAAGTTCTTAATTGGTCGCAAATAACCAATGATTCTTGTATACTGTGTTATGTCCGTACTGCCACAACAAGGGCATTGGTGAATTGGCTGCTTCACAATTTTACCACAACTCTCACATTTAGAATTGGGAATATTGAACGTGAAATAGCTTGTTCCATTACAGATTGCAAAATCTATCAACTTCAGATACTGCTGCTTACTCAAATGCTCTTCCAAATTGATATGGGCAGCAGAACCGCCATCTGTATACTGATAAGTTTGATTACCATGTAGTACAAATTTGTCAAGCACCGAAGTATCGTCATGTGCCTCGTAGAAATATGAGTTATACAAGTTTTCATCATCTGGAACCCAATATCCATCAGCCTTGTCCCATTCGTAATTCTTACCACCAAGACCTTCCGCTGGCACTACCTCACTATTAAACAAGAAAGGTCGCTTCTTGTCGTGGATAGAGTGCTTTTTGTTCTCTTCCTTAATTGTACCAAGGATTAACTGTAAGAACGCTATATATTCTGGGTTATTAGATACCTCCAGCTTTAAGAATCTGGCAGCTTCATTCAAACCGTTGATGCCAATAGTAGAATAAAGTTTGTTGACGTAGATGTAGCCGCCATTAGAAGCAGCAAACATTTTCTTGTCTTCCATATCATAGAGCATCGTCTTAAACGCAATGTGGTACTTGTATACACGTTTGAGAATATCCACCAAACAGTCACGAATAAACGATGTGTTTTCTCTCCAACCGCCATGCAAGCCATAACTCTTCACACAGTCCTGAATGATGCGGTTGATATTCAAGGTAATAACATTGCAGCTTCCAGTCATCACTCCTGTCAAACCAGATGTCGGATTGAAGGTGTTTTCTGCCAACTCGTTACGCAATCGACAGCAGCTTGCCAATGAATCTGCGCTTTCTGAAATGTAAGTAAAGAAAGAGTGGCCTTCAGCATACATTTCAGCACACAAATCCTTGTACTCTTTGTCCACAATGTCGTTGCCATCATGTACCATCGCAAATGTCTCAACTGGGAATGTCAACACTTGCTTCAGACGAATACGATTAAACCACTTCATAAACAATCTCTGGAGGGTGTCAATCGCCTTCCATTCTGGCTTACTACCATCTGGATAGTAGAACTCGCCAAACAATGAATCAAAGTAGGTCTTATCGTAGTATGAAATGTTTGTGAATGGTGATTGATAGCTTCGGTTTCCAGCTGGCTGGTTGATACCCCATACGAACTGCTTGAAGGCTTTAAGGATATTATCTTTTACTGTCCGATGGATGCCACAAAACTCTGTGGTTGTCGGAGAATACAAATAGTCATACCACTTCTCGCCAAATTCTTTAACTACATAGTAATTGAGCGCAATAAAATATTCACTAATGGCTACCGCTCCTTTGCACTGAGAAGAGAGCAAGAAAATCAGATTGGTAATCTGACCACTAAATGATTGCAAATCATTAGGTGCTGAAGGTGTGACTCCATCAATATTGCCAACACCTTCCGACATAAGCGGATAAAGACTCACTGCCATACAATATTGTTTCAATACTGGCGTACTGGCCTCATCGTGACAATAAATGATATGATGATTCAAGTCCTTCTCATATTGTTTCGCAACTTCTGGAAATAACTTGTTCAATTCATCTTTCATTCTCTGTCGCTGGATGATACGGTTTGTGGTTTTATACACTTCTCCTTCCAAATTAGCGACATTTTTCATTGTCACATTGGCATTAGAATCTGTTTCTGAAGAAGTAGCTGCATTATCGCCAGACATGCTATATCTATCCATATAGTCGATGCGCTCTTTGATAAAGCGGCTTTCATTATGACGCTCACGATAGAGAATATATGCCTTTGCTACTTTATTGTAACCACAATCCATTAAAATGTTTTCCACTCCGTCTTGAATTGTTTCAATAGAGACAATTTTTTCATCATCAAAAAGTTCAAAATTACCATAAATGGTTTTTGCTAATTCTTCATGGTAATTCTCACCTTGGCTTTCAAATGCCTTCTTGACAGCTTCTATAATCTTGTTGAAATCAAAATCAACGATTCTTCCGTCACGTTTTCTAACTTTATTAACCATTCTTTGTTCATAGTTGTTTAGTTGCTTGATGGAAGATAAAGTCCTCTTTGCTTTTCAGAGAACAAGGATGCGTAACTACGCATTTCATTTGTAAATTCTGTTGTTTTGTTAAAGCCACAACAGCGAGCTTCACCACACAGACCACCACGATAAACACATTTACGAACCATCATGTCAGCCAAATCTGGATCTACCTTTCTAATCTCGTCTTTAAGAGCCTGGAATACTATCCTGGTTTCTTTTGCGGCTTGCAAACACAATCGTAACTTTGCCATATCAATAAGCGACTGGGCGTTGACAAGCAATCCAAGATTGACAGGCGTATAACGGTCTGCATTTTCTTGAAGCCATGTCAAATCGTTAATAGCTTCACACACAACAGTATTGCGACCATCCTCATCCAGTTCTGGAACTTCTTCAAGCTGTTGCTTGATATAGTCGATTTTCTGAATAAGTCCAGGATTACCGCCTTGCCTGTCCGAACGGCAAGTCAACTGGAAGGGAACTGACCCAACATGATGACGAAGAAGATGGGTAGAGATATACAAGGGGATGCCCTCAAATTTTACCCAAAAGAGTTGCGAACGTACTGGAGAGTGTTCTGTTTTGTAGATACTGAGAAGCGATTGATGACTCTTCCCAATAAAGGTCATCTGACACGCTTCTCGCATGAGGTCGGCATCGGTTAGCTTTTTAACCGATACAACGAAATCTTTCATACGATATTCGTTAAAGTGAAAATAAGAATTGGGAAGATGTACGGAATCAATTTATGGAGCGCAAAGTTACAGCATTTTCTTTGTAAAGACGAAGAAAAGCCGTATAAAATTGCTTTTAGACGGCTTTTCTGATACAATTTATATGTTTTTTAACATTCTACGCTTCTTTATATACGATATTTCAGTTATAACTGTAGCTTGTTTTGGATGGTGTGTGTGACAACCTCGCTTTCGATATTCTATCAGCGCACGTCTGAATTTCGATTTACGAAATAAAGGGTTTAATGACGCATATCCAAGTGCCTCTATCATATCCACATTAGGCTCGCATCCACCAGAAACCTCCATAATAATACCATATTCCAAAGGTGCTTCGTGCTGGATGAAATAGCCAAGACGTGTTTCGTAGAACTCTCTACGCTTCGACTTCTTTTTCTTTCGTCTTCCGCTTTTTACGCTCTTTCTTTTCTGGTTCAGGCAGTTGCAATCCGCTTTCGGCAGATTCAACAACTCTTGATTCTGTAACTTTGTCATGCTGCTTTCTTGCTTCTTGCTCATTACGTTCCATTCCGTATGAGTCTTTAATAAAATTATGAATTTTCATTGTTATACCATATATGAGAATGATAAAGATATTGTCTTACCGCAATGGTTGCAATAAATCACAGTACAGTTCTTGCTACCTCCAGCTATTTTACAACCCCAATCGCAATTACAATCAAGCGATGCTCTGAAAGCTACATCATAGCGTGGAGCAGAAATCTGGTTGGGCAATGTAAACATCGTTTTTCCAGTATGAACTGTTACCGCCTTACCTTGCACACAAACATGATCACCAATTTGACGTGCATACAAATCAGTTCCAGAAATTTTAATCCATCCTGTATCTGAAATTTTTTGCTGGAAGTCTCCAGAACGTGCTGCACCTATGTTTTCACAGATTTTTTTCTTATCCGCTTCTGTTTTTGCCATGTCAGCAAGATATTTAGAGGTTCTTGGAACATCGTCTAAAGCTCCAATGGCAATGGCTCCAATCTGACTACGCAATGTCTCTTTGGTGTTGTTTCCTGCAATAAATTGACTCAGCCCCAATGTCTTGTCTGCGAATTTAGATTCTGCGTCACTCTTAGAATACACAGATGTAACATCTGCCTTATCTTGCATCTGTGTAGCTAAGTCTGTTTTTTGCACATACTTATTTGAAAGTAATACACCATTCTCCATAATGGCTGGAAGCAAATTCACAGCACTTAGACCATTGATACAGACATTTGCTATGCGATTATGTATATAGAACACATTGTCTGCTGTCGAGCCGAAACCGACATACGCCATCTGAGAGTCTGAAGCATCAAGCCAGTTTATTGTTTTTGACAAACTTGTATTGTTTTGCTGCAATGTGCTATGTTTTAATACAAGTCCTGTCGGCAATGCTGACTCTGTTATTAATGTGCCAGCCAGATTTACAATGGAGTTTTTACCATTTATAGAAATAATTGCATTTCCCTTGCCATTGCCAATTACTGTATTGCGATAATAAACATTGTCATCATTATATCCTTTATAATTGATATACAATGTGCCATTATCTGAACCTGTACCCGAATTATAAATATGGTCAGCATTACACGTTACACTTCCCATAACACTCTTGCCAACTGTCAATGGCTGCGTCAAAGAGATTCCATTCTGGGAGATTGATATGATACTTGTGCCGCCAATAGAGAATACATATCCTCTATTTGGGTCAAAGGCAAAATCATATACTGCACCAGTGCCTATGCGTGACTGGATATGAAAGACATTGCCATCGTAAAACATTCGACATACTGCCTCTCCTTTAATCAGAGAAGCACTGTCATTCATACTCAATGCTCCTTGCACTTTTACGGTATTGCCAAATGTCACAGCATCGCCAATCGTTTGTGAACCTACAGAAGAGTTCAGCAACAAGGCATACTTTCCAAAAAAAGCATCGTTAAGTGTTCTTCCACCAACTTTTTGAATCTGGATGTATTGCGGAACATTCCCAGTCAGGCTGTCTGCAATTGTTGGCATAGATGCACTTATAGAACATCCATAAACATTGCGTCCTACTTTGTCCGAACCGCTTGCATACGCTACACTCTCTGCTCTATTTGATTCATAGAGATATTGAGGCCACTTGGAAATACCTGTTGCGCCAGAAAAATATCGCAACTTTCCATTAAGATACACATAGCCAGCACTTATCGAAGTTCCATTGACTTCACAACCGCTTACTATGAAGTTGTCACATGCTGCAAAAATACTGGAAAATGCAAGTGCTAACTCTTGCAAGTTTACTATATCGTCAACGTATGTGTAACGACCACCAGTTTGTGCGCTAAATTCTATCATCAGTCAAATACTATTTTATATGTTTTACCAGCCAATCTGTAACGCTCTATCCAATATGTAAGCATGGATATGTATGATTCTTTAGAAATCAAAGAGGTATCTATCGCTGGCGTATGAACTATGAAACTGTATGTATTGGTGTCTGTTCGCTCATTCTGATAATAAAAAGCCTTTCCCTTTCCTTCTTTTTCCGTATAGAGCGATAAGTTATCGCCTTGAACAATGTCGGCACTCTCGTTATATAGCGGAACACCAAGCGTTGCCAAGTTGGTTATTATTATACGTCCAGATTTTTGAAGGAAGTATTTCTTAAACTTCCTATTCAAAAACCATGTGAATGGCAATATCTGAGAGGTCATTGATGCCTCTATTCTTTTTTCCGCTGCATATTCAGAAAAGTCTTTATTCAAGATTTGCAATGGTGACACCAACGCTTGCATCAGCAAAATCAGCTTTCTACCACCAATATAGTGTGGCGTAAGCTGATTTATGGTCTTATCAAAGTTTATCGAATATCTCATTACTGTTCTTCCTCTATTTTGAGTGTAATGGACTCTTTCCAATTCTGCAATGTAGCTTCATCACCAGACTTTGTGCTTTCTTTGATGTAACCACTATTAGGAACAAAACAACGTTCCACACGCTTTTCATAACTGGTCACATTACCGTCTGAACCATGTGCGGTTGGTATCAAATTGTTATCATCGTCATATTGGGCAACGAAAATACCTTGAAAATCTGTAGCTCCATTATCTATATAAACATCCACGACATGCTCTGCCGACTGGATTGCGTCTATAATCTTCTGAGCATAGACAACACCGTTAAAGTCCATACTACCGATATAGTTATTCAATGATTCAGCAATGTTATTATATACTTCATCATTGGTTACAGCACCGTCATGGTACACAGTTACACGAGGGATTAGTATATCTCCTTTTCTGCTTACTACCTTTGCAGATGTACCAGCAAATATAATCTGGTTAAGATAAGCTCGTATCTTTACCATTTCATCTTCGGCTATCTGCGAATAATTGCCTGGAACTCCAGTGGCAATTTTTAATAGAATCTGCTTATCGTAAAATCCATCTTGCGATGATTCTGAATATGCTACCTTCGACACAACCCTCTTTGTCTCATCAATAGCTGGATAAGAAAACGAAGTGCCATCATCGCTTATTTCCAGATCATCGCCCGACTGATATTTCAATAACGCATTGGCATAATAAGCTGGGGTTCCGTTGATACGGTTTTGAATATCCTTGGCAATATCTACTTTGAATACATCCATGATATTCTCAAATGCCCATATACATGCAGATGTAGTCCATGTTATAGCATCCAATATTGACATCTTCGAGGAATTATGAAACTCTGTCAATTCCAGATGTTCATTCCTACAATCCTTTGCCAGTGTGTATATTTCTGATAATGTTCTTGCCATTATTTTCTTGTGTATGTCTTGTCTTTAATGTTAAACACCCAATTTCCTGCTTCATTCCAAGCATCTTCACCAAGAATGGTTTCTATTGCCTTCATACCTTTCTCAGTTGGTTCAGAAGATAGATAGACCGTACAGTTTCGTCTATTTGCATAATTATCTACGATATACTGGAGGTAATCATCTAACACTGCAATGTCAGCAAATGTTACATGGCGCAAGTCAAGTATCTGCAAGCTCATGTCTCCTATTGGCAATAAGTTGTCTATATGACAACCGCTTAAATCTACTGACACTGTACCGTCAAACAAGAATAGTCCTTGCAATGGATAGCTGTTTGAATGTGATGTATATTCGTCCACTATCATCGGTCGCATTAACATTAATGCACCACCTAACTTTGTTGTATCAAATTTGATAATCTGAAAATCGCCATATACCTTGATTCTGCGATTCTCTGCCACATTGTCAAAGTAATGTTCTACAATTTGCTGTTCCACCGCAAGCTGCACTACCTCTATGTCTGAATTATCGCCCCAATCTATCAGCATCTTGCCAGAACCGCTTACGCAAAATGATGTACTATGCTCATTAGCATCAATATCACACAGAAAAACCAATTCTTCTGTCGGACGCTTCAAATATACATGACGTTCACGATTAGCTGGAATAAGATTCTTTTCATTGATTGCACTCTTCATGCCGTCATTGACTACAAAATAATCATGGTATGTCAACTCCATGCCAGGTGTCAAATCTGTTTCCATATCCAACCAGTCATTGCTTATTAAGAGGTCAAAAAGACCTTCAATGGAGCCATATAGCAATAATGCTACATCAAATAGGTTCTGATTTGTTGTTACTTTATATGTTGCCATTATTCTTCTGCTGGTGTTGCATCCAGACTTAACTGGTGAGTGTTATAATCAAAAGATGCAGAATTGACAACAACACCATCATCAGTAAATTCTGATTTAATTGTGTCTGCCAATGCTGTGTAATCCATGTTGCCATTCATCCAACGTATTAAACCGACACCAGATATAGGATAACGGTAGTTGTTGGTTGGTACGCAAGCTAATAACATATTTGAGTTTTGCCTGTTTGCCTTCACAATATTCAAGTCTGATTCCATTGCACTATATACATTCAATATCCCTTTGTCAAACTGGAAGTAATAGTCATTGTCTGCAACCATCTTCAGTTGTGAAGCATAGACGTTCTTATATCCATTTGTCCCATATAGATTGCATTTGACAACAAACCATTCTGTACCGTCAGCTGGATTTTGGAGGTATTCATATAACCCATTTTCATATAGCCGTTTAATTCGCACCATAAACTCTTTGTAGATAGGAGTATACGGTATTGCTGCACACACGCCCTTGTTATAGAGTGTATTTGCCGACAGATTGCTTGGAACGATAATCTCACCATATATATAACGAGACAGTCCAGTGGGGTTCTGTACCCACTGGAAATCTCTCAATTGATAGTTATTCTTGGATGGCAATGTTATATCGCCTGTTCCAATATGTATTTCTATATCTTTGCGCATTAATTTTGCGTATTAAGAATTTGTATATAATACCCTGTACTTGGGGTGTATATTAATGCAAAAGACCATGAATCTCCTGCGCCTAATGCCATGCGGTTAGCACCATAATGTTTGTTATTTTTATAATCCCAATTGCCATTATTGTCAACTATTGAGCCGCCTTCTTCTTTCCCAGGACTATTTGACGCTGCGGATGCTGCTGATATACAACAATCAGATGACCCACTTCCACATATAACCCTAACTGGAACACAAAACGACTTTGTTTTGTCGCTTATGCCCAACTGCTCTCTTATTTGTGATAGCTTTGGGAAAAAGAAGTCATGTGATTCGCTTGCTCTATTGAACAGCAAAAACGTGGTGCCAAAACTAACATCCAAAACTGTTGCGTCACCAGATTTTGTGTATTCCATCACATACCCAGACTCAATTATTCCTCCATGAACTTGCAATCCACCAACAACTCTAAGTCCAATATTACGGTTAGCCACATTGTCAGATATTATTTGCGCTGCTGGGAAATACATATCTGAAATAGAGTTCATTTTTCTATAAATATAGAAAGCAGAACCACAATATGTATCATATTCTTTAGATTGTGTTGGGTCTGAACCTGCTCCAATTCCTATCTTCTGGAAGGCAATATCACCTTGATTGATATAACCAATAGACTGACACATTCTAACAAAATTGGGGCCGATTTGCGACATATTTATTTTACTATTTTCTGACCAAACTTGTTCCAATGTTAAGCCATCACCCCAATTATAGATATAATGATTATCAATAGAAAAGCCACCAATCTTACCAGATGTAGCTTGTATTTTACCTGTCATGGTCAAAGACCCATCAATATTCCAGCTAATATTCTTATTTGCCAAATAACCCGATCCATCCTGCTTCAACGCCCAAGCATTACCATTAGACAATAGTTCATCTGCATTTATCAGACTTGACTTAATCGTGCCAGCTACAATCTGATCTGCTCTGAGCGTACCAGTATAAATGCCATGACTGTCTATTGTGGTCGTAACCTTGTCTGAAGATGTGGCATCATACACAGTGGCGTATGCGACATTCCAAGTCACTTCTTTAATTTGTATGGTCTGTTGCTGAGTGACATCGTCAATCCAAATGGATAAATCACTCTCACTATTACCTCCTGTGTTAATCTTCTGCTGATCAGTATCGTTATGCTTTAGCGCAAAATGATTGATTGTAGAGAATGTTCCTGTGCTGCCGCATTTCACAACACAAATATATTCTTCATAGCTTCCTGTTCCAAGCGTAGAAGTTATCCATGTTGTCTTGCCATTGTCTCCATATTGATTATGGGCATTTTCTATCATCCACCCTTCTGGGATTTTTGCAACAATCTTAACGATAAACTCACCGTTAGCTCGTGACTTATTCGCAAAATAGAAACCACAAACTCTCCAATCGTTATATGACTGCCAACGATTACAAGAAATCTCCATAACCTTTTGAGTACTGTTAGGTGCTGTTGTATCGCTTATTATCTGTCTCTTGGCTGGAATATTCCCATTAGAAACACTTGAACCGTCATACAAATCCTTTATGGCTGTGTAATTTGTAATTCCATTATTTACAGACATATCTGTAACGATGCCCAATAAATTACCATTGCACTCAAAGATTATCTGGATGGTGTCGGTGTTCGTGACGCTATCCTTTGCAGGCATAATCTGCGCTTTCTTTCCGCTTTCTAATGTAACACCAGGCGAATAAGAGCTGGAAATACTACCATCGCTGCTTATGATATTGATAGTTCTTACCAATACACCATTGCCATACGCATACAGCCCATATTGCTTAATCACATTGAGCAAATTGTCTGTTGAAACGGCAATTTTTACATTAGAGTCAAAATTCCACGGATAAAAATGTGTGTCATTCCATTTACCAAGCGTAAACTCTGGATCACGGAATATCATCTGACCAAAAGCTATCTTTTGAGCAACGCTGGCTGCTGAATTTGCTTTATCTATCCCGTTAGTCCAATTCAAGCTTACGCTATTTGAAAATTGTACCTCTCCATTCTTATTCCACAAAATGTTACCACCAGCAATTGCGCCAGAGCCATCTGCTTCCAGTCTCCACTTATTACCACGAATACCTGTACCGCTAAGTGTAATACTTCCAGTTGCATCTGTAAATGAACCAGCATCTACTTTCTTAGAGCCTACAAACAATGCGTTATTCTCAATATTCCAGTTTGCAATAGAGCTTACCCCATTACTTCTTAACTTGAATATCTTATATCCGTTCTGGTCGTATGCGGCAAATGAGACACCATCTGTTTTAATTTTCATATAGATACCGCCATTAGCATCTATATAATCTGTCAAGCTGGATGATGCCAAGCTGTTAAAGTCAGTGCCATCAGCTACCGACATAAAGATGCCAGCATTTGCTGTATCAGAAACAATGGCTACATTTGGATTTGACAGCCTTTTAGCATTGAGGTTCCAGCCTACCATAGAGCCAGATGATTCAGCAAATTGCACCTCTCCTTTAAGGAACGATACCGAACCGTCTGTATCTATATACCAACTGTTGCCTCTCATGCCTTGCGAACCGATTGTTATATCTCCAGATGACGCTGTGTATTTCTTCTGCATATTAACCTTTGCGCCCATATACAGAGAATCTGCATCAAAGCTCCAACTGGCAATTCGATTAGTTGACCCAAGCGAAAAACTGCTTTGTATCATGTAAAGATTATCGCCTACGCTTTTTCTTGGCAAATAACCTTGCAAACCATACGAATTGGCATTGTCATAGAACATATAGACACCGCCATACTGCTGAACTGAACCTTTAATATCATCAACATCAAAGATGTTAGCTCCACCAACACCAATGATATGTTTTGCACTATTCAAAGCAATATTAGTGTTATACAGTACATTCTCACCAATAGTCCAGCCTCCCACATTGCCACTGGAGGCTTTGATGCTTCCTGTGAACACGGCACTGCCATCACTATTCAATACAACATTGCCTTTCGCAAAGGTTGCACTGCCATCTTGGAATAACGACCACACCAACTCATTCTTGTTGGTTCTGTAAAAGAGGTTGCCATCAGCACCAAGACTAATTATTCCATTTTCATTTGACGTTGTGATACAATTACTTAGCACATTCCAGCCACCAAGCATTGCTCCTTTGGCATTTATATGGAACACATCTTTACCTTCTTTATAACCGTAAATACCAGCTGTATTTGTATCGTCTGGCCCGATATAAACACCAGTAAGGGTCTTTAATCCTTCTGCATTTTCTACCTTTTTGCCAACAAATATTTTGGGCGAAATCAAATAACTATCTCCTATTACAGTCTTGTTGTTCTCCCAATCCAGAATCCAATCCAACATTGAGGTTTCTCGTATAACAGAATAGGTAAACGTTACATCAGCCACAAACTCATCATCTGTGGTTATGGTGAATGTTAAAGCTCCACTCAATACATCTGAAGGGATGCTGGTAAGTCGTATGCGTTTCGTATAAGCGTCTATCGCTATTTGCTGATATGTTATAGCAGTATTTGAGAATGAAGCCAATGTCAACTTAAACGTATGCTTTTCTTCTCCACGAACTACAGTAATGTCCGTATAGGCATTTGTCAAGTCTGGATTTGTTCCGTCAAAATCTGCTTTGATAGCGCATGAGTCTGGAGTGAACAACACAGAATACGCATCATTCACATTTACCAGAGTTATTGAACCTTTTGCTATTGTTGCCATCTTGATTTCTATTTTATAAAAGAATAGGAAAGCCAATTCCATCAAAGGGCATTGGCTTTCCTATAAATTAGAAGGTGCTGGATGCTAAATTGAGGCTATGAATTTGTCCGCAATTTCCTTGGCATGTTTTCTCCATGCTTGCATTTCCTTAAATTCTGACAACGATTCCTCATCGCCATCGTCCAGTAGGTAGTTGTTAATCACAGCTGTCATTTCATCCGAAGAATATCTTGACTCAATGATTTTAGAAATCACAATATCTCGGCTGTAATTGCCAGCTGGAAGTGTAACAGCCAAATAGCTGTACTTTCTGCCTTCTGACCGTTCTCTTTTATTCAATTCTACTACATCAAAATTGATGGTGTATTCATTGCGCCCAAGATTTCTGTTGCATACAATAAACTGAGGCTCGACATCTGAATACTGATAGTTCATGTTCATTCTTCTGAAAGTAATTTACGAGTTAGTTTATATTGATTCTTAATACATACTTTAGCAAACTTTCCTTCTACATAGCAGCATTTCCAAAAGTATGTGCAATTCTTGAATAATTTACACCTTATTGCATAGCTGTTGCAGTGTATCAAGAAACCGAAATAACTATTCAAGGCGCATACTACTTTATCCAAATTATAATAGGCTTCCAATTCTTCATCTGGAATTGCTATAACTGCTGCCTTGCATATTTTCTCAGCTTCATTAACACGATTAACCAGACTGCCAACTGTGCGATTGCTAAGATATATTCTGTCATATTTAATTACGCTTCCAACGAATTTTACGCCATGTTTTACTTCTTGTAAATAGAACTTATCGTGATGTAATGTTAGATGCAACTTATTCTTCAAATACAAGTCTGCCATTCTATACATCTTTAATATATTGGCTTTCTTACGTCCTGTAATGCAAAAGTCATCTACAAATCTGACATATTTACATTTGTATCGTTTGCAAAGCCTCAACATATATTCATCAAAGAATGACATATAGAAGTTGGCAAATAATTGACTGGTAAGATTTCCGATAGGCATACCAATCAAATACTCTGCATAAAATAAGCTTTTGTTGTGTTCAAGACGTTCAAATAGTTCTGTCTGACCTTTCTTTATGCAGTTTTTCTGAGGTTCATGGCGCACAATGACCTGTACGAGATATATTAATGTATCAATATCATCACCCTTATAGTTCTCTTTTATAAATGGTATGAGCATTTCTTCCAATATCGTGCAATCAATACTCATAAAGAAAGAGCATATATCAAAACGACCAACGTATGCTGTATATCTATAACCGCCACTCACATCGTACATCTGGGTGGCGAGTCGCTGTACTGCTTTCTGTGTTCCAAAATTCTTTCGGCAATTATACGACACGTTGTTTTGAGACTGGAATCGCTCTTCAAATAACGGCTCCAATCTCAAACAAATCCAATGCTGCACAATGCGGTCTCTGAAATTTGCAGCAAATACTTCTCGCAATTTAGGTCTGGTTACACAAAAACAAATGCTTACCGTAGGGTGGTAAGCACGTTCTTTTACTTCAGTTGCGAGCAGGGGTAAATCTTCTTCAAAAATAAGTCGATATAGAGTGCATTGAGTACTGGTTTTCTTGCGTTTACAACAATCGTAAAAAGCAATTAACCAACTTTGTATATCTTTATCAGTTGCGGAGACTGCCCTCACAACGTAGCTGTTGTACTTGTTGTTGTTGTTGAAGTTACCATTACCGAAGTTGACGTTCCATGCGTTCCAACTGTTGTTCTCGGAACTACTCCAGCGATAAGAGGACTGTGCTGCGCACACTATCTTGTTCTTAACTAAGGCATTTACCCCAGTGGTGCGCCCATTTAATAAATATATACCACTTGTTTTCATTCGTGAATGTCAACAGGGCCAATGCGTGTTTCTACTTTCTTCCTCCATTTACCTAATTCAGTCATTATCTTATTCATAGATAATGAGAATACAGATAATTGGCGATCATTGAGAATATGGATTGTAGCACTTCTATCAGAGTACTCTTTGAGTATCTTCACCGCTGTTTTCACTTTGGTCATGTGTAGCAATACCATATCAATGCAATCTCTAACATCATTCCAGTTCTCTGATTGCAATCCCAACGCAACAGAAGTAAGTGCATCACTCATATTAGTAGTACACTCTTCTGCCAAACAACGAAGTGCAATTATTTTCGGAACTCGTGCTGATACAGGGATAAACCATATCATCACATTTTCAATGGAGCGATATATAGATGATTGCGCTGCTTTCATATTTCCAGTATTTTAATACACGTCTATATCAGACTTAATTATATATGTTTACTTACGAATAGAGTCTTAGCTTATTAAGGTTTATAAACAAGTAAGAAATTTAGACCCGAATGTAAGATTCGGGTCTAAATTTCTCTAAAATGCGGAGACTGCCCTCACAACGTAGCTGTAGCACTTGCTGCCGTAGCCGAAGTAACCATTACCGAAGCTGACGTACCATGCGCTCCAACTGCTGTACTCGGAACTACTCCAGCGATAAGAGGACGTAAAATCAGTCATCTTGCCAGAAGCTAATGCTGCCTTAAAGATGTTCTTATCATCATCCTTACCTCTTTGATAATACCAATACAAACGAGCAAGTTCACCAGAAGAAGGCAAATACCAATTGTGCGCCTTAAATCTATCAGCTAACTCTTCACCTTCCAACAAGCCTTTCGGCTCGTATGCGTAGCAATATGAAGCCGCTGGATAGTAGTATTGCTGATATTTCACTGCACTCATGTTGGCAATTATCTTTTCTATACACTCACGAACATTTTCAATCTCTGTTTGAGTGATTTGGCTATTCACATATTGTGCGGATGGAATAGGATAAGATATAGAATCCAATATCTGATTACGATGCTGGATGATTGCCAATGTGTGTTGCTGACCACTTGGAATCTTTTTATCTCCAACATATCCAGCTCCTATCATGCTTTTCTGTTCTTCTGTCGGCTTGACTAATTGCAAGTCTCCTGCTCCTGTATTGGCAGCAAATCCTGTCTTGAACCCATACTTATCGCCACTGTCTTCATCACGATAGTTATTGTCACCAATATACCATACAGAATTATTGTCAGAACGTGGCTCTAAACCAGAGCTTCCAAAGTCAGTAATGCCTGCAACATTATATGCGTCATTCATGCCTTCAATTTGAATACCAGAAATCACATAATTGTTCATATAATCAGGGTCTGTATTACCAGTATATCCGAACAATCCCCAAGGACATGATGTTGCACCATTAAGACATTCCATGTCTTTCAGTGCTACCATTCTTCGGTCTGGAGTGCCATCACTATTATTTTCAGCCCCAATATAAAAACATATTCCAATAACTGTCTTCAAAGGATTCAACATATCGCTATATGTGCCATCTGAATACACATAATCACCCAGCTCTGCTTGGCGGTCATACAAATACAATGGGAAAGTTGTTTCCATTGTTCTGTCTGTAGTTTCCACAACACATTTCAGCGTAACAGTCAAAGCTGTTGTTGAAATCTTATTACAAGTAACAACTCCTGTTTTCTCATTCACAGAAGCGTATGCAGATGTTGTGAGTGACCATTTGATTGACTTGAAATTGTTGGCATTTGGACTATTTGGAATCAGCGTAAACTGGCGAGAACCAGCCTCTCTGAACGTATTATCACCAGCAATCTGTATGCTACTGATTGTACGCTGGACGTATGAAATAAACAACGAATTGCTTTGCGAGTCTATATCGCCAAAGCGTTCCATAAGTTGCTTTTTCAATTCAAACGTCATATATTCACTGGCTGCAAGCGTAATGCTTCCAGTAATTTTCAAGTTATCAATAGTGAGCAGCCACTTCAATAAGTCTATTGTAGCGTTCTTCCAATTCACATCTTTTACTGTAAGCGCTTGCAACATTCTGGATGGGTCTGTCTCATTATGTTTTGCATCATACAACTCTGCAATCGTCTGATACAAATCTAACTGACCAACATTCTCACCAATAATAAACGAGGTCAAATAATCGTATGCGTCCAATGTCAATTTAGACAATTTCGGCAAATTATTGATTTCCAATGCTGTAAGATAACCTCCAAGCTGTATAGATGTCAATAACTCTGAAGCTGGGAATTTAACACTTGTTATCTTAGTGTCTCGAATATCAACTGTTGATAATCTGGTGCAAACCGACAAGTCAAGCTGACCACCTAACAATTTCTCACCTTTCAGCGAAATGTTCTTCACCAAAGCTGTAGTGACATTCAATCTGGTAGGACGGAACTCTGGATTCCCGATTGGGTTTGCAATAATCTCTACCAGTCGCTCGCCTTGTAATGAGAAGTCATTAGTTGGCTTCACAGATAAGTCACCAATATTACCAAATGAACGATAATAGTTACCGCCTTTCAATCCACATACTGTATCTCCCAAATTGCCACTATTGTCAATGACAAAATGATAAGTCTCAAACGGCTTCACTCTAACATGAGGGTTGCGCAAAGTCTGACCAACTCGTGCTGTTGGGTAAAGATACTGGTGTGGCGTTACGTCCAATATTGCTGTTGGTGCGCTACCATCTATTCTTGGATAAGTATTGAATCCAAAGCCATTGCCACCATTCAAGGCAAACTCACCATAAGCAGCATACGAAGAAGCATATACAAGTCTACGTTTCATGTATTGCTTTTCAGCTTGCAACTGGTCGCCCAATGACTGAGAGATAGGCTTCACATTACGGTCACTGACGTATTCCAGCATAGTTGGGTACTCATAACGAATACGAGCTGTCTCATTAAACGCTACGGCTGGGAAGTACTCTTGAATAGAGAAAAAGTACTTTTGTATGCAGCCCCAAGGTGACTTTTCAATGCCTTTCTTCTGGTCTTCTGCGGTAATCAATCCAGCCATTTCATTCAAAATGGTGTTCATCATATTAGCCAATTCGTTATTACCGCCTTCCCACATCAATTCAATCAGATTGAAGAGTACGTTACCACCACCTTCTGTATAGAGCAATTCGCCTTCATCTGAATATGGATGCAAGCGGTCTATATAATACGGCTTAATCTGATAGCCAGAGTTATCCGTCTTGAAGATGGTGTCCAAATCGTCTTGATGCAGCTCTATCAAGTGCGTAATCGGGTCAAGAGCATAATATGTATTCTTAGAGCAATTGTCCGTTCCTGCTATCAAGAAGTTTACAAAGCAGTAATGGAACTGCAATGATTTCTTATTGAAATAATCACCGATTTCTTCTCTTGCTTCTGCCACTATAGCAGAGATAAATGCAGTATTAAGTTCTGACCATGCGCCAGTTGCGATATTGCTAATGGCACTATTGTACAACGTCTTCAAGTTCTTTGTTGCATATCCACTTGGATTAGATGAGTCTGGCAAACCAGCTGGAACCCATTTCTTATCAACAAAGTCATAGCGTACCACGTCATACAACGATGCGCCGCCTCCAGCTTGTGTCATCCAGTATTGATAAGAGGTGTCAACCGTAGTGTCATCCTGGAAAGTGGAGAAGTTACCGTCTGTATATGGCTTAATGCGTGGATTGTGCATGAACAGCCAGTTCCATGCAGTCTTATAGTAGTCGGTAATCGTATCTAATGGCTGTCCTTTTACATGCCCCTCATCATCCGATGCTTTGTATGTAAGACCAGCGTCAAAGTCTATATTGCCATCGCCAGCATATTCAAAATACTCTTCATCAGCATTATATATCACCTTATCGTCCCAAGGAACACGCATATCCGTCAAAGGCTTATTGTTGTCTGAGCCTTCCATCATGGCGAAGTCTGGGAACTTATCAGACGAATATCCCCATGTCTTCTTATCCATCTTACCAGGCCCGAATGTGCCTAAGCCGTGGAATACAGGCTCTGAATCATCTGGAGTCTGGATGAAGTAAAGCACAGGACGCTCCAACACAGCAACTCTTGCTTTCGGATTCGCCTTTTGCATGGAGTTTTGACCAACAATAGCTGTATGAAGCAAGTTGTAAAGCTCTGTTGCACCTTGTTTATGGCTCTGCATAGATGAAGCATAATTGATTTTCAATACCAATTTAGTGGCAGCTGGAACATCATCTGTAAGCTGATAGGCATTGCCTCTTTCATCACCATTACCGTCTATCCAACCGTCATCAGTAATCGAATTGCCATCATCACCTTTCATCTTGTTTATGTCCCACTGCTGATTCCACCAATAGTAGGTCTTAGCAGTAGAGCCTTGTCCTTTGTCTGGAAGCTTACCGTATTTTTTGCCAATAGTTCCGCTATGCACATTGTCTGGTGTGCCATCTTCATTTAGCAAAGATATTTCCAACCATCCTGTCTGATTATTTGTTGCAAAACGATATGTCTCATAGCCGTGCCATACAAGTACGTTGTATTTTTCCTTGGCAAGCGCATAATTTATCTCACCGTTTTGTACAATAGCATTAGCGTTACGGAAAGCAATTTTATCTTCAGATGTAGGCAATGTACTACTATAGTCTTGCATACAATCATCAGAAGACAAGGCTTTCTGATAGCATCGGATTGAATAAATGTCCACATCTGCATCGTCTTGTCCGATTCTAATTCCACCATGTCCCATAGATGAAATAAATTCGTTTGCTGTTGCTGTATCAAATGGAAACTCTCTGTTCAGAACGCCATTGATAAACACACGCACAAGAGATACTGTTGTTGAATTGGTAGAAGAAGAACGTAAGGCATGAACTACATTGATAGCAATGTGAGTGCGTACATTTTCCATCCAACCAAAGTTCTGGTCTGCCTCAGTTGACTGAGTAACGGTGTTGATATAGCCATCAAGCGGACGCATTAACAATCCAAGCGGATTACCTGTTGCCTGGATGATCGAGCAGCATTGGATGATAGGGGCTGACTCGTTGGTTACATTACGAATCTTGAAATCAAGCTCCAATGTCATGCTTGATGCTGTATTGCTCTTAAAATTCTCCCAAGGCTCATAAGGTATCGTTACCTTTTGCCCAGCCAATACACGAAGAACACTTTGCTTGTCTTCAGCTTTAATCCATCCGTCATTTACAAATCCAAAATTCTCAAATTTAGCTCCAGACAATTCAACATTGCCTTTTGCAGCATTTAAGATTCTGGCAGGATTTGGCTCGCTATTGTTTCTTACTTTTGGGTTCAAGAAGAAATCAGCACCACTTGTAGGGCTAAATTTCTCTGTATTATCAACGGTTATGATTTCAGATTCTGCTCCTGTCGATTCCTTCAAGAAATTATATTCTTTACCGCCAACAACTCTGTAAATATGCAAATAAGAATAAAGAATGTCATCGGAATCATTCTCCACCTCAACTGTTGTTTCTACAGAATTAGGCGTATTTGGCATTGTCTCATTCTCCAATCGCAAATACTCCACCACGTTGTCATAATCACTCATAACAATGGCAATGCTTATAGCTTCACTGCTTGGATTATAAACCGCATAGTCGAACAACACAATCTGCTCGTAATTCACAACCTTTGTCTTTAGGTTCTGAACAAGCAAGTAAGGAGTCATATCCTCTTCATTTACAACGAGCATGAATGAGTTTACAATATGCTCTGATTCAAGTTCCTTTCCAGAACCATCTACGCATGTTACCCATGCCTCAACCGTATGAACGCCATGATTGATAATCTGGACAGGTTGAGAGCTGGTGTCATTAATTGCTGCTACTGTATATGCAGAAGTTGTGTGAGTGTTTGTGCCTATAGAGTAAGTAATCTCTCTGAATCCGTCTTGACCATCAGCGGTTTTACCACTTACCTTCAAATGCAACGTTTTCTTCACGCCAGCACCATATATATAATAAGATGGCTGGAGGTAGTCTGTGGTTACAGGGTGGTAATACTCTGAAGCCAACTCTACTCTTAATGTAGTAAGTACAATTGATTCAAAGATTATCGGATTTGATTGAGTGCCAAACCCTTCATCATAAACGTACACACGCACACGATTACTACCAGTTGATAAATAACTGGTAATATCAATTTCATCATAGTCAGCTGCGATATTCTTGGAAGCCATCGCCATTGTACCTTGCGTAGTCCACTGGCCATTTGCATAGGTCTGGATATAAAGTACACCACTATTACCTGTATCGTAACCAGCCGATGTACTGGTATACAATAAGTGCAATGTGGCTTTACCAGTAATACTTACCATAGATTTCAAATCGTCAGTCGTTTTCAAACTGACTTCAGAACCTTCGGCTGTATAAGGCAAAGTCACAACGCCATCAACAGGCTTGTACTCATTGGTTCCCATCTTCACCACTTTAACGCTGGCTTGATTCTCCTGCACAGCTTGCACTAAGGTATTCCATTCATCAGAAGTCACCTTCTCATTGGCTGGAACGGTCTCCGTTGCTGCTTGCTGGCTGGAGTTGGGCTGCTTGTTAAGCAGTTTTGAAATGTCTGTTGCCATAATTTTTATTGAGATTTTTGTTCACTGTATAGATGAATAGTGATTCTCACCATTGGCAAAGGGTAGAAAATCTCAATTATTTTATCTCCACCCAGCAATTTGTCTGGATGGAGATAAATATTAAGCAAGAATAACAGGGAATGTATATGGGAATACTGAACTTCCATTCTGTAATTCACACACAAACAGGTCGCTACCTGTAATCTTATATCCCAATACTATTTCTTGTTGTGTTCTGTCAATTGCTGCTTGGAGAATGTTGCCATTAGCATCCTGCTGTTCATTCCACCAACCATCAACTTCATTCTTTACATCTGGCAAATGAAATTTCTTCCAGACGAATGTAAAATTATCTTTGACATACTGAGGGGCAACCAGCTTACCTTGATAGTATACATCTGCATGAAGTATAGTTGAGCAACTGCCATTCTTGAATGACTTACCTTGGTTGGAAGTCACTTCCACTGTATAGCCGACAATATGCTGCTTACGAATAGTAAAAGTGTCACTATATGTATTTGCACCTATTGTTACTGCACATTTTAATGTTAGCACACTACCATCATTCCACATAGACGAATCTGGATAGACCACATACTGCTTGGCGTTTGCAGATTTTATCTTAATCCATTCATTGTCTTTTAAGTAGTACCATTGACGTTGGCTGGATGTTGATGTTATATTTTCTTCTTCAATATTAAGTGTTATCGTCTTGGGGTAAAACTCTGTAGCTGAAGAAGATTCATCGCCCATCATAGTGAATGTGTCAGCTCCGTTGATTTTGATGGACTTACTGGAAATTTCCTTACGAACAGTTGAGTCTAAGTTAGACCAGTTCAATGTTACGTTTTCACCAAAAGTAACCTTACCATCGCTATCCCATTCAATATTCATATTTGCGAGATAACCAGAGCCATCAACTCTCAATAAGAATGACTTCGTGCGTGTGCCTATACTTCCAGCTCCATCAAAATTTAATTGAAGTAACGGATTCTGAATTGTACCACCAATACCACCACGACTAAACCATGCGCCATAATCTTCACTGAACTTTACTACTTCATCTGTCGGCTGGTATTGGGTAACGGTTTTACCTTCCTCCAATTGTGGTGCTGACAGATAAACAAGCTCTTCTGCTCCATCTTCATTGCCTTCAAAGGTTGGCGCAAGAGATATAAGCAATGGTGTATTATCATCAACTCCTCCATAAAGTTCAAAGGTTACGCTTTTCCTTTCCCAAGCAAGACATTGACTGGAAGAGAATCGAAAAGTGCCAACAACATGACTGTTCTGCAAGACTGAAATTTGACATGCTTTCTTGGCATATAGCCAAAATGAAAGACAATACACCTTACCGATATGCTCTTTCAACCAACTTGCTTCTTGCGCCTGTATCTCAACTTCATTAGAAAATGAATATACCTTACCAACACCACATGGTACTGCGACATCTTTATTTATCTCTATTCCAGACGTAAAATTGACATCCAACGAGTTCAAAAACGCATTGCGATGTATCTTTCCAGCGTAGAATGTTGCTGCAAATCCATTCTCATCACCAGCTGTCAGTGTGCCAGAGACATGGGCAGAGCCAGAAGCGAAAAGTTTCTGGAAATAACCGCCATAACTGTCAAGTTGTCCGAATACAGGGTCTACCAACCCAGACAGCTTACCGACACGAATTTGGCTTGCATCATTAAAATTGGTTAGACTGGAGAGCAATATAATATTGAAGTCGGCAATTTCAATGCTATCCTCGTGGTTGCAATCACGCTGTAGCTTAAATGTGCGTAAATGTCTGCCAGACCAATCTATCGTGACCACATGGAGCTTATATTGCCATTCTGTCGTTACTAGTACATCAAACTCAGCATCTGTATGTTCACCATTAGTATAACCCAACGATGCTTTCCATGTTTGCTCACTACTTCCTTTGATTTTATATGATATTACAACACGATTTGGGTTTGCAACATATTCATAAAAATCCTGGGAAATACCGATTGGAATATTGTCTTCTGTAACAGATACGCCTAACTTCAAGACACGATTGTTATCTTGTTGCGTCTCTTTGTACTCGCCATACGCCTTGCCTTTATTGATTATAACATACTGAGATTTTGGGTCTTCATAGTCTGCGCTTACGTCTTCTGGCCAACACAAACTCTGATTTCTGCCAATTCCATCAATAACGTCCATATATGGAGACTCTTGATCAGAAGCTGTCAGATACAATGCTCCTGAACGTTCTTCATCAAACAGATTGGTTATTCTGGCGAAGTCAAGTAATTGGTCACTGGATGGCGCATCACCTTCCAGTAAGGCTCCAATAAAATAATCTCGCTCTACTATCTCTTGCGTTTCCTCATCAACAACAGTTTCCTTTCCGTATGTTAATACACACATCAAAGAGTATATGAGATTTTTACCGTCAAAATATTGCCGCCTTACTATATCACCAGTTTTCAAGCCTTGCGTCTTCTTAGTATCGTGACGCAACGATACCTTGTATTTCTTATAGTTGAATAAAGCCATTTATAAAACTTCTTCTACGAGGTCTCCAGAACAAGCATCACTTACCCATAGAGAGCCATTTGTAACCGATATTTTCTGTACTTCCAGTTCATATATGCGCATCTTCTTACGCACAGTCAACTCATCAAACGTTGCAGCATAGCCACCATATAACTTGCTGTTCATTACAGCCCAACCATATCCAGCGAAACCGCTTGCAAATCTCTGGGAGCTTAATGCGCCTGTGAAATAAGCATTGCCTTGATGTTTTATGCCATCTGTAACACCTTCCAGATAAACTGCATCAGCAAAATACAGCACATTTTCAGCAAGCCGTGTCTTGTATTTTTCACTGGAGATTGAGAAAGCGGAAGATTCTACAGGCTTTGACAATCTAAAGAACTCTGCTTCTGTATTCAGTTCCAATGTAGCTGACCATTCTGAGCTTTGATTCTTAAACAGCGATTCAGTCTGAATGTATCGAAAACTGAATGGGATATGCTCTGTTTTTGGCACATCATTCAACACTCTTATATATGGTAACGAGCCATATAATATGGTGTTGGTGTCATCTGCATACATATTTGGGGCTGTTTCCAATTTGCCGAAACGAACCTTCTTATAAAAAGCAACGCCACACTCAACATCTGAATTATGGTACGTTCTCAATACTGTATCGCCCGATGCACTGCAACCAGCTTCCAATGAGTTTCTAAAATGCCCATCGCCATACTGACTGATAATTCTATATGAACTATTGTAATCCCAAATCTCAGTCTGGAGTGATATTCGTGTGGTTTTAACTTCTCCATCGCTGTCTCCAAGGTTCATTACTTTACCTGGTGATGCAATGGATATGATGTTACTATTCTCACCGCCTCTTACCTTGATGATATACGATTCTCCAAACTTAATGCCACATGTCGGGGCTATTACAAGGTCTGAAATTAATGCTACATGACCAGTTTCTTTATTAGCGTCATCCTTGACAGAATATAACATCCTCTTGCCATATTCGCCTAACTCAAAACCATACAAAGCTTTCAGACCACCTTTTTGCTCATACGAACCTTCAACAATGAGGTCTCCATACACATGAGCATTTTTCATCGTCCAATCAGTGTCCTTGTTGTTGCAGTTACCGCTATGGTAGAACTCATTCTCACCCATAGATATACCATTCTGCGTTATCTTAAAGTCACCAATTGACAGCGAACCATCAATACTAACCTCACCAGCAAATTGGATATTCTGATATGCAAAATTTAGCTTGTTATCTGCAATCCACATAGTCTGGTTTTTCCCAAAATACAAACCAGCATCCGACAGTATAAGCTTTCCAGTAATGGTCTCATCTTCATCAACAATAAGATTTCCATAGACATGAGCAACTTTCTTGTTGCTCGCATCTACTGCAACATCGAAAATCATCTTATTGTCATATCCTGCCTGGAAGCCATATAATGCCCCAAGCCTACCAGTCATAGAATCACCAGAACGTGAGATATAGCCAAGACCACCGCCCCCTTCGCCTCCAGAACCGCCACTGCTTACTGTCGAAATAATGGCATTTGCCATCATGTAAGCAGAGTTTTTCATTAATATCTGCGAGTATTCAGCGAGACCTTCTGCTATTTTTTCATTATTTATAGATCCATCTTCATTCAAAGGTGGATTTTCCGAATAATCTGGCGCATCTACTTTATTCGCTTCAGTCATGCCCTGGAAGAAGCGACTGTACAAATTATATAAGCTGGACTTCTTATCCAGACTCTCTTCATTGAAATTTAACTTTGCTTCTGCCATTATTTCTGTACTTGTACTTTCTTGGTCAAGAATCCGCTATGCGAAGACTTGAACGAATTAATCTTTGATTTCAGAGCTATGAACTGTGCCATATTCAGAGGTGGTTGTGGGCCAAGTTGTGTGGTTGTCTTTATCTGACTGATATAGCCAACAATATCCATCAATATGTCTGCTAATTGACCACCAAGTACAGCATCATCGGTTCCACTATCACTGCCCAAATAAACAGTTCCATCTTCTACCTTTACTTTGGAACCTCCAAATTTCATAGTGCTTTCACTGCCGTTCAGCTCCAACTCTGCCTTATCGTGCGCTGCTCTTATCTTATCGTGGTTCTGGATATATTCGCTCTCAGCATCGCCAACAGCTGCGTATATTTGATTGCCATCCATAGATAATGATGACTTATTCTTATCATCTTTATCTTGAACTTGGGTCACGATAGAATTTTTCTTGTATGTTGTTTGAGAATACACACCTGTCTCCTCCAATTCGTTGACATCTGGAGAGTCTTCATCGCTTTCGTTAAACGGTTCTCGTTCTTTCACGCCTACTGTGATAGTGTCATGTGAATCGAGCTGGATGATGTCTACATGGGAAAACATGGAAACATACTCTGTATGACTTGCAGGATCTGTCACTATGGTGACTTCAGAATACAGCTTAGGAATAATAACCATGCCATTCATATTGTTTTGCATGGCACTCAGAAATACACCTTCATGTAAACCTACTGGCATATCATCTGTTGTTTCAAATGCCATAGTAGGGTATTCTTGAACGTCTACCGTACCAAACAGCTCATCGCTTTCATCAGAATGAATCTTACAGACATATCCTGTGACTCTACCTGTATCGTGAACCGTATTTGTGCTTGGGTCTACCAAACCACGCAAGGCTATCTTTCGGATAGCCTCACGAATAGTCTGGTTCTGACTCAAATCACTATGTAGTTTTCTTGTCATTCTTATCTTCAGACTTTATTTTTGCAATGCAATATGGCAACTTTATCGTCTGACGATAACCACCAGTACCAAAAGTTGTCGAAATCTCATCTACTAAATAATAGCCGTTTTTGGCTGGATGGCGTTTGTCTGTAAGCTGAACTTTTTGAGCTGTCTTCAAGTTCAAGTCACCAAATAATGTTAGCTGTCCATCAATACCGTTCATATTATAGCTCTCAAAATATTTGATTGCTTCTTGCAACAATGCTTCCTTGGTAATGCCTATTTTGCGTGACATATAAGGAATTACGGTATATTTACTTAAATCTACTCTATCTTTCGATTTTGTAAGAGGGGTTGCGCCTAACTTCATGGCTTTCTTTGACAACTTTGTTTCGTTCATCACTTGCCATTTCTTAGAGCCTTTCTTACTTGAATTATAATCTGGGTTCTTGCGAATGGTAATATGGTAGAATTTATCATCCTTATCCAATCCTGTAGCCTCAACAGCTAAAAAGTCCTTGTCTGTATTCATCAATGTCAAACCATTATTGGCAACATGATAATCAAAAAGGATTTCTGGAATATCTGATTTATTGTCGCTATAATTCAGCACAGAATCCTTACCAGGATTGGAAAAATAAGAGCGTCCAACAGCGATGTATGGCGTATCTCCGTTAAATTTAACAAAAGCAAACACCTTATACTTACTCCATTCAGTCAACACATCCGCTACAGTCAAATCACTGGTCAAATTTACCTTTCCTATATTGATTTCACATGACTTGGTTTCTGGATGTAATGACAAGCCACTGTTTTTAAGTAACTTATATTTTCCGTTATCGGCTAAGAAGTCATTTACTGTCATGTTTTTCTTTGCTGTAACCTTTGGACATGTTATCTTCTTTAAGCCGCTGGCAAGATTCTCACATTGTATTTCAATAGGAGTATCAATGCTACATTTTGTAATATAGCCTTCAAACATAATTTTCAATTTCTCTTTATACTTTTTCAATTTGTCGCTGTCATTGAATATAGACTTCTTGTTTGCATCAAGCTTTGTGAGAGCTGCAATCATTGGGTCTTCTGTATATCCCAAGTAAATCCGTATTCTCTGACCTACCTTGAAATCTGCAACAGAAGCAACCTTTGAGTCGGTTCTGGTGGTTATCAATACTCCAGCATCATCAACAGTTGCCGACACCTTATTGGCATTTTCTTGTTCATTCAAAGTGGTGATGGTCTTTTTAATGACCGTGCCACGAGGAAATTTTACCGATGCTGTGCCTATCAACTTTCGATACGAATCATCTATCTGGATGCTTTCTACCTCAGTTATACGCAATGGGCTTTCTGGTTCTGCCATTGGTTTCTTCTGGTCTTTCATATCCCAAATCTCTATAAGAGAAATGAGGATATGAAAGCTCGGCTGTCCTTTTACTGCTGCCATTATATCTTATCTACGAGTTTATCAAGACCGTTTCCTGCGGCATCCACACCAGCATTTACCGTAGAGCTTACAGCAGATGCTGCTGCATTTGCAACAATCTCAGCATACTTATTATTCAAAATCAATTTATACCACTTGCTCATCGGACTTACTTCTATTTCACGATTAATGACAGCGATAGTATCTGACTTCACTACAACATCTTCATCGGGTTCAACAGCAACACAAGTAAATGTATATGGCTGGATATTCTTAAACTCTTGATTTTGCATATTAAAGTCCTTGATGATAATCTTATCCACATTAAACTGCTTGAACTGGAAGTGGTTGACATTTACAACACCGCCATATTGCATAATCTGGATGAACTTCTTGACATCATTTTCTGGATATACTCCTTCTTCATTGCTGACAATCTCACCAGTAACCGTAAAGTTCAAGTCACCTCCAGACACTAACTCTTTACGAGTATAATCACGACCTTGAACTGTGGTCATAACTATATTCTTGGAACTTTGAATAGCAACATCTGGATTGATGTCAATAAAACAAATGGTTTTTGTTGTGTAACTGTCCTTTACTTGTTTATCACCAACAATTTTAACATCTTCAACAAGTATATCTGTATCACCATCATAAAATAACATGAGAGATTCTGGAACGGCATTGCCATACTTATCTTTGGCAATAATGGTATGACCACCATCTGCTGTTATGCGCCCCCATTCTTTCATTTGGGATTCACGGTTCCTAATGAGTTGCACCTGATTGGACTTTTGCTGTTCCAATACAGTCTTACGCAATGTTTTCTCCAGATACCTTTGATACTTTGGGAACAGTTTATTTATCTGCCCTTCAATCTCAGACATGGCAAGCTGTTTTGCCACATGAACAAGAACAGACTTGTATGCCCGATTGTTTCTATAAATCACTTCTTGCGCTGGGGAATGTGTATAAGCCCATGAAACGCTGGAGGCTGCATTAGCAGCAGCCTTACCAGCATTAAATTTCACGTTACCCCATATATCTCCTATGAACGACATTGTTTATCCATGCCAAGTTTCATCAAAATCATGTACTACGTCAACAAGTGCTTGTGTGAGCTGCTGCTTGACGTTATCAATTACTTCTCTATTATCCTTCTTGCTCAAATCTATAGACTTCACATTCATCAGATTCTCAATCTTTACAATCACCTGTTTAGGTGCTGCTGTCTGATTATTATAGTGCTGCTTGTAATCAGCCTGGCTTGCACCCTTTGTATTATGGGTTGCTGGAGTGATGGAACCGTTACCGCCACGACCGTTACGGCCAGTGCCTTCTTTCTTTTGATTTCTAACAGTACCTTGCATTGTACTATTGTCCATCGGCAACATTACGCTCCATCCAGAACCGCTTACAGGGTTCCACATGCCTGTAGATGAATTATACTGATATGTAACGCCATTCACAGTCTTCTTTTCACCATTTTTTGCAGCGTTATATTCTGGATGTCCGTTATTGGCATTAAAAATAAAACCGCCTGCAAATGTATTTAACTGTGTGGCTAATGACAACAAATTAGTTGCTGCGTCTTGCGCTGGCAAACCAAGCGCATCAATCACTTTCACCAGGCTTTCCAACTTTTCTTTTGCTTGTTCTGCTTGTGTAGTTGTCTGCCACTTTCCATTGTCAAAGCCTAATGATTTTGCCCAATCTACAGCTGTCTTTTCTGTATAACCAGCAAGCCATGAGCCAAGTTCCGCATTAACAGATGAAATGAATTTTACTACAATATCTTCTGTTAATGTCTTGTTGTCAATAGCATTAAAATAAGCATCAACATTCTTCCATACGTCTGCATTAGCACCATACAATCCATTCATACGGTCATACAAACCTTGCTGGTAAGCGTATGTATTAACTTTATCTGCTGCCGACCATGTTTTCAGATCATCCATACCCCAGCTAAATACATCTGGATATGTACTTGGTGATGCTGTTATCGTGCCATAGTTACTTTGCCAATCATTCTTGATTTTATTAAAGTCCTTGCGTGTGCCGTGCATCATAGCTGCATACAGACTGTTTTGAATCTGCTGTATTGCCATTGCACCTTGCGCTCCTTTAACGCCTTCCAAATACAAGGCAGACATAGCAGCCATAACATCTTTTTGATCATTACCGCCAGACGGATTTGTTAATCGGTTTGTATGGCCTTGCAAATCCACCCAATAGTAATTATCATCAGCACCATTATAAAAAGCTCTGCCATCTGGGTGATTGAAATGGTTGATGCCTGTTATTTTGAGTGCATTTAATCCAATTTGATTCACAGCAGATATAGCATCTTTCGCCATATTGCCAGAGCCATACCAAGTGTCTCGTGCATCAAATTTTGCAGCCCATTCATCATAAACTTTACCATCCCAATTAGCTGTATCTTTATTATTGCCAGTCGAAAGACCTAATTCTTCATTACGAAGTCTGATTCTCTCTTTAATAATGTCATTGATACTCAATTCTTTATTATTAATCAGATTAAGATACCTTTCTGTTGTGGTATAGTGATCTCCACTAAGCATACCATTCTCGTCTGTTAATGAGCCAAGACATTTGGTTATAGCTTCATGTGCGGCATTTGCAGCATTATGTAAATTGACCATATAGGCGATTGCGCCACCAACAGCGATTGCACCAGCAACACCCCAACCTACTGGGCCACCAGCCAAAAGTCCTGCCATCATACCGATGCCGCCAATTCCAGCACCAACTGTACCCCAAAGAGAGTCTTCACCACCAATAGCTTTACCGATTTCATTTCCAGCAAAGCCTCCCATAATACCGCCGACAGCTGGTAAAAGGATTCCACTCGCTCCACCTCCAGAGATAGGTGTACTTTGATTGCGTACAGGCGCAACTCCTCCGTACATCCTTAAATAGCGTTCTTGCACATCAGGTCTTGCTGCTGCAAATTTTTCACCAAAACGTCCAATATTATAGCTATTTCCCCAAAATTGACCAAGCCCAAATCCACCGCCAACTAAGTTTTTGGCAAAGCTCAACATACCAACAGATTTAATTGCAGAACCCAAAGCCACAATCCTACCTGTCAACAAAAATATCTGACCAGAAAATTTGACAATACCAGAAACGCCTAAAAATGCAGCCTTGAATACTCTCATCAAAGACAATATAGGCCACATCTTTAATTGAAACTCTACAAAAGCCTTAATTATAGGTCTGAACTGCTCATAAAAAGACAACAATTGCTTCGTAACTTCATAAATCATTTTCGCAAAATCCATCAAGTCTTTTGCGGTTTGCTTTATGAAGTTTTTAGCTTCATCTGTCTTTAACCAGCTTGTAATACTTTGCAAGAAGTTCTTTATCGGCTGCTGTATCTCATCAAATGCTTCAATGCCATCTTCTGTAAACATAGATGTAAGCTGCGCCCATAAACCTTGAATAGTATTTTTCTTTTCGTCAGCAAGCTGCTTTGCAAGACCTTCAGACATAAAGTTAGCCTTAATGATGTCATTCCAGCCCTCCACATCATTAGCCAATGATACAGCACCTTGCGCTGCTGTTTTATGGAATATCTGGTAATAATCAGACAGCGACAAGTCCTTCTTATTCAAATCTTCAAAGATGTCAACAACATCACGCATATTACCGTTCTTGTCTGTGCGGCTTACGCCAATACGCTTCCACGCTGCTGCCTGTTTCTTTGTCGGATTTACAATATTCGCCATGATTGTACGCATCGTTGTACCAGCCTGGGAGCCTTTGATACCAGCGTTGCCAAGAATACCCATTGCAGCAGTAGCTTCCTCAAACGGAACATCACCAGCTGACAACAGTGAAGCAGAATACTTATACGCTTCTGCAATCTCCATCAATGTAGTATTTGACTTTGTAAAAGTCATAGTCATAATATCAGCTGCTTTGCGTACCTTTTCTGGAGAGATATTGTAACCTGTCATAATATTTGTCACAACATCTGCTGTCTCGCCAAGGTCAGTGTCACCAACAAGAGCAATATCCGCTATAGGCGCAATTGATTTGTTAATTGCGTCTACATCAAAACCAGCCATTGCCAAGAACTTAGAAGCGTCAGCTACTTGTGGTGCTGTAAACTTAGTCTGTACACCAACATTACGAACTTGTCGCTCCATAGCAGCGAATCGCTCCTTGAAATCAGCACGTTTATCATGCGCACCAAGGATATTCTCTGCGGTTTTCATAATATTATTGTACTCTGTATAGTCTTTCACAGAGTTACTGATTAATGAGCCGATACCAGCTATGCCGTATGCAATACCCATACCTTTAAGCATATCTACAGCCATAATGCCGCCAGTATCAAGAGGTGTTGGGCCAAGCAGCTTGTAACCCAAGTTCTTTGGCATATTTCTGGATATAATACTACTGGACGTTTTGCCAGAAGTTGCTTTTACTCGTTTGCCTCCAGCACTACGACTACTCGTACCGCCAGCAGCTACACCACCAGCGGTATTGATAGAGCCTAAATTGATTCCAGCACCTTTTGCTTCTGCTTTCAATCTACGAAGTCTGCCTATCAGCTTATCAACATTGTTTACCGCTTTACTTGTTTCTAACTTGACGGTATATGTCTTGGCATTAAGCTTCGTCAGATTATTTTGCAGATTACTGATAGATGTATTGAGCTTTCGGAACGGACGCATCGCTTGGTCAAGCTTTTTCGTAGCTTGTGCGAAGCTATTGATGGCAGTAACCGCATCCTGTGACAATACATTTATGTCATAATTTACAGTGAAATTCTGAGCCATTATATATCATGTTTATTTTTACAAGAATAGAGTTTCCAAGAAATACATAGGTCACTATAAGCAAAAATCCCTACCTTCAACTTAATGAAAGTAGGGAGTACAAAAACCTATGCAAGAAGTCCAAGCGTCTTTACTTGATTTACCTTAATCTGGTGTTCATCAAGCCATTCTGCATCATTGGCTATGATAGCAAAATCTTCATCGCTTAGAGATTCTATGTCTATTCCTGGGAAATAATGCCTTATGTAAATAAGTTTATGACGCAAATATTCGTCATCTTTTACTTCCCAGGCTTTGATAAATTTACAAGAGTACCATTGCGCATCTGGATGATCTGACCAAGCTGACCCATCAAACCGAACAGGAACAATGAATCATCATCAATCAGCTCCTTATCGCCACCCACGAAACAATCCGTAGCCAGTGTTCGCATAGCGAGTGCCTGATTACTCTGTGAAGCAGTGAGATACTTGGAGAACGCCTTAAACGAAGGCTGTCTGAAATAGCCAATGTAGACTCCTTTCTCATCGAACTCCTGACCCTCAACTACCAGAGGGAACACTACTTTAAGTTTCTGCTCTTCCTTGATTTCTGCGGCCTTCTTATCAACTTCCTTCTGAAGCTCTGGAGTAAGATTGCCATTCTCGTCAAAAATTTCCATTACTACTTTTGCCATAATGATTTAATTAAAGTTTTGAATTATCTATATGAGAATAGCATGATTGAAAGTGTAGGGTTTGAAAAAAGGGAAAGATATTTTCTATCCTTCCCCTTACATAAAACTTTATTCAACCATTATGCACTTGTACTGCAAATAATCTTGAATGGATTAAGGTCAAATTCCTTAGTGATATTGGTAGCATCCTGCTCTGCTTCCATGCCATCCTCATTGAAGAGACAGCCCTTCAGAGTTACAGTTTCTTCTGTCCAATCATCTGTACCCATTTCATTGGCAAATGTTACAATGAGGTCAAACTCACCAAGTGCCATAAGAGAGCCTTGCAAAGCTCGAAGCTGAACCTGGGTGTTGTAATCCATTGTAATGGATGCTGTATACTCACGGTTGCCAAAACCACGATTGACAGGCTCGCCACCAAGACCGTAATTGGTTTTCATGTTACGCTTAATGTTCCACTTGATTGCTGAAACACCCTGCAAAATAGTAGGGTTAGCATCACTTGAACCTGTCAAAGCTGGAGCAGTAAGCTCAATCTGCGCCCAAGAATAGGCTACGTTATTTACTATTGTTGCCATTAAGAAGCGGATAATACAAGTCCTTCAGTAACTTCAATGGTCTTAGCACAACCAAGAGGCACGATAGTATACTGAATAACAAGTTTGTCATTCTTCAAGATGTTCTGAGTTGCTGGAATGGTAATCTTACCCATGCCAGAAATCTCTTCCGCATCCGTCATTGCTGTAAGGATGTCAGAAATCAAATTGGTAAACACTGTAATCTGTGCTGCCGACAGCTGTCCGTTACTACGATTCACCTTGATAGGCGAGTTTACATAAGGAAGCAAAGCTGTACGTACAGAACGTCTTGACTTGTTGATTGTACGGTTACGAGCGATTGTGCAATAATCACCATCAGAGCAAGTCTTGTCTCCAGAGAAATATACATGTCCTTCAAGTCCAGTATATCGCATCAAGAACACATAACCAAGATTATCAAGCGTGTCAAGCTGCTGCTGACTTAATGAAGAATACTTGGTTGAGTTCTTCAACGCACCACTCTCAACTTCAGAATCACCAAAGCCAAACTCGATGTCTGGGAAGTAACCAATCAGATCGTGGCTTTGCACCCAACCCATACATTCGCCAACATTACACTGAGTAAGCTCGCCAAGTGCTGCGCCAACATTGCCTACTGGGGTCGTTGATTCCAAAGCGCACTGCATCTTTGTAACATCGGTATCAAGTCCCTGTCCAAGCAATACACTTACATAGCGTGCGCCAACAACACAAGTAGGGATCTTGCTGAACACGACCTTAGTTGAATCACCACTGGTTGTTGCTACCTTAGATGTGTTTGCATTAAGCAAAACAACGCAAGGTGCATTGTAGCTATCTGCAAGCTGCTTGGCCATAGACTGTAAGTCACTCACAATCTGGATGCTGTATGTTTCTGCCGATGCGTCTGTCTGCTTCCATAGACGCTGCTCTGTCCATACACCAAACTGATTGATTGTACCATGAGCCGCCTTCTGCATGTCTACGAGGGCACTCCAATTGCTCGAACAATCCGCAAAGGAAATAAACAATCTGCCTGAGTTATTGCAACCTTTGAAGAAATGCTTGATGTGGTAGTAAGGGATGCCAGCAAGAAAATCCTTGCTATTTGTATCTTCATCTTTCTCACCAGTGTAGGCTGCAAGACCAAGCTCATCGGCATCTTCAATTCTATTAAGCTCAACCACAGTGTCCTTCAAGGCAGCTGCGAGCTTAACTCCTGCTCCTTTAGTCCAAATATCTGTCTGAGCTGAAATGTCAAATACAAGACCACAAACCTTTTCGGTAAGGCTGGAAATTTCCTTTCCAATATTACCATCGGTGTCGGTCATAAATACGCCACCTAAAGCCATTATTGATTTTTATTATGATTTGTAGAACGGATTTTTGTAAAGAATAGCATTACCCCTTACAAAAGGTTCAGAGTCTTTGGGGAATGTGCCGCCATACTTTGAAACATAAAGCTCTTCCTCGTTAGGGAAACATTTCAAAATAGCTTTCACATCCTCTGGAATATCCTCTGACTGGGCTGTAGTTGTCTTGCCCTCACTTGTTTTCTTTGATGCTCGTGGTTTCTTTGTCTCAACAGGAACTTCTGGAGTGTTTTCTGACTGGGTGTTGGTGTTTTCACCTTCACTTGCGTTTGCTTCTGTATTCTCGCCTGTGATTACATCCAGACCTTCCTCTACAGGTATAGCATCTTCCGTTTTGATTTTCTTTGCCATAATGATTGAAATCTAAAAAAGGAGAATGGAGTAAATCGACTCCACTCCCCAGAATTATATTGAGTTTTCTGAATTGTTAGATTACTCAGTGTACTTGTAAGTAGTCCAGAGAACAATCTCTGAAGGAAGCACGATGTTTACATCGACCTTCATACGCATCTGGAAGAAGTATAGCTCGCTGTTTGCCTGGAGCTTTTCTACCTTGACTGACTCCTGGTCAGTAGCGTAGTCAACACCCATCCAGAGACAGGAGTCCATATCACGAGTGAACTTGCCAAGAGCGATTGTCTGCTCTGGGATTCCATCAATAACCTTGATTTCCTTACCCTTAAAGCGGTACTTGTTCACCTCTGCGTTCTCTGTGTACTTTACATCCTTACTTGAAAGGTATGCGTCATACAAATCCCAAAGCTCCCAGCCCATCACGAACTTCAGCTTCTTGTTCTTACGGAGCTTCTTAGGACACTGGCGGTACATTGCATAAAGAGCCTTTTCAACTGCTTCACCAGTAGTAATTGCTGTTGAACCAGCAAGAATGACCTTACCTGTAGCAGCCTCGTTCTTCTGCGCCTCTGTACGAGTGCCAGCGTCAACAGAATTAGCCTTCAAGTTATCAAGACAACGAACTACAAAACCGTCAAAGTACTTCATTGGGCCAGCATCGCTGTCACCACCAAGTGTTACATTTGTCTCAGGCGCATCCGAAGTAAGCTTAGTATCCTTACCGCCCTTCTTTGAACACCAGATAGAATCACCGATATACTGGTCTTTACGGTCTACGAGCAAGTGAAGCATTGTTGCCTGTACCTTCGGGTCAAGGTCACGGAAAATCAGCTCGCCCTCTGGCTGGAAAGGCTTCCAGTACTCCTCAAAGTCACGAGGATTAAACTCCAGATATACCATAAAGTCATGCGGCTCCAAATAACGCTCTGAGAACTCGTACTTGTTCTTACCAGTGCTGCTGTCTGCATCGCCATGAGTAGAGGTAGGCGTTGCTACGTTATCCTGGATGATAGAACCAAGTGAAACATGAGGCAGAGTCTTTCGCTTCTGGATGCCAGGAACAATATGAATCAGCCCCTCATTATATGTGTCATTGCCATGTGCGGTATATACCAAGAGGTCTTCCAGAACCTCACCAGCATAGGTATTACCAGCGTAATTAATTGTACCCATTTCGATTAGAATGTTTTGAGTGTAACGTCACCAACGACTGCCTTGACCTTCTCAGCAAGCTTGGCATTGACATCCTTCATTGCCCCCTCTGCGTCATTCTTGTTCTCTGGGTCATTGGCAATTTCATCTACGATATTGTCACGACCAGGAATTGAGTCAAGCGTCTTCTTTACCATGTCCAAGTTTGCTTTCGCCATGCTGACCCAATCTTCCTTTGAACCAGCGTCAATTTTTCCAGTCTTAATTGCATCTTCAACCATTGCATCAATAGAAGCGTTACGAGCATCCTCTTCTGCATCCTTGTATGCCTTCAACTGTCCTTCTACGTCAGAGAGATTCTTCTGGAGGTTAGCAACCTCAGTCTCTTTGCCCTTGAACTTGATTTTCAGTTCACCCAGCTCATTCTTGACGTTCTTCAGCTCTGACTCTGCATTGATAAGCTGTGTAATTCGTGCAGAAACAGACTGCAACGAGGTTTCAGCCTCCAAGCCAAGCTGTGCTGTTACGGCATTGAACTGGACATTTTCGTTCTCTTTCATTGTGTTTTGTTCTTGCCCTGTAACCACAGGATTAAAATTCTGATTATTCTGTGTACGAATAGAAACAACTTCTGAGAGAAGTTTATTTTCATCAACTTCTTTCAATGCGGAGTTCATTATGTCACAAATAGACGCAACGCTTTTTACGCCTTCAATTTGACTTTTTACCTTTTCAACAACTTGTTTGGAGGTCTTGATAATGTTAGTTGCTGGCAAGATTCCAGCATTAACAGCTTCCTTGGCACTCAGATATGTGCCATCAGCATCGCCCTCACCGTCCATGATAGCACGCACCTTATCCTTTGATAGACCGAAACGCTTTACATAAATTGTTTCTATCTGTTTTCTGAAGGCGTTTACCATATTCTTAATGTTCGCATCCTCATTGTCGTTATCATAAACAAAAGGATTGTGAATCATAAGAATTGAGTAATCGTGCATATACAAATGGTCTCCAGCTGCCCAAATAACACTGCCCATTGATGCGGCAATGCCTTCAATGATGCAGTCTACCTCAATGGGACATGACTGGATTATAGAGAACGTACTCATGCCATACATGACAGACCCACCGTCTGAATTAATAAGGACTACAATCTTTGATGGCTTTACATAGTCTTGAAGCCACAAAAACTCCTCATTAAAACAATCTGTGGAAAAGCTATCTACGGAACCAAAGAAACGAATAATAGCAGGCTGGTTAGTTTCAGCTTTGCCAACAACGTACTTTAGATTATTTACGTCCATTAACTTTTGATATTCATTTTTCTGAAGAATAGAAATACAACTATCGAAAGGTTGAAAACAAACAATTATTCTGATACTGTACTTTCTATTTTTACAGCATCTTCAATTGTCGGGGTTGTATGGTCTTCATGTCCATCTTGATTATTCTCTTTCAACTGGTCAGAATGATTTGTGAATGGGGGTATGACGATATACCGTTCTACATAATCCTTATAACGATATGATGTATAATCATTAAACGCTACTTCATAATCAATCCAATAAGGCTGTACACCATCATCAAATGTCTCTGGCATATCCCAATACGCCAATTGAAACTTATTTACCAAAGCTGGAAATTTGTCTTTGTTGGTGTTGATAGCGGAATTAATAATTTCAAAGGCTCTAAAGCCACTCAATTCCACGTCATCATCGCCATTATTCAAATTATTCAAGACATAATGCAATCGTACTGTACATCTTCCAGCATTGATATTTGACTGACCAACCAGCCAATTCATATTGATATAATGAATAAAACAAGCAGGAAAGCCGATAGCGTACTCTTTATTGAACTCATTTGTTTTGATACGAGTTAGCTGACCTGTTTCCAGCTTTATTGTCTTAAACAACAATGGACTATCTTCATCGTCTGGATTGACATGTATTTTCTCCAGAATAGAACGCAATGCTAAATATGTTTCAGATAAAGCATTGACTTTTACAGCCTCTTCGACTGTCAAATTCTTCAAATCAATAACTGACTCATCGTTGCCATTAACAACATCTGCTACTTTTTCTTGTATTTCTTCATGTCTCTTTTTATCTACTATCATTTCGGAAATCCATTAAACAATGTGGATATAGCAAGTTGTTTGAACTCGTCTTCCAAATAAGAAGAGTGACCAATAAACTGCCTCTGTATACTTTTCACGCCAGTCTTGCCGTATGTATGGCTGCCACTTGTATCATTATGAACAGCAGCATAACAAAAGCCTCTATGTCGTGCTGCTGTTCCAAAAGCTGTAGGGTCGGTATAAATGCGGACAACTCGTTTCTTCCCAGGAATTGTCTTATGCTTTATCGAGTTCTTCAATGTTGAGGTTTCTTTCAATATTGGATGAGGCTTATGGTCTCGCCTCTGTTTCCAAGATTGTGAAGAAGCGGTATTAAATCGGTGCATTTCAAATGACTTCTTAAATATCGCTTCTGCCGCACGTCCTATTCGTACCTCAAAATTATTCAAATTCAAATCGAACCTGTGTGGGGCATGTTTCCACTGCTGCATCATTTGAGCTGGTGTTATCATGCCACCACCAGGCACTCTTCCTTTAGCCATTCATATATTTCTCCTTTATTCGTTTGGCTATATCATGCAATGAATCTCCATCACGGCTATCTACAGTAAAATACGGATGCTCATCTGAAAAAATTCTGCCACCTAACGCAACACTTTCCTTGAATGTACGATTAAACCAATCTGGCATTGCTGGCACTTTCATTGCAGCGTTTTTCACATCTTTCACCATCCCGACAATATTGTCTTCAGCTAAATAACACCGACATTGATGTTCAATTGGCGGTATCAGCCATGCTGGGAATTGTGATTTGGGGGCTGTGAAGCCTTCATATTGCAAATGCCAAGGTCTTACACGTTCATCGCCTTGAGTCATATAGGTAATCATGGTACTATCTGCCACACCAATAAGCCCTGCTGCAATAATCATTGCATATTCAGCGTCCGAGTTTTCCACTTCAGCGTATCGCTTGTTGTATTTTTCAAAGATTTCTTCATAATCATCTTCATCAAATTCTTCATCATCAAAGCTTGGAAGCTCTCGTGCCATTTGATATTCTTCTACTACTGCAAAATCAATCAAATTATCAACTGCTGCTACAATTATATTGCGTTTTGCCGACTGCTCGTCATTAAGCCCTTCTGCATTTCGCAACATTTCCAAAGCTTCATCGTAATCTATGTCAAAGCCAGATAAAGCATGTTGTATCAAGAAATCTGCTCGCAAATTCATCAACTCTTCCAATATTTCTTGTGAATCGGTCTCATTGGTATAACTTTCTATAAATCTGGTAAAGACTGCAAGCAATGCCTCATATTCAGCTTGCTTCTTATCTTCATCATCTTTTGGTAGCCTATTTGCCTGTACACTGGAGAGAAAAGTGCTACCTATCACTTTCTCTCCCGAAGAAAATTTACAGCACCGCCACGATGATGGCCGTATCGCTTGTAATATTCTTCATCTGTCATAACATACTGACCGCCATCGCCACCACGAACGCCTCCAGAATTGCCGCCATTACCAGATTCCAGATTCAATTGCCGACCGACATTTACACCAAATGTCTTCTCTATTTCATCTGCACTAATCTCGAACTTGTCAGTGAGGAAACGATAAAGCTCTATCTGGTCTTTATCCGACATTTCAAGGCGTTTTGCATATTTGAACACATTGCCAGGCTTCAGATAACCCATTGTAACAAGACGAGGTATAATTTCCTCATTCATTACATTTTCAATATATTCACGATACACTTCGATTCTATCACGGAACACATCTTGATGCGCACGAGTAGAGCCAACGTATGACTGTGTTTCTCCAGCCATGTCTTCTGAGCCAAGAATCAAATTGGAGACTTCTTTATTTGACAAGCCTATCAATCCAGTGAAGATATGTTCTGAATTTGACATGGTGAACGTCTTTATGTCAACCTCATCATTCAAACCAGTAACAATCACCTTGTTTTGTGCTGCTGAAGCAATGTCATTCGCCAATTTCTTACGGTCATTAGTATTTTCCGATTCTGTCTTTCCATGAATGATCGGCTGTCCGTATGTGTGGCTAAAATTAACATAATTTGCCAACGTGAACTTCTTTGCAAGTATCAAAGGTGCTGTTGCTGAGAACAATCCAAGACTACCTGAATCAATAAGTACATAAAAATCACGGTATTGTGGGTCATCAAAAGACCAACCAGGATTCCACATTCCCTGTCTGCGTATGATTCTCCTTTGGAATGGAAGTATGTTACGTCTCTCTATCTGATTAACGTGCGCCAATTTACCAGTACGAGGGTCAATATCTGGAAGTATCTGCAAGCCTGTATATCCAAACATTTTAGCTTCAACAATACCACTGATAATCTTAATAAACGAAGAACCTTGAACCTTTTGCGTTTCTTCCACATCCTTAACATACCGACCTTTCTCATTCATACGGCACATCATATAACGCTCACCAAGAATCTGAGAGTTCAACGTCTCTAAAACTGAACGCAAATGCGCATCTTGTTCAACACAAGCATCATAAATGTCAATGATGCGCCCACGGTCATCTAACACACAGCCATCATTGACGGTGTGTTGCACTGACTTAAAGCGGCAATGTCTATCAATTTCTCTTACATATTCTTGTATAGTTTTCTTGCTGGTTCGATAAATACTCTCCAGCAAGTCAAGATCAACTTTTTCTTTTGTCTCAACTGTTGCCATTAACTTCAAAAATTACTTTCTGAAGAATAGAAAAACCTACAGATTATCGTTTTCCTAAATATACATTATTAAGATAATAGTGAACAGTCGAAAACCAAATTCATTATGTTAATAGGTTTTTCTTCACACCTTCCAAACGCCTTGTCTCAAAGCTTTCTATGTTAAATAATATGTTAAAAACACATTTTCATTTGTATATAAAAAGAAAGACTACTACCTTTGCAACCGAAATTTTCAACTTAATACAAGTTTATATGAAAGAAACATCTAATTATTACAGAATCAAGACCGAATGGACTAAAGAGGATGCTGACGGTCAACTGCAAAAGACCAAGACCGAAGAGCTTGTCTATGCAACCAGTTATTCAGAAGCAGAAGCAACTGCCTATGCTCTGATTGAATCAGAAAACAGAGAGAAGTACAGCGATGCCAGCATTGAAATCGTTAAAACAAAGATTTCAGAAATGCTCTACAACGAAACACTTGACCACGATGACACCCTCGTCAATGGACTCGTTTGTAACTTCTTCTCTGAGGATGAAGACTCTGGCGTTGGTATCTACAGCGTTAAGGTGATGATTCCGATAATGGACGAGAAATCTGGAAAGGAAAAGATGAACACTGAGACAATCTTCACTCCAGCTTCATCAAACACAGATGCTGCTGAACGAATCAGCAAACACCTCAAACACACCATGTCAGATTTCATCATTCGTGACATCAAATTTGATAAAGCAGAAGCTATTCTCTGGCCACCTTCAGTTCAAGAGCAGAAGCAGGGCTATTCTATGTAATGACACTAAAACCGTCTGGAAAGCCGATAAATACCAAATGTAACGAGCAAGCCTTTCCAGAATTTCCCGATTTGCTCTTCGGGACTACAACTGATAATGGCAGTGTTTTCGATGCCACCTCTTATCTTCAAAACAACTCATTGACTGTTGATGATTTTCTGCAAACGTGCAGATTTCAAATACAAGCACTTATCAAGTCGTATGAACTTGACGAAAACAAGTGCATATTCATCAATACCGATGGTCATATTTTAATTGATGGTTCCTTAGTGTACCTATTTTTATCTTTTGTCGAACCAGATTTCCTTGCGTACATGTGTGACAGATGCCACGATCTGTTTACCGATGGGGTTGCCGTTTCGGATTCGTACATTCTCGAACACGCATTTGTACGTCTTGACAGGGAATCTATAAACAAGATAAAAGATAATGGCAAGACGCATGTTAAGTGAACCAAAGCGCATCTTAGTTTTTAATCCTCTTAAACGTTTGGTTGGAATCTTCCAATCATTAACGGCAACAGCAAATGCTTTCAGTTGCCGACCTCAATCAATCCATTACGCTTGTATTGGAAAGTGTATTTCATGCAATAAATTGTATTTCCGAATACTACAAGATGACATCGAAGTCACATTTGATGACTTAGGAGAATTGCGTGTTGAAGAATACGACAAATTGTGTGGCGTAGAACGAAAATACTACAAGACAGGCAAGATGGAGAGAAAAGGAATGAAGTACAATAAAAATAAAGACAAAGAACAAGCATGAAAATTAAAATCATCAACAAGTCAAAGCACGAGCTTCCAAAATACGCAACAACTGGCTCTGCTGGCATGGATCTCCGTGCAAATATTGACAACCCTATCATTCTGGCTCCAGGTAAGCGTGTATTGATTCCAACAGGACTTCACATCGCACTTCCAGTTGGTTATGAGGCGCAGATTCGCCCTCGTAGCGGTCTCGCTATCAAACATGGCATCACTTGCCTTAACACCCCAGGTACAATCGACAGCGACTATCGTGGAGATATTGGCGTAGAGCTTATCAATCATGGTCACGAACCTTTTGTCATCAATGATGGTGAACGTATCGCCCAAATGGTCATTGCTCAGTACGAACAAGCCGAATGGGTTATGGTAGAAGAGCTTGATGAAACAGAGCGTGGTGACGGTGGTTACGGACATACTGGAGTGAAGTAACTATGGAGTATTTTGTTAAAGAAGGGTGGAAGCTGAACCCTAACGAAAAAATCGTCAAAGGGGTGACACGAGGCATCGAGCGCAATAATGGCGAATGTCCTTGTCATAACGATTCGGAAGACAAGCATTGTCCTTGCTCTAACTATCGCCTACATGATCATTGCTGCTGCTCATTATATGTGAAAGAATAACAAGATTATGAACAGGGGCAAATTGATTTTATAATTAATTTGCCCCCATTTTTATTTCAATTATGAATACATTGTCAAAACAGGAACTTCTTGATACAATCAAGAAACACAACGAAGAATACAGAGCTGGAAATCCAACTATTACTGACGCAGAGTACGACAGTCTCATAGAACAGCTAAAAGCTATTGATCCTAATAGTGAATGGTTCAGCCATATAGAACCGTCTCCAGTTTCCAACTCACGCAAGCGAAAACTTCCGCTTCCTATGAAATCATTGAACAAAGTAAAGAATATCAACGATGTCAAGAAATGGCTCTCTTCACTTGGTTTGCATGATGATACACAACTCGTCTTAATGCCTAAGTTTGATGGACTTTCTTTACTCCACAATGAAAAAACAGGTGAAGCATGGTCTCGTGGCGGTGCAGAAAACGAAGGACAAGACTGTACAGAGCATTGTATCGCTGCAAATATTGTATCAAACACTCAATACGGCTATACCTATGGTGAGTTCATCATCAATCGCAAGAACTGGAGTGAGTATTTTGACGGTAGAGTATCACCATACACGTCAGAGAAATACAAATCTCCTCGCAATACTGCTGCTGGCTTTCTTAACAGAGATATTCCTTGCCAAGAAATCGCACATGCCTCTTTCTTTAGATATGGAATAGACACCACATCGCTCAAAGAATTTGAGACTTTCGACAAAGCAATTAAACAGTTATGCTCTGACTACAACCAAGAACCTCTATTCCAGCTTGTTACAACAAAAGATATTACAGAAAACTCGCTGCTCACAACTTTCAAGGAATGGTCTAAACTCTATCCGATTGACGGAATTGTTATCTACATCAACAGCTTGCAACTCTGGGAGGCTATCGGTAGAAACCAGACAACTGGCAATCCTCTCTATGCTATCGCCTACAAGCATCCAGACTTCACAGATGCCTTCGAGACAACAGTCAAAAATATTGCATGGCGAGCAAGCAAAGCTGGCGCACTAAAACCTGTTGTAGAAATCGAAGCGGTTGATACTGGAGACTGTATTATGGAAAATCCGACTGGCTATAATGCTGGATGGATTGCCGACATGGGGATTGCACCAAACGCAAAGATTCTTGTCACTCGTTCTGGAGGCGTGATTCCTAAAATCCTACAAACGCTTGAAACTGCACCAAAAGAAGATATAGAAACAATGTGGGATTCACTCGTTGAATGTCCGCATTGTGGCGAAGTAACATCATGGAATGAGTCTGGCAAAGAGTTGATGTGTACAAATCCAAACTGTGACGGAATCCGTTTTGCTAAAATTGTTTTCTTCTTCAAAACTTGTGGTGTTGAAGACATGGGAGAACAGATGTTCGACAAGCTTTACCAGGCTGGATTCAATACAATATCTCGTATTCTCAATATTGTTGCTAACGACATATTTAGCATTGATGGCTTTGCAGAAGGTACTGCAAATATTATTCTTGCCAATATGGAGAAAGTCAAATCTGGAATTGACTTACCTACACTTATGCAAGCAAGTGACTGTTTCCCTGGCATTGGAACTATCAAAGCAAGAAAGCTTATTGATTCCTTGCCTGGTGATGAAGAAGAGAATCTATACAACGCAGACTTTATATACGATGATGAGTTTATCAATAATCGTATTGAAGCATCCAGACTTGAAACCGACAAATCTTTCTGGAAAGGGTTTAATAAATTCCATCATTTTGTTAATGAGAATGGCTTGACAATTAAACGACCAAATACAATTTCAGTAGATACAAACGGCAAGTGTGCTGGAATGGCTGTATGTTTCTCTGGAGTTCGTAACGCAGAAGTGGAGCAAAGAATCATTGAAACTGGAGGCACTATTGTTAGTGGTGTGTCGAAGAAAACAACGCATCTTATTGTCAAAGATGTTAATGCGACATCCAGCAAGATAACAAAGGCGCAGGGACTTGGGGTAGCTATCGTTGATATTGACGATTTTATAGCACAACTCTAATACAAAATTAAATAAAGGGCGGTAGATTTTCTATCGCCTTTTATTGTTATCGTATGTTAATTATTATAGCGTATGCACAGTTTTTAATAATATTGCTTGGCAGATTGGTTTCATTTATATACCTTTGCAACAGAAAATGAAACAAAAGCATTTTATTATGGCAAAAAAGAATCAACTGACAACTTCAGACTACCTGGAGTACAGTGAGTATGAAAGGCTTTTGGATAGCCTTCACACTCACGGAAAATACATTTGGGAGCTATATGCACGTCTTTCATTTTGCACTGCATGTAGAGCTTCAGATGTCCTACACTTCCATTGGAAAGATGTGCTGGACGTGAGTTCTTGTACGGTAACAGAACAAAAAACAAAGAAGACGAGAACAATTCCTTTCAACAAGTCTGTTCAAAAGAAAATACATGATTTGTATGTCTTACTGGGAAGTCCAGACAAGAATGAGTTTGTATTCAAAAGCAAAGTGACTGGCGAACCACTGACAATTCAGTGTGTAAATAAGAAACTGAAAGACTTTAAGTATGACTACAAAGTAAAAATTGGGAATTTTTCTACTCATACATTCCGCAAAACATTCGGACGTTATGTTTATGAAACCAATAATCGTAGCGCAGAAGCTCTTGTGCTTTTGAATAAAATCCTTAACCATACAAGCATCCAGATAACCAAAACTTATATTGGTATCACGCAGGATGAAATAAACAACATCTTTGAGTCCATCAAATAAGGACTACATATTAATTGAAGCGCATCACATGCGCCCTTGCATCTTCTTTTCTTTTAATAGCCGAAGGGCTAAAATCATACAACTATGGCAATTTACGATGCAATGGAGGCGTGTGCCAGTAAAGAATTATGTTCTTGCTGTGGCTTGCCAACTAACGTTGACGATTTTGATCAACGAGCACCCTTAACGATTCTTATGCGCAAAGAGCAACTTTGCTTTACATGCGCTTTCTGGAAGGAAAAAATAGCACATCCTCATCCAGACCGTGAAATCATTAATGGTTCTCACTATGTTTTTCACAAGTGGTTATCCAAGCCTCAACACTTTCAAGGGTTTGGCGGTAAAACCATATACATCCTAAAAAATGATGGAACCGTAAAACGCTCGAATAATGTATGGTTCCAAGGCGATGTTCCAGACAAATTCAAGCCTCAACTTCCAGATACCGCAAAGTTCATCACTAAAGCAGCCTATTATAAAATCAAAGAGAATGTAAACTTCTCTTGTAACAAAAAAGGTTGCTGGGATAGATATAACTGTTTCTTTTATCATCCAGAAAAAATGGACTCACAGGGTGTTTGGAATGAAATTCCAGAATCTCACAAACCAGGCGATGAGTGTTGTGAACTCTTTCTTAACAAAGATAGTGTATTCACCAAGATATGATAACAGCACTTATTATACTTAACGCTATCACTATGTTCATCATTATTGGCATGGCACTCCTGCTTCGTCAAAGCCTTGCCAACAATAAGCAAATGCTATCGTTTATAAAACATGATGATGAATTTAAGAAATGTGTAGCTGATACAAACATCTGGTATGTCCAAAGCATCAAGTATGTCCTTATCGCCATGTGCCGATATATTGACAGCATCAAACACGAGGCTATCAAAGAGGAGAGATATGAAGATGCTAAACGCTGCCAGGAAGCAATTAAAGAAATGAACAAACTTATAGACGCATAATAATGATTACAGCTTTTATCTGCATCGTAATTTTTGTCTGGCTGGCCGTATGCGCAGCAAAAATGATAGCAAAAGGAATCCTATGCAAAGACTGCATATTGAAAAAGAAATGTGAGGAACATCGCAAGTTGTACGGTACAACATTTTGTGATGACAATGATTTCAACAATCACATCAACAATTATCCACAAAATCCATTTATGGCATGAGACATTCAATAATGAAATTTACAAAAGATGAAGTGAAATCCATTCTCAGTAACAGCATACTTAAATGTGCTGAAGAAGAAACAAGAGCCATTTTCGACATTTTCGACTTCCAGCTCAAAGAATTTGAGAAATCCGAAACCAATGTTGATTTCGAGATTCACTTCAAGCGCACTTACCTTATGCGCATCAAAGCCGACAAGAACAAGCTGGAGTGTACTAATGAATACATTACATTCCAAACAAATTCAGAAGGCGATAGTTGTCATGGCCTCGCTATCAAGACACCAGCAACATTAGCAGAAGTTCTTATTTTCTTCATTAACTCGTTTGCGCCCAACATTCTTAAAAATGCTGGATATTGCGTAAGTTATGATGCAGAGAACTCGCCTTACTCTTCATTGGAAGAGGCGCAGGAATATATGAGACTTGTGCAAGAAACCTGTGAAACAATTATCAAGAAAGGAAACAAAAAATGAATGAGATTCTAATTTTCAACAGCCCAGAGTTCGGAAACATAAGAACAGCTGGAACATCTGACAAGCCACTGTTCTGTTTAACAGATGTGGCAAAGGCGTTGAAGTATTCAAACCCTGCAAAAGCTGTTATTGACCATTGCAAAGGGGTTACTGTTTTGGAAACCCCTACAAATGGTGGAATCCAACGCATGAAATATGGAGACGAGGGACAAATGTACCGATTAATACTCAGAGCAAACACGGAATATTCAGAAAAATTCCAAAACTGGGTAACAAACGATGTAATCCCATCAATTCGCAAACATGGCGGCTATCTAACGCCAGCCGCTATCGAAAAAGCACTGACTGACCCAGACTTCATCATCGGTCTTGCCACACAACTCAAAACTGAACAGCAACGAGTGAAGCAGCTGGCAGATGATAACAAACACAAGGAAGAAATCATCGAAGGCTTAGTGGCAAACATTTCCCTTGCTGATATGAGACAGCGTATCACACAAATCATTCGCAAGAATGGCGTAGCTAACGCAAGAGGCTCATATCACCTTTTGTACAGCGAGTTCAACACAAAGTATCACATCAACGTGTACACACGCATGAACAACATTGTATATAAAGGCAACGCAATGGATTACATTGAGAAAGAGCTTAAAATGTTGCCACAGCTCTATGATCTAACCTGCAAACTATTCGAGGATTCGTATGAGAGCCTTATGAAATCATGGGGCAAAACAATCCAGAGAGCAACATGTGAAAGAAACCTTGCAAAACGCAAGTTATTACCATAATCAATTCATAGATGGAGTCGTTTGAAACGGCTCCATCTTTTACCAAGGAAATATGGAACAAATAGATTTCTCACAAATTCCGTACTCCCAGCACCACCGTGAAGCGGCGATGATGCTGGGCGCACCAAACAACTTATCAGTATTCACATATCTATTTGACGAATACTTGTTCAAGTTACGCTCTGGCAAACCGACAGCGTTTACAATCTCTCGTAGACGCATATCGGACGTTTGCCAGATGAATTGGCGTACCGTACAAAAGACATTAGATAAACTGGAAGTGATGAAGCTTATTACTATTGACGAAGATTCCGTGTCTGTTGATGGTGATATGTATTTATCACTGATTTATGCTTTTCATAATGTAGAAAGCAACGACAAACAACGTTTTACAGATGCACTGTCAGCTGGCAATTTTGAAGAACTGGAGGCTTTAGGTTATGTATTTTTACACAACTGCTCCAGTTCATTGAAGGAGCTTGTTGGTTCGTTATGTAAAAGTACAACAGGTGTTGCAGAAATACAACAGCCGTTGCAGAAATACAACACCTGTTGTAAAAATACACAAGGTGTTGTAAAAGTACAACAAGTGTTGCAAAAATACAACACAGAAAGCGATGAAAGTGTTGTAAAAATACAACACCTGTTGCAAAAATGCAGAACTGTAATTAATGAGTGCTGCAAAAATACAGCAGAAAGTGCTGCATTTTTACACAACCTCTGTGATATTCTGGATGATGACACACTAAATGCGTTCTCAAACGCCATTTTAGATGAAAATTGCACGATTTCTGAGGAACAAGGGTGTTGTATTTTTACAACACTGCTGGTCGAAAAGTGTTGTAAAAATACAACAGGGGTGTTGCAAAAATACAACACAGTAAATAATAAAATAAATAATAAAAAAATAAACCAGCAAGCTGGAGAATTTTTTGAAAATTTTGAACCGTCTGAAACTGTTGATTCATTTGATGAACTTCCAGATAATCTTCCAAAGATAAGAAAGGGCGGCAAGCATTTCCAAAAAGTAGAGTACCCTTACTTCCCAGCCTCAGAAGTTCTAAGTTTCATCCAGGACATTCACCAGTGTCTTGATGATGATGTCAAGTTGTTCCTCTACAACTTCAACCAAGAGCTTCATGCAAGGTATGACCAGGATGCGGAATATGATGATGAGACTGGGGAACTTATCAAACAACAATCAACAGTAGATACTTCCCAGCTTATTCTTCCCAAGAGTGAAGTTGAGGATATTGCCAGTACAGCTATCTCAAACACCAGAGCCGACATTGCTGACAAGAACATATACGTCAATGACGAACAGATTGAGATAACAGCAATAGACAATCTCGACCGCTTGACAAAGTTCAACATAATGGATTGGGATTTCAAACTTGTTGGCGATGGAGAGAAAGTTTGCCAGATTGATTGGGGTAAAATTCAGAATCCAAACGCAGAACCAATGAACAACTCCCAGCCATCATCGAAACGGTCAAGGCGAACAAAAGATGGCGAAGTAAATGCAGAGCGTGAATTAAACAAGCAATACATTACCAGCATTATCGAACATTCAGCAGAAGATGAAACTTGGGAAAAGCTGTCACCTATGGAAAAGCTTATCTACAATTTCCTCTGTGACCATTTTGAGTTTAGCGAAGACGGATTGGAAGTTGTTGACGTGAAAGAGGAGAAGAAGTATCTTAACCGCAATATGCTCTTCCAGTATTTCCAGAAAGAACTGGATAGCCGACCAGACACTCCCAGTCAAGAAGACTTCTTTTCAACATTCGCAAAAGACAAGCCAGATACTTATGGAGGCATAAAACTACGCCCAAACATGTTCTCAGCTGCCAAAATACAGCATTGGAACTCAAAACACGGCTTTCAGAGCGTTTTCTCCGCTTCAAGCATACAAGTTATCACAGAAGAAGAGAAAACCCTCCAGAACGTCTAAAAACAGGCAAATCGGGCGTTTTACTTCGCAAGTCTGTCTCGCAAAAGCTCATGGAACTTTCCCAAATACTCCAACGCCTCATCATAGCTCTTGAAATAATTGCCAGCTATGTAACGGAAATGAGACGTTGGAGTTCCTTTTTCTCTATCCGTTACCACCGCCATTTTATCCGAAATATACCAGTATTTTTCTCCTTTGGCAACTTTAGGATCAATAGGCTCGATTCTATGCAACTTATCATTCCAAACCTTTCCGTACTTTTCCAGCTCTCTGTTAAGCCTTCTTGCGGCTACTACGGTCATGGGGTTAAACTGGAATGACATTACATCGCATACTCCAGACTCGTGCATACTGTAGCCAATCTTTTTATCGCTGTAGATGAAATAACAAAAGAACTCTATGAAATTTTCTACAGGATTGATAGAACGAACAACCCCCAGACCGATGTAGTTGTCACGAGAAAATTCCACACGCTCGTTTATTTCTGGTATGTACTTTTTACGCAAAGTCTTTTTCTCGTAATCAAACTCATAGCCTTGTTCTGCCAAAGAAATAGTCATAGCTTTGTTTTCTATTTCGCTAACGCTTGACAGGGTAGTGGTATCAAGTTCGTTATTTTTAGGTTTCCATTTCTTTCCAGTTTTACAAAGATTGGAAAGAATGGCGCATGATTGTATACATGTCGTGGATGAATTGCTAACGACATAATAGCTTCCAGTCTCTTCTTCAAAAACTATATCACCAATTCCAAATCCGCTACGATACCATTCGATGAATGTTTGGGAATTGATGGAGCCTGGAGTTGTGACGGTCGGGAAATCTTTTGGAGTTAGTCCGCAATTGTTTTGGCAGAATAAAGAAACCATTTCACAGTCTTCTGCTGTTGCGAAATGGTTAGACTTGAAGAAGTCTATAACTTGTCTTTTTGTTTTCATATTCGGAAGATATACGAGTCAATTTGTGAATTTTCGGCAAAGGTAAGCATATTTTCTGGGAATGTTCATTTTCAGCAAGAAAATTACGTTATTATGGCTCTTTTTACAGAAACAACAAATCTCCAGCACACTTTTCGTTACACACAAAGTCTATTTGCTGCTTTATTTTCGATTTGACGGCATTTCTCATATTGGATGGACAACTTATCCATCGTTATACAGAAAGTTGCTTAGAAAGGCTTAGAATTGGTTATGTCTATTTCTGGAATGTAATGAGGCTTGTTTGTGGCTGTTAGGTGGGGTATGTGAGATATGTTGCAAATTGTTAATGAATGTTTCGGGAATGATGTATAGCTGGAGGTTATCATTAAAGCAAAATCACACATCAAGCTATACATTTTGTCAGAAAACGAATTGAAATTTTGGGGTCGGGAAAAATTCTGGGAAAGTCAAATATGAAGGTTTTATAAACGCTGGAAGAGTTATGATGATTCCTACATCCCAAAAACGAAACTCAAATTTCGGGGCAGAATATATATATGGAATCCGCACCGACAAGCATACCCTCCACCTTATTTATTACATTGATTTTCAACGCTTTAGCCGTTTCACTTATAACAAAAGTGAAACATTTTGCTTATTTTCTTTGCTTTTGCTAACTTATTGAATATCAATACAAAAACTTTACTTTTTTAGCCGTTTTCGGTTTAATACGTTTTGTTTCCGTTCCTTTGTTCCTTATAATATCATTTTGCAATCTTATATAATGTTACGTTTTGATATTTGCAAAGGGTTATTTGCTTTTAACCTTAATTTAACACTACCTTATTGTTAATTTATGTAAATTCGATTTAAGGCTATTTTAAGCCGTTTTAAGCCGTTTTTGTACCTTTGTGATATAGTTGCCCACACAACAAAAGATAAAGCAAATAATTGATTTTCAATAAGTTACGAGCATAGTCAGAATGTTAATAATTTTAACTACAAACTTTCGTGTTATTGTTTGTTAATTAGTCATTTTCATTCAAATAAATTTGTATCATACGCTTGCGTGTGCGTGTATGTATGTGTGCGTATGTGCGTGTGTACGCTTGCGCTCGTATGTGCGTGCCCGTGCGTACTTGTGCGCCTGTGCGTATCGTGTGGGCGTGCGTTCCATTATCAAGAAAAATATAGATTGCACATTTTATCCTATTTTGTGCAATTTCTTGTTTGCAGCCCTAAATTATTGCACAAAATAGCTTTATTTGTGCAATAAATAACCCTATATAATAGCTAACTTATTGAATATCAATGATTTACAAGATTTTTTATTATTACACCTTTTATAAATCATTGATTTTCAAGTACTTACAAATTATTTTCGTGTTTTCTGAAAAATTTTTGTTGTTTTATTTGGTAGTTTCAAATAAAGTTCATACCTTTGCATCGTCAAACAAACAGAATGACAAACAAGTAATAGCGGTTACTCTGTTAGGCGGTTTTCAGTTATCCCATATATAATGCTCAATGATAAACCGCAAACAATTTAATGCAAGGGTTTTGCAGTGATACCTAAACACTGCAAACGTGTACGAAAACGAAAAGACACACTTTGTATGTGTGTAAGTAGTTTTAGAGCCGTAAAAAGCAAGTATTTACGTTATTTGTTCTTTGACTTATTGAAAGTAGTGTTTTGCTAATTGGTATATATTACGAGTTGTACCAATGTATGAACAACACTTTTATAACTTAATTGGAAATAGTTGCAAAATAGCTATTAAAGTATGAAATTGCAAACAAACTATTTTAATAATGCACGAATTTGTAATATTGTGATATTGATTTATTAAGATAGCAAGTAAGCAAAAGTAAAAAATAGTAGTTTAGTTATCTAATTAAATATTAGTGATGAAATAAAAAGCGGTTATAAGGGCGCAAAGATAGGCAAAAGCAAGAATAAAAGTAAATACAATTAGTTAGTAATTGTTAGTAGCTTGAAAGTAACTTTTAAGCACACGTTAAACGTGTGTTACATAGTAAACAATACAATTAGCAAGCGACAAAACACAAAAAGCGAAAGTTAGCGAATTTTGCGAACGCTAACAAAGTAGCTATCTATTAATTAGTTATTAATTGGTAGTGTAGTAAGTATGTCCGAAACTACAAACAAAAGCACTGAAACCAAGTTTTACAACAAGTTTGTAAATTCAGTGGGTGGATTGTATCTAAATGCGAAGCAAGTGTTTACTGCAATCCCTAAAGCGTGTACACTGTGGAATTTTCCCACGGTGGGAGGCGTTATGTACATAGCGAATATGTAACCCACTACGATTTAGCAAACTTAATATTAACTTCCAAAAAGCGTAAATTATGGAAAATTTTGTAAAAACTTCGTTTGAACTCGTGAATGGTAACGTAAATGTGGCTACTAAGTTGATGGCTCGCTCTCTCGTGCTTGCCAACGATAAAGGCACTATGTACAACATCACTGCCAAGGTGCGTAATACCGATAAGTTTTCGGTGGTTCGTGCGTTGGCAAAGGCTGTGCTTGTATCTATGCGTGAGGCTAACAAGCTGAACTCTACCGATGCAGCACAGGAAAGCAAGAAGCGTGTAGCCAACAAGATTACCCCTGCCTTGTCTTGCCACGTCATTATGGTAACAGACAAGAACGGCAACGTACTGACAGACTCTATCTTGTCGGTGCGTGAAAGCGAGAAAGACACTGGCAAACTCCGTGACGTTATCCGTATCACTAAGGGTATGCCACTTTACAAACTTGTTGTAGAACAGGGCTTAGACTGGTCTGACGAAAGCGTGGTTTCTGCTCTCAATGCGTGGACTACTGCCACCATTGAGCAGATGGACTATGTGAAGAATTTGGATAAGGCGTTGGCTGATGCTGCAAACTCGACTGAGAAAGAAGAAAAAGCGGCTGAAGCTGCCGCTAAAAAGGCTGAGGCTGCAAAGAAAGCGGCTGAGAAGAAAGAAGAAAAAGCGGCTGCATAAAGCGTGGCTTTTGACAAGATATTCGGTGCTATGTGGTGCGTGAAAGCGTACAACATAGCACTTTTTTCGTTGGTGCTGTACAAGGTGGATATGCGCTAAAGCGTGTATGCGGTTCGACACCGCCAGCACTTCTAACCAAATACATAAAAAGAAATGGAAAATATTGTGCTTATCAATGAAATTGCAAAAATTGTTTCTGTACTTGTTTTTACGGTGCTTCCATGCTTCGTGTTGTTGCGAGTAGCGTGGGATAAAATGTGCGAAAACGCCAATAGAACCGCATGGCGATTGGAAATTGCCGCATACCAGTGTACACGTTGGAATGATGCAATGATAAATGAACTTATGCGAACGACAAAAGGTGACGAACATACAAGAGTGGCATTTATGAATAGCATACTGGAATACATGCGTAAAAGCGAGTGTAGCTGGAATGATGCCGTGGAACATGCTATTGTTAGCAGCATAGAACGCACAGACTATTGCATCCGTATGGGGTGGCATAACAATAGAACAGACTGGAGAGCAATCCTTGAACCAATGAAATTTTAAGAAAATGCCAAGATTAGCTGACTTACTGCCTGTAAGCGTGAATAATAGTAGCGATATGGGCGCAGAATGGCTTGTAAACTTTGCCTATCTGCTGGGGATGGACTTGTGTAAGGCGCAAGCCGTATACGAAAAGTACGGCAAGGGTTATATCTACGCTAAGAGTGGGTTTGCTATGCCAGACACACCATACCAAAGACGCAAAATGGTAGCAAACTTTGGAGCGTGTGTAATTGTGGAAGCTAATGGTGAAGTATGGGTGCGAACCAAGGATAAAATTGGCGAGCGTAACCGTAAACATGCCAAAGTTTCTGACATCGTGGAACGTAGAAGAATACGCAAATCTGAACAAGAGTTGCGTGAGGCTAAACGTGTAAACCGTCTTTTCAAAGATGGACAAACCAATCCATCGCCTAAACGTGGAGGTAAAGGTAATAGCCATTCCGACATCGGTAAGTATGTGAACTTCCGTGGCATCCGTATGGAAATGACAGAGCGTAGAAGCGAGATAAAATTTGCAACGATAACTGTACACATCTAAAAAAACTGGAGGAACAAATTATGACACAACAGGAATTTACTGCAAGAACTGGCTATACGCCTAAAACCGAGGACGAATTTTGGTCTATCCATGACGAGTATTGCAACAGCTCATTCAACAAGGACGAATTTTGTAAGAACTGGAAGCGCATCCATGCTCCAGAATATCGCCAGCCATGTGTGATGAACTTTACAACGGAAGCGGAAACCGAGCAAAAGGTTATTGAGCTGACGAGGAAAAATCGTGTATTTCGTGTCACTGGACGCAAACAGATATGTGTGTACTGACACGCTGGAGGTGCTTATGGTACATTGTCGGGTTCGATTCCCGAAGCACCACGAATAATCAAAACATTAAAGAAAATGAAAAAGGTACATCTAAATCGAGTTTACGAACTTATCTTAACTTGCAAGGGCAAGCAAATAATCCGCTACACATCTGCTGTATTACTGGCATTGGCTCTTGTTGGCTGCAATCCTAACGAGAACAAGCATAAAGCCGCCCAGGAAGTCACTTATGACGGACTTTTGCGCCCTATTGATTTCACTCCTGCTAAGAAAAACGTGGAGTATGGCATTATGTCTGACACCAACCCTATCCAGATAGCTACATGCGAAAAACTTCTGGACGAGTGCGTGGCGTGTGGAATACTTGACAGCAAAGGTGTAAAGGCATATCACAAAATTGCCAAGCATCCGTCTGTAGCTCGTTATATGGAGCTTATCGAAGAGTGTGAAAACGAGGAAAACTTCTACGACACCGTAGGAGAAGGTGACGCATGGTGTGACTATTGCGATTATGTTCTCTCTCCTCGTGGCGAATGTTGTCCAGATTAAAAAACAGGAGGAGTAACTATGAAAAGAACATTGCATATCATCGGACATATTATGTTCGTTATCATCCGTTTTATAATTCGTGATTTAATGCTACGCTTTGACCGCAAAGTGTTGAAGCGTTATCTGAACATACAAACCCCACTCTATCGCCTGTGGTGGTCTAACCATTGCCAGTTGGTGCAAGCCAAACTGGATGCAAAGAACAATACAAGTAAATTCTAAAAACTCATACGACATGTTTGAAATAATGTGTAAGGAAAGGTTCAAGGAGGCTATGGAGCTTTCTCGTGAACATCGTGATCAGACTTTTGGCAACTGCATGATGCGATTGCTTTCGTTCTTAACGTGGAACAACGCTGACAAGGTTCGACTGACTCGTGACTGGGATGAGTATTGTTTCAATTTTGCAGTGCTTCGTGCCGATGGCTCTGTTATGCTTAATGGTGGTGTGATTTTTCACGGCTTCCCAGAAAGCGGTTATAAGCAGAATGGAAGTGTGCAAATCGACCCATCATACGGTTGGCAGATACACACATAATCAATGATATTTCACAAGTTCTTTTATGTTTTGGGTGGAGCTGTAGCTATTGATTTAGCTACGGCTCTTTTCTTTAATGAATGTTAAAGTCGTAAAAGTGGTCAACTTTGGACTCCACAATATGCCTATTCATAATTGAACAAAACAACCGAAATATGAAAATTTCCAAGACAAAGCAAATCGCATTGCTCAGAGATTTAAGACGCAAGTGTGGTTTCCTATACCGTGAAGGAAATCATGGTTATGTGTGTCATTGCGGCTATAAAATACCCAATGGGCCACATACTTCGCATCTTCCTATATCATGCAACTTGGCTTGTAGTGGTTTGAAGCGCAAGGCATTTGAGTGTGGTATTGATATAACTGTTCCTAAAGCAGTTTTATCTGCAATTTAACAAACAACCCTCAAAACATAAAACAATATGGAACTTTGTGAAAAAGAAGAATATCGTGGCTGTACGATAAACGTATACTACGATGACACTCCAGAAGACCCAAGAAATTGGAGTAATGTCGCAACTTTTGTTTGCGAGCATCGTAGATATAACCTTGGTGATGAGCAAGACATTGAAGGACGTGTTGATAGCCTGTTCAATGACCATGTTCCAGCTAAAGCAATAATTGACTATTTCGTGAAAACTCGTGATGCTCACCTTATTCCTGGTGAAGAGGACGATTATTGCGACCAATATTACGAGTACGAGGAAACTGTATGTGGTGAAGAGTATACTCGCTATATAGACGCTGATACAAGCGATAGTGACGATAGTGTAGCTTCAGATATGGCTGACAAATTAGACTTGTGCGAAAAAATATCGCTCCTTGAAGATACTGATGAGGTTGTAATCTTACCTATTTCGATGTACGAACATTCTGGAATATCTCTGTGGCTCGGTTCTAAATGGGGTCATCCAGACGCTCAGTGGGACTGCTCTTCTATTGGGCTTGCCTTTGTTGAAAAGAAAACAGCAAAGGAAGAAGGTATGCTTGATCCAGGCGATGAATATGAGCATGACTGGAAGAAGTGGGCGTATGCCATGATGGAAGGTGAAATGGAGACATATAACAAGTATGTTAGCGGTGAAGTATATGGCTACATGATTGACGACGAGGAAGGCGAAGAGTGTTCAGATGTTCATTTATGTGGTTGTTGGGGGTACTACGACAAGGGTCACTTACTTGAAGACGCTAAAGACAATATTGACACATACTTAGAGAAAAAGCGTGAAACTCGCAAGAATAACCTTGAAACATTGGTGAAGAATATTGCTTCAATCTACGGCATCACATTCACTGATGGAGATTATATGTATCGTGTTGCAAAGGACATGTTTGGCTTTGATTACATTGAAAGAGCCAAAATCTGCAAGTCTGTAGTCGGTGCTTATACTCAGATTGGATTTTCTAATCTGAATGATGAGATTTTGAACGATATGGTTGAACAAATTAACAAGAAAGTCGCGTGGAACTAATTGTAAAAATAAGTGGTAGTGAACTTATGAAACTTCCAATAATGCCGCTTGTTGAAATGACTCAACCTGGTTGGAAAACTTTTTCATGCAAACGTAGAATCAACGAGTATTGTGATGAGGCTGGTTGGAAAATGTTAGAAGAAACAATAAAAGAAGCTCGCACTTTATATGAGCTTTCTATTCATCAAAATAAGATAGATTTTGACATAATGCGCTGGAATCGTATTAAAGAATTAATCCCCTGGGCTGCCAGTATTGTTCATTATGGCACAACAGGTATAAAATCATAGCAATGAGAAAATTCAGACTATATAAAGTAGAATCTGGAAGCAGAGTGAAAGACCCTGTGATAGTCGAAGGCTTCTTAAAAGCGGAAGAAAAAGCCAAAGACATGCTCCAGGAAATGTGGAACAATTATCCATGTGATGACACTTATGTCGCATGTGTTGAAAAGGAAGCTGACCTGTATTATGACCACCTTATAATGCAAAAGGATATTTATAATGAGGTATACTGGAAAAAGCTTGTAATAGGAACCTATTGTCCGCTACACGACCGACTTCTTGAAGATTACGAGGAGGATGAGCTGAAAGAATGGCGCAAAGAGGAAGATATTAGTCTCTCTGACCTTACCAACGAGCAGTTGCAACAACTTCGTTCTGAGATTGTCGTTGGCAGTATGTATTTGTCCGACTACGAAAACTCATTCCATATCAACGAGAATGAAGTGTACGATATATCAGAATCTTACGACATTTGGTGTGAAGAAAATGATATTGAAGACAATGCTGAGAATTTCGCTGATTACGTTCAATATCATTTATAAACGGTAGAATCATAAAATATTCTCACAGATGGAAACGACAGATTACGCTTATGAACATTTGCTTCCAGCTCTTTTCAATGATAAGGATATTTGCATTGATTATTGGGTAGATTGCTTTTTCAGTGAGTTTAACGGAAACTGTGCTTACAGCCCCAGAACTTCAACATTTGTAGGCTTTATTAATGAAGAAACGGAAATACGGCTACATTATGTGGTCAATCGTTTGATTATTGAGCTGCCCAAATGCGTACATCCAGCGAAAAAGTTAATAGACAGTATTATCGAATATTTCACTATCGAGAAAGACAATGCTGATTCTTCATTTATAAGTGTGCATTGGCTTGAAGATGAAACAACTATCAATTTCCAATATTATTGTAAACCAGATTAAAACATGAAAGAATTAGAACCAATATACATACGAATTGCCGAATGTAAGGCGTGTGTAAACGATGAGGATGGCAATTTTGATGAACTCGCATCACAAGTTTTGGCAGAAGCGTTACAAGTAAAAGAATTGCTGGACGATAGCTCTGACTTACCACACATCCAGCTCGAAGAAATTGTGTGGTGCGATTTCCTTGATTGCAATATTGATGCCGTCTTTGTTACCGAAAAAGATGCAATTCACATCCTTTCTTCATCACGAGGTGGTGCAAATTTGTATCAGTATTTACCAATCCAGATTCCACGTCAGACAATGCTGGAAGTTATGCTGCAAATTGAGAAGCAAATAAAGTGTGTTGAGGAGAAAAGGTGGTGGGGAATTTATCATCTTTTCTTCAAGCAAGACTTCCGATTCTGGCATAAAACTGAAGGACGTGACTTATTGTATTCCCTTCAGATGGCTGTAATGGAAACCAAAAACTTAAAGCATAATCCATTCAAGCCACGAGGCGAGGAGGTAAATCAGACTATTCTTCAGCAATTCTGTCACCAGTGGGAATCCACCATCAATGACATCATCAATGAGGTTAATGAAGGGGCTTCATACGATGATATTCGTGTCTGTGATAATTGCGGTTTGCCTATGTCAGATGGATATTATCTGGGTGGTGAGTATGCTTGCGATGATGAGTGTTGCTTGGCACTTTACAATGGAGACAAAGCGCAAATGGAGGAAGATTTAAGTCATGCTGATGAGGATTGTAGCGATTGCTATTATACCGAATGGGAGTCAATATTTTTCGATTAATAATAACTCAAAAAACATAAAGAAAATGGAAAGAAACGATGCACTGAGAGTGTTTACAAAGAATAGCGGCTTTGTTATGGTTGACCGCAAGTTACAGGAAGTAAAGTGGTTGCGCACTGAGTTTAAGTACGATCACAAGGAGGACGATACTCTGTTCTATGTCGCTCGTACAACATTCCAGAAACCAGATGGCACTACTGGAGCACTCGACAACTACAACATGGCGTTCGACAGTGTGGAGAAGTATGAGAAAGGTGCTTCTTCTGAGACATCGTACAAGACGCTGTTTATCCGCAAGAATGATGGCGATGTCCTTCGTGATGTTATTCGTGGTGTAAAACGCTCATTTAATCCAGAATACTGGGTGTTCGACAAGTCATGCCCAATACAGTATAAATTGGAGCTGGAAGAGTTCTACTTCGACTATTCTGATAATCGCTTTCATACAGACGAGTTCCCGAAAGACTGTAAGATTTACGACACTAAGGAAGAGGCTCTGTCATACAATACCTATAAGATTATAGAACAAGACGGAACCGAGTATGAGCGTGATGGAGTAAACAAGCTTATCATGCTTGACGATGACCAGCGTGAACTGTTGAAGCAGTTTGAGGACATCTGCAAGAAAATGAACGATGCGGATATGCTTCTTATCAGTGACAGCTGCGAGGATATGTCTGTATTTAATTTGCGGCACATCAAGAATTATGCTCTTGATTATAACGATGTTCCAGATGTGATGGATGGCGATCCAGAAGATTATGAAAGGGCAGACCGTTATGGTGTGCCTTTCAAAGTAAATCATCACATCCAATGGTGGGGTGATGACAGCAGCTTGTTCATTTTACGCAAACCTACAGAAAATGGCGAAAAGTGATTTTGACAAATTAAACGAGCATGTATCTTTTCTGGTTGACCTCTTGGATGAGCGTCAACTGGAAGAATACGTTGCTTGGTGTAATAATAGAAAGGAATAACGATGAAAATCATATCAGACATAAGTCTTAAAGACTTCGGTTTTTGGAGTGGTGCAAGGGACACTGCCGAACAGCTTACTGACGAGCAGTTTGACCAAGTGGAGGGAGTGCTGGAGGATTTATATCCAGATGGCATGACTGACACTGAACTTAATGATATATTCTGGTTTGAGTCAAACAAAGTGTATGAGTGGGCTGGATGCTTTCCTAAATTCTTCAAATTAACAGCCACTTGCGGTCGTGTTAAGTATGTTAGAGCTGAAGATAGTGATGATATGAATGAAGTTGAGGGCAGCTATTGCGATTCTGAAGAGGTTGAAGAAGATGAGTGTGAAGACATTGAGAATGTGAGCGATGTCGAGCTTAATGACTTTTCTGATACCCACTATTTCTCAATCAAGAGCCGTTTTACAAAGCATGAGCTTATCATTCATTGCTTGGGTGATGAAGCTGCTGATGATTTGAAAGAAGCGTTCTTTATGTGTGAAATAGAGGAAATCGCAGAAGTTTCAGCTGAAGGAATTGATGGCGAGGAAGATTGGGAGGATTATGAAAATGATTCTGTGACTATTGACGAGTTTGCTTATGATGAGGATGAAATGTGGAATAGCTATGACATTCCTGTATATGCTATACCTCGTATTTGCCAATTAATCCTTGACCCTAACGACTCGCTTGATTACTACGAAATTCCAGAATCTCATGCAATCAATGAGTACAACAGAAACTTAGAGCTGAACGACAAAGACATTAAGAATATTGATGAATTTGTTGCTGATCTCCACGATGTAATGCCCGATGGCTTTACGATTGACTGGGATGTGGAAAGTGTCGGTTCTCCATATTTTGAGCCTCATCCTGTTTTTGGATTGGCTGTGGATTGTGTAAAACTTAGAGTATATCCAAATGAAACAGACACGAGAGGACATAATTGATTTGTGGTATCGACTAAAAGCGTTAGAACAGAAGGCTGCTTGTAGAGAAGTCAATTGTGAAGTACTTGACAATCTACAAACAGCTATTGCCGCTATGGAAAGTGCTTTTATCACCATTAATAATATCATAACTGACAGCGAACAATAACATCATTCTAAAAACAAATAAAACAACAATGACTGAAGTTGAATTATTAAATAATGCTGACGCTTTTTTGAAGGAAAATGAAACGGTAATTTGGAAACCTATAGATTTTCCTGAGGATATGGCAGAAGATGGAACTATTGATGAACTTGTATCGGAAGGCACAAACATGTATTATGCTTTACAAGAAGCTAAAAATCTAATACATGACTTGGAACTTCTTGTACATTATAAGGATGTGGGGAATAATCATATCTAAATATTTGTGAGTATAAATTAAACAATTAAAACAAATAACTATGGCTAATTTGAATACATTGTATTGCTCTGAATGTGGTAGTTCAGACGTACAAATACAGGCTTGGGTTGATGCTAACACCCATGAATATGAATCATCCGTGAATAACCCATTGGAGAGCCAGGATTGCTGGTGCAATGACTGTGAAGACCACGTTAATTTAGCAACGCTTCCAGAATTGTGGGAGCAGTTTGGCAACGTTCCTGTAAATAATGACGATGAAATAGAGGAGGACTTCCTTTGTTTCGAGAAAGGCACGTCAAAGTTTGATGTGTGGCATTGGTTCGATGACCGCTGTCCAAACAATTTGCATGACGATTTAATGTTTAACAATAACGAAGACGAGTGATTATGAACGAAAGAATAATTGAGATAAATGGGAAGTTAATTGCTATGCGTGGCAATATTCCTGTAAGAGTGCTTTCCGACCAAGAGGAAAAAGAAGTTCGGTATAAAGCAACCGCACAATATAAGGCCAAAACATCCAATAATATAGGATTATTAGATAGATATTTGACCAGTTTGTATCGTGGAAACATTGATGATGTGGTGGTTTACAGGACTGAAATACTTCGCAGAATGTCTACTGGTAAACAATAAAAAATAAACGACTATGACTTTCAAAGAATACGTTCTTGACTGGTTTCATCAACTGGTAGAGGAACATTACACGGATAAAGAGTGGCAAGCAGACTTGTTTCACCAGCTTGGTTATAATGAGACAGAATACCTTGATGAAGGTGTCTCTATTTATGATTTCTTGTTGGAAATGTCTGATGAGAACGAGATTTATGAGGCATTGTTCGGCTATGAAGCGAAGGTGAAGACCTTAGATGATCTTCCAGACACAGAAGGCTTCTTGACGAGAATGTTCCAGGAAGTTGGCAAGGACTACATTAAAGAGTATGATTTTGCCGATGAACTGCTGGAGGATATGGCTGGACATTGTGTTAATTACACTAATCCTACTGGATTCTTCCAGGACTTGCTGTGTGGAGGCTGTGCATCTGGTATAATCGGAATGTTCATCTATCATTCCGATTGTAAAGACTTCTATATCAACCATATTGATAGTATGGAAGATTTTGTAGAAGAACTCGAAGACGAGCTTGGCAGTCCTATCAAGAACGAGACAAAGATGCTGCATTATACGTTTATATGCTGGGTGTGCTACGAGGAACTGGCATTTAGAATTGCTAACGAACTCTGGGATGGCGAAATCTAAAGCACGAAACATGAAGATTGTAGTATTGAATTTCGTCAATACGTCTGTTGACATGATTAATGTTGACGAAGATTTTATAATGCGAAACTATCATGGCGATGTAGAGGAGTTTTTAATATGTTGGTGTGGATATAGCATTGATAATATACAATGGATGGCAAACCGCAAATTGAAAATCAACTTAAACATGACTATAGATGATTTCGCTGGTGACGATGAATTAAACGAAGAAAACAATGAAACATACTGATTTCTATTATCTGTTCAAGCATGTTAAACAACATGTTATTGATGAATTGAAAGCTGCTGTAAAAGCGCATGGCGGTAGTTATAGCTGGGAAGATGAAGATGACTGCCCAATTGTAGCAGCCAATCCAGATACAAGCGAGCCAGAGCCGTTAGATGTTTGTATTCACGGCATTTCTTTTGACACCTATGGCGATTTGGTGTTTGAAGCCACTGGAAAAGAGTCTGGATATGAAATCGACTATTTATGTGCTGATGATATTTTCGCTGAACACATTGGATATATTATTGACTACATGAATGACACTCCAGATGTTTCAGATGTGTCAATTCCATTTGTACATTAACCACATTACGCTTTTAGAAAGACCGTACGAGTTTTATTACTTGTGCGGTCTTTTCTTTTAATGAATGTTAAAATGCGGTCAGCTTTTCACCCCTTCTTTTCATTCATTTCCTATTCATAAATAAACAAAACAACCCTCAAAACAGTAAACAACATGGGATATAATCATTCTGACATCGGTCATAACTGGGCGCATCAACTAAAATCACGCCAAGGTGACAGATATTACAGTTTCAATGGTAGTAAAATTAAGTCGTATTCTACCGTTATAGGTGAGATTGTATACACTAAGAACAATACGCCTGTCTATTTTCTGAATACTGGTAGTTATTCAAATTCTACTTGTAAACATCAAAACTATGCTTTCGGTGCAATTCCCAAATATGCGGTTAAGTTTTCTGCATCATGTGGAGATTTCATGTATGGTTGGGATGGAATCACTAACTGGAACGGTGAGATTACTGAAACAATAGCAAAGAATTTCGTAATGAAAAACCTCCAGTCTATATATGATTCTTTATTGGAGTTCAAGGATTCCAAAGCTCTAAAAATTGAGAAAGAGTTTTCATTGGAATATTTTTATAAAGCTAAGAGTTTTATGGAATATTTCCCACTTACGTCATTCTCAAAGGTGCTTCGTATCAAGAACGAAAACTTGAAGATGTTTTTCCATATAGCAAATCCGACTTCGTTCAGAAAGGTGGTTAAGGCTTTGATAGCTGGAGAGAAAGATTTGAAAGCTCTTGTTGATATAGCTTGTGGCGATGGGACATACGGTGCTTATTATAAGCGTACTATGGGAATTAGAATGTCTGAAACCACAAGAAAGTACAATCACAAGTGTGGATTTGAAACCGTTGGTATTATGGGTATGTGGTATGACCCTTATCCTTATTGCTACGACAAGAAATATGGTTCACGCTGGCCGAAGAATATGACATTTATATCTCATTCGTTTGACCGCTATTGTGGAAAAGGCTTTACAAGTAAGCAAATCCTTCAGCATCTTGAAAATGGCGATTTGGTTTCTGTTTTGTTTGAGGCAAGAAAAAAGAATCTGGCTAACGCTTTTCTCTACGAAGAGAGGAGATTGAGAAGCAAGCGTGTAGAAGAAGCTAAAGAACGCCTGGAGTTTTTCATTGGTTTGCGTGGTTGGCAAAGTGATTGGAGATACAAATATAAGCACACGTTCTCATCATTTAATTACAACGGTGTCGAATATTCCTTTAATCGCTGGAACGAAGAGAAAGAACTTTCTGACGATGAATATCAGGCATTTAGTGTGATGTCTGTGGAAGAACAAAAAGCGTTCATTCGTGCAAAACGTACAGAAATGCTCGAAGTATTGCGTCAGCAAGATTACAACTATGAGCATCGTGTAGAATTGGCAGAAAAGGCTCGTCTGGCATGGGAGAAAGAACAAGCAGCAAAACGTGAATACATAGAACACCTCAAAGCACAGGGCGATGAAGGTATACGTCAGTTGTGGCACGAAGGCTTGATTGGCAACACTTCGCTCTGGAATAAGTCCATGTCGGTGTTTTATGGTGGCAATGTGTTGTTGAGAGTTGCCAATAATGGCGAGAACGTGGTTACTTCTAAAGGCATTACCATACCGCTTAAAGAATGTAAGCGTCTTTGGCTTATAATTAACCGTTGGCACAACGAGAATACGGAGTTCTGTAGAAGCAATGAGATTGTTCACGCAACCAAGCAACAGCAATGGCGCATCGAACGTTATCAGAACGACATTATGATTGCTGGATGTCATGCAATCGCTTACAAGGAAATGGCAAATATTGCCAAGCAACTCAATTTTTGCTAATAATGTAAACTCAAAATTATGGTAGAATATATAGAAGAAATAACAGTTTGCAATGAGCAAATCTTTAACGATAAGGAATCACATACAATAACAATGCGGTTCTATGATGGTTACGCTATCTCAACGAATAACTTGTATGGAATGTCTTATCCTACATTATTCCAGGTTCAAAACACAGATTGGATGCAGAAAGAGATTACGGACTATTGCGGTGATGGACGTGATGGCACAGACTATCCGTTTGACATTGCATTGAAGTACGGAATCTTGTTCAAGCTCCCACAAGACTCTAAGTTGGAGCGTAAAATCAAGTGGTTGGAGCAGTTTGCTATCGTTGATGTTAATAGAAAGGCAGCGTATGAGAAGTTCTGCAATGAGCTTGATGCTCCCAATAAGGAGTATTTCGTTCTTTACCATGATCGTACTGGCGATGGTGGAATGAGTGTTAAGTATATTGGCGAGTGTTGCTGCGATGATGAAGCTATTGACAAGGCTTTTTCTACTAAAGCTATACCGCAAGACACTGTGCATTTCTATCGTGCTGAAGACATTGAGGCTGCTAATCGTGCTGTTGACTATGGCAGAGATATGGAAGTGGTGGCTGTTTATCATTCCAGCTCACAATATTTGGAAGAGTACTGGACGGTCGTTTCCGTTCCTGTTTCTTACGATAAGTTTGCAGCTTTTGTGTGGAATCGTGGAGATAAATCTAAGTATGTGAGCAATCGTTTTTACACGTTCCCATCATACATTGCTATGCAGGAATTTGTACAACAGGAGAAGGTTAATGAAATGCAAGACGATCTTCCAGAGTTCAATATTTCGTGGTTCCTGGAGGATTTGAAAGGTGATACTGGTTTGAAACCAGATGAAACCCTGCATAACATTAATATCTGGGCGCAAGAAGGCTACAACGTCTGGATTGTTTGTGGTACTTACAAATAATGCAATATGGCAAACAAAAAGCAATACACTCACAATGGTATAAATCTGGTAAATATGGCATTTGCTATCGGTCAGATCAACCAAGATAAAAGTCTTTCAGTACATGCGGAAAGAGTTATTGATTACGCCAAAGCATTTACTTCTTGGGAGGTGAAAAACGTGCTTTGTTTAGAGAATGGCTGGGAGACTTACATGGAGAATGGCGGTGAGGATTATGAAAGTGTTATTTACGAATGGGCTGAAAAGTTTAGAATATGAAAGATAAGATTTATATAGTTACCCAAGAATGGGGAAACACCTCTTTGGAAGATTGCAATTTTGAAATTCTTGGGGTTTTCTTTGACTTGCGAGAAGCTACTTTATGTATGCAGAAAGCTCGTAATGTTGAATTGTCAGAGTCATACGGTACACCTTATGAATATCTTTCTCATTCAATGGAAGTTAGCGTTAATGAAGAAGACTGGAGGGTTGAAATCACAGCGACAAATGGCAAGTGGGATAATTTTGAGATACACGAGAAAGAAGTTGAACAGCGTGATTTCATTGCAATTCAGTTTGAGTATGCTGATGAGGTATTTAATGAGCGTATCTACCTCGACCAGATAGACTTAACTCATTATGATGACATCTGGGACTGGTGGTTTGGCTCACATGGGAACAAACAATTCCCAGATTTGAACTTTGAATTAACTGCTGATAAGGATAAAGATGGCAGTCCTGCTTGTGGTAATATGTATATCAACGTTTACGAAAATGAAGACGCTATGGTTCCGTTGAAGAGAATTACAGACATTTCATGGGTTCATAGTTGGATTGAAAGGAAAGAACATCATGCAAAAAGTTAAAGTAGGTTCTGCTCGTAAAGTAAATGGGCAGTATGTAATTACTCCAGAATATGCTGACATTGGTGGTAATTATGGTACATTCTTCAAGGATTCTGAAGCATACGAGAATGATTGGGATGCACCATGCTATTCTGAGGAGGCATGTTTTGACGATGCAGCAACAACAGACCGCTATTGGACTCACGTTTCCCTTCTTCTGGAGTGTGGGTATAACGAGAAGTTGTGCAATGCTATGTTTAGCGAACTTGCCTGGCAATGTCCAGATACATGGCTTAATGAGTTGGATGAAGAGGATTACCAATATTATTGGCATTGGTTAAAAGTTGGCTGTAAAGCCTTCTGGTGGCTGGATGAATGGTGGGATGCCGATTTTTATGAAGTTGTCCGAATTGGGGACGCTCCAGAAGATTATAATCCAGACACAACTGTGTGGCTTCGCAAACCAGATGAAGAAAACCCTGGTAAGTATGAGGAAATCGAAGCTCGTCTTTGGGAGTTAGCTGAAACCGACATTTCTCGCCAACTCCAGAAGAAGAATATTATCACAGTTTCATTAAGCCAGGCGCAAAGGTTTGGTGGAGTGACCCTGCTGGAGAATCGTCTGATTGGTTCTATGTGGATAGCATAGAGGATGATGGTTATCCTTGGGGTGATGAAACCGAAGTATGGCTAAAGATGAATAAAAATGACAAAGTAGCAACAAATCAAGTTCTTATGCAAGAACTTTCTATAACAAATAAATAATTACAAGTTATGAAACATTCAATTTCGATTAAAACAATCAATGGTGTCCTTTCAATCTCAGATTTTAAGGCACAGCGTGTATCAAAGTCCGATGTAATCGGTGTAGTTCTCCAGACCGAGACAATCGGTATGGTTATTTCTCTTGACCAGTGGAATGAAATCTGGTGCAGTGATGGAAACCGCAAAGTCTTCAATAAGGAGTGCGGTGAAGCAGAAGCCTTGCAGACATTGAGTGGCCTGGAGCTTACTCGTAACATCGTGAAGCAGAACGAGGAAGATGGTGAAAGCATGACTGCTGCTATGCGTTGCTGGCAGTACAAGAAAGGCAACCTCCAGTGGTATCTTCCAAGTTTGTATGAGCTTGGAACGATCATCGCTTATCGTGATGAATTGAACGAAGTGCTGGAAATGCTTGATGCCGACCAGTTCGATGAAGATGATTGGGGCTGGAGTAGTTCCGAGAACTACAGTTGGTACGCATGGGTCGTCGACTTCGGTTATGGTAACTTCTACAACGGCTACAAGTACTACAGCTACGTTGTGAGGGCAGTCTCCGCATTTAGCCCATTGCAGCGAGGCGATTTTTCATCGCCGAGCGAAAATGGTAACTATTCGCCATTTACTGAAGAGTCCGCTATTGAATGCCTTCGTCAACTGGGTTACACTGGTGAGTTGACAAAGAAAATCAACGTATAATCCATGAATACTTACGAAATTGAATGGAATGGTCAATCATATCGTGCAGCGGACATAACTATCTTCGCTGGCAAGGAAGATGAGTTAGATGTCACGATTGCAGATACAACGCTGGAGGACGAAATTTTATCTCACATGTATGCTGGAGACGAAATGGAAGACAAGGCGTTTGCAATGGACGATAAGATTGCCTTTTTCATACTTCCTAACGAGTGGAAACTCGATGAGGAGCATCTTATTAAAATAGTAGAAAGCTCATATTAATGCCATATAAATCAGAAAGTATTCCTATTGCTGGTACAAAGTTAGACCAGCGTAGGAAGCTTTCCAATGAGCAGAGAGAGGCTGTAAAGATTCTTGCTGATAAAGGATATAGCCAACGTAAGCTGGCAGAAATGTTCAATGTTAGCAAGAGTCTTGTACAGTCGATTTTGAATCCACAACAACGTGCGGCACAAAAGAAACGCTCCGCTGCTTATTGGGCAGAAGCTAAAAGAAAATATAGACAAAGAAAACATCAACTATACAAAACAGGAAAATTGAGTGAAAAGAAGACAAAACGCCATCGGAACAATAAGCTCGTTTATTAAAGCTACATTGCCTATATATGGAATGGTCAGCAAACGAGATTTTGTGGTTTCTGACGATCACGTTAAACTATCCAAGCACCCACAAAGAGGTCGTGTCTTGGCGATTCTTAAACAGGAATATCCACAATACACTTTTTATTGGATGACTCCCAAAGTGCTTGCGTGGTGTTAAACTTAAAAGTAGAGAAAATGAAGAAAACAATAAAAACAGCAGAACAACAGCTACAAGAGATTCTGGACAAATATAGTATCAAGAATCTCGAATATGCTGGAGATTGTGTGTATTATGCCGTAAGCGAAACCAATCAAGTTATTGCGGTTCGTAAGGATTCTGAGGATGCAACAAATGATGAAAATGGCATCCGCATAGAAATATATCCTCCTTATGAAAAGTTACGAGCAAACAAAGATGTGTTAGAGTTGCTTCGCAATGATGCAATTGAGCATCTTGATTATCAGTATCTTGGCAAGCTTATATGCTGGGAGATGTTTGGTGATGCTGATTGCCGACCACATCCTGTTAATCTATATTATGTAGAAGACGTAATCCGTGTAGCTGGAGGCGATGCGCTTTATCTTACTGACGAAGAAGATGAAGGCGAGAATGGTGCGGAATACAAAGAACGCCATGATTACATGGCTCCGTATATCTCTTCTATTCAGCAGATAAAAGACAAGCTTATCTATCTTATCAATTATGATTTCAAGTGCAACAAACAGATTTATAGCGATACGCCTATGCGCTATGCAGACGAGAGTGGCGATGCTGAATCTGTAGGGGTTAATTCATGTGTTGGTGTATGCCTACAGATGTCACAGGATGATAAGCCAGCTCTTCAGCTGTGTTTCGTTTATGGTGATAAATTTGAAAACCCTGCTTCTTCAATTGACGTGCCGCTGGAGAAATTGCCAGTGGAATCTTTAATTCAAATATATGAAAATCTTATGTAACAATGTTTTTAATCGACAACATCACAAGTTTTATTAGCAAGTGCAAGGCACAGAGAGCTGCCTCTAACGCAGCGAAACGTAAGCAATTTGCAGAACATGACGCTCTTACTCGCTTCAACATCAGTTCTTTTGATGGTAAGCCTGTCATCCTTTATGGCGATGTGGTTATCTCTGTCCCGAATGACAAGACAACTGGAGATTCACTTATCCAGTCTATGCTGAAACTTCGTGAGATTTATGTCCAGTCAAAATGTAACAATGGGCAAAAAGCTTGAAAAAGTTAAAGACTCGTATTTCCGCTACATCGAACTGTCGCAATATCTTTTCGGCAGTGGCGATGCAGCGGTATACGATGTCAACGAAATTCCAGTTGACAACAAGTTTTATCAGCTGGCTCGTGATTTGGCTAATTCTATGAATATATCCTGGGAATCCATGACACATGAGGAGAGCAATCGTATCATGCTCGCCATGCTTGATGATTGCTATAATGCGATGAGCAAAGGGATATCTAAGAAAGACAAATCTAAACTCGTGATTGATATTAATTTTCAACTATTAAAGTAATATGTGGTTCAAATATCCAGAAACTTTTAAGCCGTTGCCAAAGCAACCAGACGCAAAGATTGTGTCAATTACTATTGGCGGCACAACAATGAAAATCGAATAATATGATTGGAGATATTATCTTATTCATTAAAAAATGGTGGAAGCAAAACATTACTTGTATTCATCATTACGAGCATCGTATAGGCGCAGTGTGTTCTTATGATGAATGTACAAAATGTGGTAGAACAAAGAATTATTTTTGGCTTCGTTAATGTATAAAACAAATGGCAAGAACAAAATCAACAAACACTATAAATGCTGGAACATCAAAGCGTCCAGCAGATTACTTACCTCAGCAAGGTTCAAAAGCAATCTTTACCCTCGCAGATATTGAAGATGCTTCATTATTTGCAGAACTCCGTAGACGTGGCTACACTGGAGAGTTACGTTTCTCTAAAGTCATTACGGTATGAGCATGACGAAAGACCATAAATACTATCCGTGTAATAATTGCAGAAACAAGCAGATTGCTGGCACTACGTCATGCCCATTCGCTAAGAAGAGTATGTGTCTGCTATATCAAGCGTGTGATGCTTTGGTCGATTTATCGGAAGGCAAAAGTCAGTTACACGATATTCCAGTAGGTCTTATTCTGGATGTACTTCGGAATCAAGGGTATTCTGGAGAGTTAAGACAAACAAGAATTGTAAATATATGAACAAGCAACGTAGACAACAGCTATATGACGCAACAGCGGCTCTTGATGAAGCTGTTGCTTTCATCCAGGATATTCATTCTGAAGAGGATGAGGCGTTTAACAATCTCTCTGAAGGCTTGCAATGCTCCAAAACTGGTGATTCCATGCAAGAAGCTATGGACACACTTGATGGTTTTGTAGATAAGATTGAAGCTATCAAGGGAGAGATTGAAAAGTTTGCAGAAAATAAAAAGTAACGCTATGATAGATAAAAAGAAAATACAAGAAGCAGCCAACCACTACATCGGACATGAGCCAGAGATTGATGAAGGCTGCAATGTTTCCGCAAGACGTGAAGCGTTTAAGGATGGCGTTGATTGGTTCAAAAAGAACATTTGGCATAGCTGCCAGGAAGAGCCAGAGAAAGGCGAGTTTATCGTCACTGAGTTTTGTGATATAGGAAAATGCTATGAAATTGATAGTGCATCATGGACTGAAGATTGGGGAGAACATTGTAGCCGCAATCATATTATGGCTTGGTGTTATGTATCAGATTTATTGCCATAGGTTGAATAATATTGCCTTAATATGAACTGTAGCTTACAAAACTATCTGGAGTGGCGTTTCAGAGTGAATAATCACACTAAGTATCTGAAATACTGCCAACAATGGATTGCAGCGTTGCAAACATCGCAACTTCAGTATTTTGAGAAAGAAATGTCAAACCTTATAAATAAAGGAATTTATAAATCATAATGAACGAATTAAGAAAGAAAACATTCAAGAATGGTGTTGTGTATTGTCTTCAATTAGAAGATGGTTTTCTCGTTGAAACTACCGACACTTTCCTGCCTTATTACACTAAAGATGCAATAGGCAGACATCAAAACAAGTTAGACAACAATGAACTTGGAGACCGTACAGAACGCTGGATGATTGGCGTTTCAACAATGAGTGGATGCCCAGTAAGATGTAAGTTCTGTGCAACAGGCAACATGAAGCGTTATCGTAACCTTACAGCTGACGAGATTGTTGCTCAGGTGGAATTTGCAATCAGTCATGCTGGAGGTGCAGATCCTGCTAAGGCAAAGGAGTTCAAGATTAACTACACTCGTATGGGCGAACCGTTCCTTAATATTGATGCGGTCAAGGAGGCCATCCGTATTATTACGGAGAAATACCCTAACACTCATCATTATGTATCAACGATTGGTATTAAGGGCAGTGATTTTTCCTTCATCAAGGATAATATCACTCTTCAGATAAGCCTTCACTCATTCGATGACGAGAAGCGCAACTGGCTCATTCCGTATAAGAACAAGATGACCATCCAAGAGCTTGGTCAGATACGAACTAAGAGCAATCTGAAAACAACAATCAACCTTACCCTTGTTGATACATCTGATTTCGATGCTGAAAAGCTGAAGGAATGGTTTGACAAGGAGCATTTCTTTGTGAAGCTGTCTCCAATTAATCCCAATAATATCTCAGAGAAAAACCACCTCGGCAATGGTGTTGTCGAAGGAGTAAATTTAGTATAAACATTTTAATTTTTTACAACAATGACAGAAATCAAGAATCAGTTGGATGCAATGGGTTACGATTACGCTGTAGCCATCGCAACGAAGGCAGAAATCGAGAACGGTGCTGCCTGTGGACAGCTCGCTATCATTTGCGAGTAAGTAATTAACTATTTTCTCTCTGGCAGCAAGCACAGTACGATGTTGAGCCGTTTTAGACTGGTTGGCATTTGCTGTAGCCGTAAAAGTACAATTACCGCATAGACAATTCAGCACAGGTTTCAAGTCTTGATTTATTAGGTAAGGCTAATCACCAAGACAAGGAACGTCCGCAAGTGACGATAAAACTACAGGTGAAAGCCCTGACAAAACTCCAGTTTGCTGTGCTTGTCTGTCTGGGAGTTTCAACACGATTAAAAATGAAAAAAGTAACTTTAATGATGCTCGCTGTAGCATTAATGCTTTCTTCTTGCGCAGAGAAGAAAACGTTCAAAAAGTGTGATGGAACTTCTTTCGTTGCATCACCTTATGGTTGGGCGAACAAAGAGAAGCAAATTGATGGTGTAGATTATGAAATCAATGTACCAAATATCATCTTGTCAGTTATCTTCTCTGAGACTATCGTATGTCCAGTAGTATTGACAGCAGTAGAATTATGGGAGCCTGTTAATTATACAGAACCGAACACTACTAAGTAATTAACCGCCCTCTCCAGTGACAGTGGAGAGGGATAAAACAATACATATTATGTCAGCACAAGATTATAAAATATGCCCAGCTTGCTTTAACGTATTTCTTGCAAAGGTTTCTAAACGCAACTCTAACCTTATGCTTGAAGACAGACGCATTATTACTGATGAGGAAATCTTTGGTCTTATTAAGTGGAAGTTACGTCAGTTCTGCCTTGAAAACAATACAGATACTATGTATATCAATTTCGACAATAAAACCGCTATTGAGATTAAGGCAACTGGCGATTTTCTTGAAGAAATCAAGAAAGAATTGGAGGGGGGGGGGATAAATAAAGTAGAAATAGGAATGGATTGTTATGAATGTATTTTTTTATAAAAAAGAGGATGAGGAAGATTCCATATTGGAATATGAAACATGCCGTTACAATAATATTCCTCGTATAGGTGAGAAAGTTATCATTAAAGACAAATGGTATCTTGTAGAAGATATAGTAAATAGATATAAAAAACTGACAAACTTTACATTTACAGATGTATATATTCATCTTAAAGAATTGGAGGACTAACAATGAACAGACAACAAGCAAAAGAACTGCTGCCTATTATACAGGCATTTGCTGAAGGTAAAACTATACAGGTACAAGAAGATATTGATTGGTGCTATCTGGGCAATAATGCTGATTTTAATCTTAGTCCGCAAAGATACCGCATCAAAACCGAACCTAAGTACCGTCCATTCGAGAACAAAGAAGAGTGCTGGCAGGAAATGTTGAAGCACCAACCGTTCGGATGGACAAAATCCATATCCGAGAAACGCTTCTATTTCATATCAAAAATTGATGATAATGGTTGCTTCTTCTCAAATAATGACGATGTTTCATTCAAAACTCTTTTTGCATCAGACAAGTTTGCTGACGGAACACCATTCGGTATAAAGGTGGAATAATATGGCATGGTTAGCAGTAGATAAAGATGGTACAGAATGTGTATGTAGTACTGAGCCTTATCGAGATTGGGTAGATTTTATGTGGTGTATTGAAAATATTTTCGACTCCTGTGCGATAGGACTTCCAAAAGGCTCAATTAAAAAACTCATCGGTAGAGAGCTTACTTGGGAAGATGAGCCTGTGGAACTTAAAAGTGAATAACTATGTATAGACCAATTACAATGTATCAGATAGTTTGCGACAGATGTGGCAATGTATTTGAAGGCACAGACACTCTTCCTGCACTGTTTGCTGACAAGTGCTCTGGTATTGATATTGCATATCACTCTGATTGGGAAAATATAAAAGGCAAACATTATTGTCCCAATTGTTATGAAGTAGAAATCGTAAATGGGACATATAACGTTAAAGCAAAACAATTATGAGAACAATCAAACTCAAATATGAGGTAGCACTGAAACAACACGTTAAAGACAGCGTGAATGATGATTACGAAAGCGTTGACTTTATAACAGCATCAAGTTATAAACAAGCTGTAAAAACAGCAAAGGACTGGTCAAAGCAGCTCGGATCTGACTGTAACAACTTCAAAGAAACAGAGACTCTTGACGCAGGACTGGCACAAGTTGTTATAGTGTGTTATTACAAAGACAACATCAGTGACTACAACGAAGTCTGGCAAGAGGAGTATATTAACGGAAAGAAAACTGAAAGGTTTTCACAAAATTAGCAATAATCATGGAACCGACAATAACAATTAGCGTAGCAGATTATAATCTGCTGGTGAGAAAAGCAAAACAAGAAAGTTATAATTTAGAGAAACTTGTTGACTATATTTTTGACTGTGCATATAAAGATTTAGCACGAGAAGCCATCATTAATGCACTTAAAGGAAACGAAGGAAACAAGTTGGAACACTTAATAGAAGTTTTACAACTATGAGAACAATTAAATTTCGTGGCAGATGCGAGAAAGAAAGCCGCTATGCTGGAGAATGGGTAGAAGGCAGTTTGGTGCAATGTAAGGATGGAACTACATTTATTGTTTCAGCACAATTAGACAACTGCCAGCCAATATATCACGTTGACCCAGAGACCGTGTGTCAGTTTACTGGAATGAAAGATCAATACGGCAATGAGTTGTATGAACATGATTATGTGAGAACAGTGAATTGCCTTGCTTCACAAGAAATACTATGGAGTGAAAAAGACGCTGCTTTTATCCTCAAATATGAAGATGACGATGGGGTATTTACTCAAATGGGTGATATTTTCTTTAAGTCTTTAATGAAAGTTGGTAATGCTTTGATGTATCAAGACTCAGAATAGCAACAAAATTCAGTCAATATCGCTTAATCCATGCTCGTAGTCATCATCTTTGATAAGGTTATGGCTGGCAAGGGTTGAACGGTATTGGCTTTGAAATTGCGAATCTGGAGTGTAAGCATGAAGGCGAGATTCAAACATGGCTTTAGCTCGTTGTTGCGCTTTTACAGCATTTGCCTGTTGCTTTTTCTGTTTTGCAGTAAGTTGAACATCTGTAGTTTTCTTAGAAGCAGCTGGAGGTGTGATATGAGTGGTGGTTGTAGGCTTTATGGTTCCGCATAATATGCCAAAGTAATATTGCGCTTTTTCATCTAACAGACGTAAGTACACTTCAGTACTGCCTAATTTCCCACGTTTATTTAATTGCCTTATGCAATCATAACATTCACGAAATCGTAATCTTCCAGTTGGCGATGTATAGACATCTACGGCTATTGCTTTGCTCAATCTGTCAAAAGCTTTGCCATGATTGCAGAAATAGACATTGCTTACTTTGACTGGGATATGTGTTTTGTAGAAGTTGAAATCTTCCACTCCCAGCTTCTGAAGGGCTGCTATCTGCTTTTCTGTCAATTCATGTTTTGCCATAGTCATAATTTTTTCAACAAAGGTAGTGTTTTTATTTGATACTACCAAATAAAATTTGTATCTTTGCGCTCAAATATATAAATATGGATAGAGCTACTTTTTCTTCTTTGCTGGTCAACCAGCGAGAAAATAGAAATATAGGCAAGAATGAACTTTGCAGAATGACAGGGTTTACATTCTTACAATTACAGAGATTAGAGAGTGCATCCAACAATTTTAACATGAGTTTGGTGTTCCGCTATTTAGTTTCTGTAGAGGCTATATTAATTCTATGTAATGACAATAATTCTTGTACTCTGCAAGAATATGATGAGTATGCAACATGGCTTGCAAATGCGAGAAATGGTCTGTATTCTTTGCGAAAATTGGCAGAAACAGCTAATTGTTCATATTCTGCAATTACAAATGTAGAACGTGGCAAAACAGTCATTAGTATCGACTTATTTCTCAAACTTGCTGACACTCTTGGCTACACAATCAAAATTGAACCAAAATGAAAGAAATGAACCACAAATATATCATACTCCAGCAGCCTAAATTAAAAGTAAGGCTATTGGCTGGAGGTGAATTTTGGAACGTAGTTGTTGCTGGTGTTCAATATAAAATCACAATCTGGATGGAAGCTTTATTTGCGTCATTGATATATGATTCAAACGATGACTCAAAAACAGAGATTATGAAATATATTGCATCCAGATACAACAAATCAGCAACCCCTGTTCATGCAGAAAAATTCATAACGCTTTTCAAAGCAGAGCATTCAGCCGAGCAACTACAGGCTTGTGATTTATCTGATGTGCAATTACTCAACACGGAGGATGATGGGTGCGCTATACCTATATATAAATACGATTGCGCCATCACGGATAGCGAAGAGAAGTCACTCATTCAACAAATCCAATCACAATCAAAAGAAGCCTGGCATGAGATTTATGCCTACTTCTATAAATATTTAGAACAATATGGACAAAGTTATTATCCTAAATTAGGTACGATTAATGAGGCGGCAATAATACAAAGTAACTTCTTTCGTATTCATGGGCTTCCAATTTCTATGTGCGATAAACCAAAATTGACACAAGTAGAAATGAAACATAATATAGCTAAAGCATTGCTTTTATGGAGCATTGTGTGCTTAATCGTTTTTTTGATGTGTGCAGATGCCCATACCTGGGATAGTTCAAAAGGTGTTTGCCTTGGTTTTTCTATTGCAGGATTCTTTTCTTGTATATTAGGTGCAATCTATCAATATAGAAAGAAACACGTCACAACAAAGTGGCTGTTATCACATCGTATTATTTGGGCAATAATCATACTATGTATTTGTATCGGTAGCATCATATTTATAAAATGGGCAACATATAGTCCACCATCACCATCCGAACAGATGTACCTTGAAAGAGAATCAAATAAATGATCCGTTTACGTCCTAAAGACATTGAACGTCTCGCCATCATAACAGATGGTTCTGTCGATTATCTGACAAAGCTCGTTTCTATGAGCCTCATCGACCACAGCTATGCGGTTGACCAGCTCATCAAGTATAGCTATAAGAAGCTAAAATCTGAGAAACGATACACTCCAGCTCAGATGATAGAGGCATTGATGCGTGAGTACGGAGCTTCAAAAAGCAAAGTTCAAAACGCAATTTACAACAAGCGGTCAAGCGAGCATTATTGTTCTGAATGTATGAAGAAAATTCCTGTTTCTGAATACAAAAGGAACGATGGTTTGTGTGACTCATGTTTTGCAAAACACATTCAAATTGATATTTAACATCTTAAACAAGTAGAATTATGGACAAGAAGGCAAATGAGGCATATTGCTACTATAAGCAGCAACTGCCAGATACCGTATGTTTATTCCGCTTAGAGGATGCTTACGTTGCTATATGCGACGATGCAGTAAAAGTGGCTAACTATATTCCAGATGCAAAGCTGGAGGAGTGCGAGAATCACATGGCGAGTCTCAAACTGCCTGTTGCAGACATTCTTGATATTGTCGGAATTTTGGCTTCAAATGGAGTCAAGACTAAGATGATACAAAGTCGCAACAACTTGGGTAAATTCGACTTTCCAGATGTCAAAACACTGGAAGATGAGCGAAATGCCGATTACTAATGAAAAATTTTTCATTGGGATGGTGGCTTGCCTCCAGAATCTTAAACTATCTGACTAAAATACAGGGAGTTATGAGTCCGTAGAATGAGAAATTCATTATAACACTAAACGCTTGATTATCAACTATTTAGGGCTAAAATTAGTTTGAAAATCATTCGTTTTTCTTATTTATTAACTGTACTTTTGTGGTGCGTTTCCTATCTCAACTGGGAAATGCACCACATTTGTTTTATTAGCATATTCAAAAAAATTGATATAAAAATGAGTAACATCAACAATCCAGAAACAGAGAATGTAAAGGAGCCAGTCGAGAAAATCAGCACTAAGCTCAAGTTTGTAAAATCAGACAAGACCGATGCGTATGTCGGATTTGTGTCACAGAACCCCAAGACAAAACGTTATTGTGGTGTTCGCCAGGATTCGCCTTATCCAAAGAAGGTGTGCGTTCTGGACAAGAAGCTGACATGTGAGATTCTTACAAATGTCCTGTATGACGTAGAGCTTATCCCAATGCACGAGCGCAATGGTTATGTGGTGATTTCTGCTATTCCTTGTGAGTTCAAGGCTACAATTGAGACTTTGTATATCCCGAAGATCCAGTATCGAATTGACGTTAAGTTCGGCAATAAGTGTATTACTTTCGATCCTATGGACGGAACAAAGGATAGCGTTAAGAAGCTGTCTGTTTGCCGTGCTGTTCTGGAGAAGCGTGTTGACATCAAGAACCTCACACAGGTTTTGGATGACTTTGACGCTGCTGCAAATACTTTACTTAACAAAATGTTTGCTGATGGACTCGGACGAAAAGTATATCGCTAAGAAACCTAAACTTCCTCGAAAGAGGAAGAAGGTTGCTATTAAAGCGCAAGGCCGTGATTGGTATAGAAAAACTATCCTGCTTTACAAGATAACACAGAAGAACGGACGTTTTTACGAGCCTGTTTGCAAATTCTGGGTTAATTCTGCCGTAAGATATATTCCTTACGGCAGACAGGATGGTAAACTGCTTGTTACGCCTACACCAACAAGGTATTGGTAATATGAATAGACCAACTGAAGGAATTGCGGTAGATGCTGCTCACTCAACCAAAAATCTGGTGACAGAGTTCCAAGGTATTGACCTTGCTACAGGAGAACAGATTTTCTATAAAAACTTGGGAAATCAAACTGTAAACATTGGAGAATTTCTTGGAGTGGTCGAAGCTGTCAAGTATGTTATTGAGAACGACTTTCAACCTCGACATATTTACACTGACAGCGTGACAGCTCTAACGTGGTTCAATAATAAAGCAACCGCTTCCAACAAGAAATGCAAAGACCTCCAGAAAGCGGAGATTTTCTTGAAAGCTTTTGCTTACGATGTGGATTCCATAGAGGTCAGTCATTGGGACAATAAAGAATGGGGCGAGACTCCAGCTGACTTTGGTAATAAAGGTAATTCCAAGAAATAGGCCCGAAGTACAAGGGAACGAAGACACGAACAACTTAGCAAAGTTCACGTTTTAAGCCATTTGGCGTGAGAAGTCTGTATCGTCCAGAACGTAGGCTGGCGGTGTGATACCGAGCTGGTGGCATATCGGTATAAATGGAGGTTATGGTACAGTCTTGTATTCATACGATGTAGTTTGCCATAAGACTGGTAGGTTCGACTCCTACACCTTCGCTTGAATTATATTGTTCTTTCACTCTGGTTCGTGAGAATAGGAGTGTTTTTCAAAAAAAACACTGAATTTACAAACTTGCGGAAATTTGGTTTGCTATTCATAAATGTAATAACATCGCAGAGTAGAGCAGCGGTAGCTCGCCAGGCTCATTACCTGGAGGTCACTGGTTCGATTCCAGTCTCTGCAACTATAAAACAGCGAAACAAAAGCAAATATGGGAATAGGTATTATGAAGCGTGTTAGGAATAAACTGGATAAGTTCCTACATAAGCGTAAGAAAAATGAGGTTCCACAGTATGACATCGAGCTTGACAAGCAGCCTGTATGTGGTAACTGTAAACACTTCAAGCGTGTCGGTTATAACGGTGTTGTCGGAGTTTGCACACATGAGAAGGCTCTCCATCACACGATAGCTAATAAGCTTGATACATACGGAAAGCCTACAACAAGAGGTTATTATCTTGCGGTCATGCCTCATTTCCATTGTGGTATGAAATTCTATACGGCAAAGTAACATATTTTTCATGGGGCAATTAGTCGAGTGGTTAGGCGGCTGTCTGCAAAACAGTTCTACGCTGGTTCGATTCCAGCATTGCCCTCTACAAAAGGTTCTGTAGCTCAGTTGGTCAGAGCATTGCACTTTTAATGCGAGGGTCGAAGGTTCAAGTCCTTTCAGTTCCACAATTTTGGGGTTGTAGCTCAGATGGCAAGAGCGTATGCTTTGCAAGCATAGGGTCGTGAGTTCGAGTCTCACCTTCTCCACAAGCGATTTGTCATTGGAATACCGCTGTATTCAGTTAGGAAGATATGCAACGTGATACCTTGTGTATTAGGTGGTGCGAATCCATCCAGCGGTTCAAAGGTTTAGTTTTGAGGTTAATTAGGTTGTTTAGTAGGATTGCGAGTCAAATTGGTTTTTCATTGTTTTACCAATTTGACTCTTTTTTTACTTACAATAGTTGACTGATAACAAAATGAATATATAACTTAACAGACAAGATATGAAAGTAATTAGTAGAAAACAACTTCCAGCACAGCCTCATTGGAGCTGGAAAGCTCTTACAGCGTATTTAGCACTTGAACATTTTAATGCCCCTGGATGGGTATGGGGTGTTGTTGGTTGCATTTTTACGCTTGCGCTTATCGGTTATATTTATTGTTGGTGTAACGAGAAGGAAATACGTATTAACCTCTAATCAGAATCATCATGCAAAAATATTTCAATACCAATACAGTATCGGCAGAGCCTATGGATGAGCTGGAGGCTTATGAAAAAGGCTATGTTCGTAGTTATTCCGTAAGCGGTTACAGTAAAGCCCCACGTCAAGGCTACCACGTCCAGTATACAGATCAAGGCGGTAGCGTATGTGACGGTTGGACTCTAAAAGATGTATTCGAGAAAGCATACCAAGTAGCAGAAACGCCTCTTGACCGTATGAACATTGAATACAAAGAGGAATCAGAACGCTATGAGAAAGGAAAGAAGTTCGTAGGCAGTATGAATTTCGACAAGCTGAATTACTTGGCAAAAACCCTTCTCTCAGCGCAGAACGAGTCTCAACGTGAGTATTGCTACCTATTAGCAGATAGAATGGCTCAGATGTCAAATAAACAGGTATTTCCGACTAATTATGACTTCGGCACAGCTATCAAGTTCCTTAAAGCTGGAGGTGCTATCCGTAGAGCTGGATGGAATGGCAAAGGAATGTTTGTTATCAAGCAAGTTCCAGCTAACATCAAAGCGGATGTTATTCCTAACATGCAGTCACTTCCTAAGATTGCAAAGGACATTCTGATGGCTCGTAACGATGCTCATATTGACTATACCAATCAGATGCTGATTATCAACCCAGACGGAAGAGCCGATTCATGGATTCCGTCTTCCAGCGATGTGTTCGCAGAGGATTGGGAACTTGTAACACAGTAGAGATTATTTAACCACATAAATATCAGTTGCGGAACCGCCACTTGCTCGTGATGAGTAGGTGGCGGTCATTTTTATATACAGGCTTGCATAAATGCCTGTTGAAGTTTTAGTTGATTGTCTACACTATTGCCGTTGTAATAATGTTTCTGAATGACATCTACGCTCGTTCCAGCAACAGAAGCAATGTAAGCAATGGGTAAGCCATGATCGAGAGCAACCGTAATAGCAGTATGCCGAAACACATAAGCATACAAATCAAAATCACATTGCAATTCATTACCTACATCTTTAAGCCATATATTTAGTTTCTGTCGAAACTTCTTAAAGATGTAGTCCTTCGTAACGTGTTTCTTTTCTTCTTCGTCATCCATGATTGGAAACACATAACCATCCTTTGATTGTCCAGCATACTTATTGATAACTTCCTCCATCTTAGGAGTTATTGGAATCTCCACCATTTTGTGCGTTTTCTTGCGTCTGGCGAGGATTGTATGATTTCTGGTAATATGCTCCACCTTCAGCTTTATAACGTCACAGGGAGCAAAAAACGACTGTAGCATGAACACACAGAAATCATAGTACAGTTCCACCTTTTCTCTGTTTGCCCACTCTGGGGTAAGGTTGAAAAGGTCAATGTGCATGAAGTCCTTAATTTGGTCTTTTGTAAGCACATCTGGGTGTTTCATATCGTCTTCATATTTTGCTGGATTGTAGTCATTGAAGTTAAAGTCACCTATGCGCACAAGAGAAAAGTCTACTTCACGGTCTTTGGAGGCTCGCCCAAGAATAGCTCTAAATGTTTTTGCCGTGCCTTTGAAGCCATTATATTTTGCAAATATTCCAGCTATTTTAGAACAGAAATCATAGTTGATGTCTGAGAATTTGATGAGATTGAAGTCTGGAATGATTTTACGACATTTGGTAAGCAGTTTCTCATAACACTCAAAGTTACAGCCCTGCTTTTGCTTCTCACGTTCAATAACCACTTCCATGAACTGTTCCAAAAACATAGCAGAACCAGCAGCTTCCGTCTCAATACCATTTGTCTTATTTAGAATTTTTGAATGGGAATAATAAGACGCAACTTGTCGGGCATTGTATTCGGGATGTTCTAAGCATAGTTTACGGTATACTTGCTTAAAGTCCTCCAATGCCTTGTTGTTCTCCTGATAAGAAGTAGCGTAAGTGGAAAAACGTTCTTTGTCGGCTTTCCAGTGTTTGAGAATATTAGGATTACCAACAAGAATACTTTTGACGGATTTGTAGTACCTTTCTTTACCTTCGCTTATTCGCAAAACAAGAAAGCCGTCTCGTACAATGAATTTTAGCTTCACCAT